ACTTCATAAGATGACTCATCTATTGAAGTAAGTAATTCTGTTAGAGCAGGATTTGTTGGGTTATTAACAAACATAATCAATGAATTAAGCTTATGACCATAACTATGTGATAACTTTGCTTCTCCTGAAATTACTCTTTTAAATGTATCATTATTGATTGTTTTATTTGTAGTAGATCCTGTTAGTAAAGCAAATACATGGTATAGTCTATCCATTGTAGTGTTCTTTGTTATCAATTTTGATAGACTTGGGTTATAATCAATGCCAAATAATTGTGACATAATTTTATTCCAATTTTTATCCAAGTCTATATTGGTAAATCCTTTCTCATCTCTTTTAATTGCAGAAATAATGAATCTATTCTTGGCTGGTACATGGACATCATCAATAAGAAAATAAGTGCCAAATACTGACATAGACTTATGTATTCCTTGCGATTCATTTAGGTGTACTAAGTGGTTGATTACTACCTTTTTGAAAAATTCAGACTTAGATGATAATCCATATGATTTTTTTGGGTGTAATAGATGCCATTCCATTATAATTTATCTCCCTCATCCGATAGTGGCTGACCATCTAAGATTATGATATGACCCTCATTGGAAATTGATGAATTATCAGTATAGACCTCTTCATCATCAATGTGAGTTAATGTTGTCATGTCATAATCTTGTTTTGCATCCAGTCCATGAGCAATTATGCCCTGCCCATGAATGTCATACATTCTATTTAGTTGATTAAGCAGTTGCTCTGGTGATAAATTTTCCATTTCAGCAGGAATATCTATCGTATAGTGTTGTGCTATAGTTATTTTCTTCATTATTTAACCTTTGATAGTTGTTTTATTTTCTCCAATGTTGATTCCATTAGCTTTTGTTTTCTATTTTTAACAAGCTTAATTTGTAGAATTAATTTAGCCACCTTTGGATGGGTTTTCATAGTGTTACCTCCCCAATAATATGTAGATCCATAAATTGCCAAATTAGGACTTTATTAGTTGATGGATTTGATTTGTCTTTATCAATAACTTGTCCTAGCTTTTTCTGAGTTGGTGTTAAATCTTTATCATAACTAGATTTCTCTTTCAATTCTTGACTAATTTGAGCCAAATTAGATTTAACAGTTGCTATGATTTCATCAATCTTGTTCATAATTTTTGGCATATGTACATCGGTAAGATTATCACCAAATCTGTTACTACAATTAGAAAATATGATTACTTTTTCATCAATTCTCATGTCAAATGAATAAGATATTTTACCTATTCTGAATTTATAAGTTGATGCCCAATCTTGTGGTACTAATTTAACAGTCCAACCATTGATCTCATCTTCCAAATAAGTCCCTTTATCAATAGATTGAGCAATTAGTCTATCTACACCTGATAGACCTTTATAAGGATCTACCTCAGCTTTAACAGATACATCATTTTCTTCTTCATATTTATCAAAATCGAATTTTTTGATTGCTTGACCTAATTTAGAGCCAACCCCAATCTTCGATTTACCTGTTATTGTAAGTTCTTCTATTTTATTACCTGCTGGGTCTTTAACATAAGCTGTAAATGTGCCATCTGCATTTGGTATTGTATCTCTATTGTAATTTGATTTCATGGTTATCTCCTAGTACTCAAAAATTTCAACTGTAAATAAGTCGTTTAAAAATAAGGCAATTGCTTTATTTCCCCAATTATGATTATTACCATCTTGATTGTAATATGCTGCATCAACTTTAGCCATTTTAATATTAAATGCCTCTTGGTCAATATCTGATGTTTCTATTTCAGGAACTAGTGATTTTAACAAACTAATGTTGATATCTAGGTCACTAGTGACCTTGACCACTTTATATTCTCTTAATCTTGATGGTCTTGCTTGATGAATGTTCTTTCTATCCGATAATACAGTTTCTTTTTCAAGAAATGAATCGCCAATGTAATTTTTATTAACTCGGATACCTTTAATTGTTTTTGAAATTTTATATGCCATGTTGTTATCCTCAATTTTTATTTCTTATGTTCCTATAAAATCGAATTTTTGGAATTTTAATACTACATTTTAAAAATTGGGCAAATACTCATTCTGTTGTTACCTTCAGTATCTTCTGGATTACTTGGATGGTTACAAAAGTACAAACAGTCATCATGGTGGTTACAGTTTTTAACAAGGAAACGACATGAATTACACTTCTTATCAAATTTTCTTTGTCTTTTGATTTCAGCCTTAGATAACATATTCTGTATATCTTCGTCACTTTGAGGTTCGTGATCTTTAGTGCCTACTCTTGGTAATCTCATAGGATTATATTGTGGGCTTATCCCCATTGAAGCCATACCGACCATAGCTGATGCCATTAATAAGTTCATTTTTCTATTCATATTATTCTCTTTTGTATTTATTTTTAGGTGGTGTCACGAACTGGATTCGAACCAGTGCTATCTTACTATTATAAGTGAGGTCTTCCTAATAACCGTCTATCGTGACATTTGAAGAGAGTTTTATTATGAGACTTGGTAGCTCCTTTATTATCTCTCTTCAGTTTTATAAGATGTAGGTACCTATTGAGTTAATAAGTACTTCTTAGAAGCTTGATTACATCAAGAGCATCACTATATGAGTCATGAGCTACCTCACCGCTAATATTTGCTCTCTGTTTACATGTATTCAAATCAGGTAGAGCAGAGTCATCTTTCCAATTCACAAATAGAATTGCTGGGTCAATAACTCGATATCTAAATCTTATTTGATTGTTCCATTGTGGATCAGATTCTAGCAATTTCATTATGAATGGCTTATCAAATGCTTGGAAATTCTTACCTGCTATATTTAAAGTTGCCTTATTCTTATCATCAAGTAAATCGTTTTTTGATAAGAATAGTAAAAGAGATGAATAAAATTCATCAGGCTTAATGAAATTGAATTTTCTATCTTCCAATTTGTTCTTCATATCGTTTATAATTGAAGCATTATAAGGCATTGAGAGAGCATAAGGCTCTCCATGAATCCTCTTATGTTCAATACAAACAGTAAATCTTGGAAGTTCTTCCAGTGGTTTTATATTATTGGTATCTTCTACTACAAAAGATACCTCCAATGTTTGGCATTTTTCTGGATTAAGACCAGTTGTCTCTATATCTACTGACAAGTATTTCATAGTACAACTCCCCAATCTTCTGCTAATATATCTGTTTGTGAAGCCAACCATGGTACGATTGTACCATCTACAGTTTTCATATCAATATGTGGTTGATAAGTTACTTCAGTACCCTCGCAATAAAATTGATTTAATGGTGGTCTATTTACCTTGAATGTTGATCCCTGCACTAAGAATACAAACATACTCTTCCCATTCCATCCTGCTCTAGACATTTTATGACCAGATTTCATTAGGTGAACTGCATCACCAAATGTTAAATTCTCATCTAATCTGTATGCTTTTTCAAATGTCTCTTTAGGTGACCACGATCTGTATCCGTCCTCATAGACAACTTCATAACCCTCTTTATCACCATTTTGCTGAGGTCGTGCCATTATTGTTTTTGTACCAATAAACATTTGCATTCCTGTTTGGTTCTGTTGCACAGAAGAATCTTCACTGCCATTAGCATCGCATGATATTGAAAAATGCTCGTCTAGAGTCGCTTTTGAAATCAATACTGCACCATCGATTAAATACTCACCGTCTTGGATTGTTGCATCCACTTGGTCATTGGGTTTTAGCCCAAGACCTCTAAATTCTTTCTTACATGTTAATCTCATGATATATCCTCCTTAAATGAATATTACATTTTCTAAATATTTACCAGTTTGAAGAGCAGTAATTTTTGGAAATACCTCACCATTATATGCTTCTCTCAAGTCTTCAATTGCTCTAATAGACCAATCATTAAATATCTCACTTTTGTTGATCTCCTCTATTGAAGTAGCACCTTCCAAGTTTGGATCAATATAGTTCAAGAATGTGATTGATAGATGAGTAGGATTAACTGCTACCATAAATTTCATCAGCATATCTATAGATAATGATCTCTCATCGGCTATTTTTGCTATTCTTCTATTTAATTTTGTAAGTGTAGTAATTTCTTCAACATTTACATCTTTACCTGCAATTGAGGTTAAATGATCAGATAATTCTCTCCATGAAATCTCCTCCATATCTTCTTCAAATGGTCCAGATGTTCCAGTTACACCTTTAATGTCTGTTATGATCCAATTTTTGAATCGTTTTTCATTACCCATCAATAGATCATATGTGATTGCATTTACATCTGAATATGTCATTCCAAGTTGCTCTGGTGTGTTCCAAGATGACTCACTCATCTTGTTTTCAGCATCAAATTTAGCGAATAACATTACATTGTCCATGTTATTACCAACAAATCTGTTACTGACTCTGATAGGGAGTGATCTAATATTACCAATAACTGATCCTAAATATGCTTCATTAAGACCTAAGTCTGCCAATAATTGCATAGGTGTAATGTTTCTGAATGTTGAATAAGGAAACTCTGGTCCATGATCAATTGACAATGGAAATCCTTGTGGCATTTCAGCAAGAGCAGTTGCATCATCCTTTGCTAATTCTGATAATAATTGTAGTTGGAATGCCCATGGTGTAGCCATAACTATAATATTATGTTTATATAGTTCCTCAGCATAATCCTTCGCTAATGATGATGGTGATCTTCTTGTCATTTTATCTGCAAATGCATAAGATTGTCCACTCATTGTAGATCCAAGATGTAATGTTCCACTGTTATCAGATGAAGACCCATCTCTATTAAGACCTGCTTCTAGATTTTTATGTTCCTGAAGAACTATAACTGCATATGGATGTACATAAACTTTAATTTCTGGATTATTGATCCATTTCATCTCTTTGATAACTTGATCAATTTCAAATCCTGATGATGCTGCCATAAATATTGATGGATTGTAGTCATCTCTTGTTTTACATAAGAATGTTGCAGATGGTAGAGCCTTAAATACAAATTCTTCATCCCCTTCCATTACTGTATGTGATGCCGATGTGCTATGATTAGCAATAAGAATACTTGGTCGTTCTTTATCTGCTATCGCTGCACATACTTGCCCTTTAGCAGATGAGCCATATAGATGATCAAGCAAAATATTGATTTTACCTTCGACTAATATTGTTTCATTTTCCATTTGAGTCCTTTTTTTATTTGATTTCATTTTTATGTAAGTTGTGCACAATCTTGATTTAAGATGGATTCTATTACTAGAATCCATTAGGTGTATCAGTTATGTGCTCATGCACATATGTATTTAAAGACCGACCAACTTTAGGGTGTCTTAATTTTTTAATTGCACTAGATTCAATCTGTCTCACTCTTTCTCTTGTTATTCCTAAAATGTCGGCAATTTCTTGTAATGTGAAATCTGATCCATTACCTGCTTCATGCAGTTTTTCATTTATACAGTCCAGATCTCCTTCACAAGAAACGAAACCTAACATTACTGGATCATTTTGATATTTCTTTTTCAACTCTCTGTAATTTGCCATAATGGATTTCCTTTTATATTAAGCTATTTATTTGTTTATCAGATAATCCTAATTTAAGGTTTCTTGATATAGCATCACAATATAGCTTTTCTTTCCCTAATGGTAATGAATTAATAACTTGAATTTTTTCTTCATCTTTTAATTCGAATCTCGGTTTACCATTAGCAACTAGACTATTTATAACCTCAGGGTTACAGTCTTCAGTTCTAACCAATTTAGCATTGCAGTCCTCATTAGTTTTACATTTTTCCATGAACTTGTTAATTCTCTTCCAAGAGAATCCTTTTGAAAGTTCTGATTTTCTGCTCCATCCTAATAAAAGTTGAATTTCACTTGTTAAATTTGATTGTAATAGTGCCATTTTATCTTTTATTGATTTAGTTTCAGATACTAGTTTGAATAGTTGATCAATTGTCCCATTAAATACAATTGCAGTAGTATCTGATGATCCTTCTTTTGCTAAATCAACCATTACCTCTGTTTTTTCTTTCTTAGATGCTGTAATAACTCTAGAAGATTCGAATCTTTCTTTCATTTCAATTGCCAATGACCCTTTGATTCTCTTATTATTGCAATAAAAGTGAGTGTTGTTATCATTGTGAGTGATTTCTAAGATGTTTCCGTTTGTGTCTATTCCGTTAAATGCTTTCATGTTGTTATCCTTGAATTTTATTTTCTATTTCCTCATAAATCCAAAAACCGAAAATTTTAATACTAGGTTTTTGGATTTATGTCTTATGTTCTTATAAAATTGGATAATTGGAATTTTAATACTATTTGTGAGAGATTTTATTGTGGGCTATTGGGGTTTGTTTATTCCCCAATAGTTGCATATTCTATTTCGCCATCTTCTATATAGAAGTTCACTTCAAGATCCATAACTTCCTCGATTGCCTCATCTTCTTCTAACTCCATCATCTCTTGTAACTCGTATACTTTTTCAGAGAATACATCTAGTTGTTCCATGATTTCACATTTCTTACACTCAACTGTGATTCTGTTACCACCATCGTGTACTGTAATCTTATTGAAGTATTTGTCTAGTTGACTCTTGTTCAAACCAAACTGTTCAGAAAGTGACTCCGCTAACTTATCATCCCAAATTTCAAATTTGTCATCCACCTTCATAGATGCTTGTGTTGTAATTCCTGCAATGATATTCATTGTTTGTCCTTTGTTTCTAATATTTCGTTTGGTTCTTTTTCCATAGAACACCTTTTATTTTCTTCTTTACCAATTGTAGCAGTATTCTATCTTTATCATCTTGGGTTGGCGATATTCCCATCTCTGTTAAACCTACCATTACATCAGTCCATGCCCAATTTGATTGCTGAATGGCTTTTTCAATGTCATTCTTTGTTATCTCATGATTAAAATTTAATGTTGGCTTTGCTGATTCTAACTCTGATCTACTTTCGTGGATTAAATTATCCATTCTGTCTTTTGCTATTTGTAATTCATACATTGTTGTCTCCTTAGTGTGATAATCCTATGACATTCTGCCATAGGTTAGTTGTATCGTGTACTACAGTAGGTTGTACCTTTGGTGGCTCTAACCAGTTCATAAGATCCGTCTTGACTTGCTGTGGTAAATCTGAAACCGACACTAGCTCTACCCAATAAGAGGTAGGCTTTTCAGAGTGTCTTATTTTAGCGACCAGACTATTAAGCATAACTCATCGCACTATCGAACATCTTTTTATTCAGGTCTTGTATTTTTGCAACAGAAGATATTGCCTTAGCTTGGTATTCAGAGATCTTTGTCTTTTTATCTTTTATCAGCTTCTTAACTTCATATGTGAATTTACCTTGGATAATATTTTCCTGAAGCAGGTTGTATGTTACCCATAGTTGGTTACCATCATCTTCTTCACGATGAGCCGTTAGTATTTGATCAATTTGTGTATCAGTTGGTTCTTTTTCCATTCTGAATTCAAAGAATTGCTTAGCCATCATTAGTTGCTGTTCATCGGTAATTTCTTTATCTTTCATTGTATTCATCAATCTTTTTAAATCCTCTGTTTTTTCAGATGCATAAGTTATTGCCTGAGCCAATTCAGTTTTAAAGGTCTCCCCAACATGTTTTATTTTGATAGGCTCAATATAAGAATCCGAAACTACTAGTCCATTTGAGCAAATTTGTCTATAAATACCCATACTGATTGTAAGTAGGTGATTTGTATCATGACCATTAGTAATTACAATTTCAGCAAACTCTTTATTATTTTCACTGATTTTTATATCTTGATTTCTCATTCTTATTGAGTGGAACTGATAACCTTGTTTCTCTGGGTTGTTTACCATAGATTGTGTTGCTCGAGTAATATCCCATCCACTTTTCATGAACTCTTTAACGATTTCTGATGTGTTTGCAACTTGGTATTTTTCTGAAGCTTTTGAGTATCTTGATGTTGTGAATGCTGATGGCACTGACTTTTGAAGTTGTTCTAGTGAGATTGTTGGTTGTTTTGACATTTTGTTATCCTTTGATTTTTATCTTATGTTCCTATAAAATCAAAGGATAACTGTTTTAACTATGAATTATGATTTTTTCATTTCCCATATTTGATCTTGTTTGTTATTGATCTTGTCATATGCATTATCAAGACCAACCTTATGTTTTGCAAGAATAGATTGCATTTTACCAATCTCTTCTGTGATTTTCACTAGTTCTTTTCGATCTTCATCATTGCTAATACGACCACTTGAAAATGAAAATTCTAATGAATGATTTGATGTTCTTTCTCTAAAAGACTCATTGATACGATAACGAACATCAACCGATGGTGTCCCCATATCCCAATCTTGCCATTCTTGGAAATAGATGTCAGGAATTTGACCATCTTTAGATTTGAAATCAGCACCAAATCTACTTACAGGTCTAAGTTCATTGGCAAATTTTTCAGCTAATTTAGAATAATCATCAATTAGCTCAGCTAATTTTATTTCCTCATCTAGGATTGCTTGTTTTTCATTCAGTTCTTTCTTTTCCAAAACTGTTTCTAAGACTGATTGTCGAATATCTGATGCTTCAATAATCTTCTTATAATAAGCCCCTGGTATTCGTCCCCAAGAATTACTAATCTCATCATAAATGAATAGTGCATTCTTTTTAGTAAGATCTGATGATGTTGGAATTGCTGCTAAAAATTTTGTACCAACTTCTAATCTACGATTTTCAACAGTTGGATATTTACCATCTATGCCTGGGTATTTTTCTCCAACCTCTGCCCAATAAATTGCAATTGGCACTTTCTTATTGATAGTGATAACTCCAATTTTGAATGCATCTTTATTTCTCTTCTTAAAGTTTCTGAGTACTGTAGTTAGCTGAGTTGCCACTGTACTCTTATCAGCTTTAGAGCTTACACCTGATATGATATTGAACATTGTTTATTCTCCTTTATCTTTTGCTAGAAGTTCATTCTTAGCACCAGTAACAAGTTTTTTGATTTCATTTAAGTTTTTTCTCTGTCTTGCAGATCCAGATTTAGTATGTTTTTCCTCAAGATTTGTAGCTTCATCTACTATCGCCTGAGCGAATTCTACTGCTGCTTTGTAATTTTCCATTTGGATATCCTTTTGTTGTTAAATTTAGGATATCCAAAATAAAGCATGTTATTCATATTATTTTAACAGAAGAGCATCCTCGTGTGGGGTAACAGTCCCGTCTATTGATTTATTTATCGAAATCTTTGCAGAGTCCTGATTACCCCTATCTGCTGCTTCTTGGTGAAGTGTTGCAGTTCTCTTTGTCATATTTACTTTATTATCTTTAAGAAAGTCCTCTTCTGCCTCATTATATTTAACAATATTGTCATCGACTGGGACTAATGCGGTTGAGTTTATTTCTTTGAAGAATTCCTTTGTGATTTCATTCATTCTCGCACCTAAGCCAACCGACATCCCCATTCTATAAGACTTGGACATTTGCTGTTTATCCATTGGTTTCATGTCCTTAGGTAGGGTCTTTGTAAATTCTTTGCTCATTTTCTCAATTTGAGCCATTAAATATGTAGTTATATATTCCACATTCAATATGTCTGATTTTCTTCCAGATAGATAAAATTCTGCATTAGTGTTGTTAAAACCAATTGCATTATTGTATACACAGTATACTCCTGCAGATTTTGAAATTTCATTGTATAACACTGCAACCCAACTTGGTATTAATTTATATTTAGTTTCAATTTGAAGTGTTTCAATAGTTTGTTTATGTAGTTGATTCTCATCTATTGAGTATTTTTGCATGAGTTCAACCGCTTTATTCATGGCAGAGAGTGATTCTGCCTCATTTGAACTTGTTGCAAGAGCCAATAGTTTTATAATTCTTGCTTTAATTTTCTCACTATGCATATTTTTCAACCCCCATTTGTTCTAATGAATCGGTAATTTTTATAATTTTACAACTTGCAGGTTCTGGTTGTGACTCGATAATCGCAATTTTGTGTTTTATCGAATTATATAACGATTTATAACCTTTAACTGACTTATATTTATCATTCAATGAAGCAATAAGCAAATTATTTGATTTATTTGTAATCGTCAATCTTTTATTAGCATGTCTTAGAGTTTCAATGTGATCGCAATCAGTCTTATGTCTTTTTACAAGATGCTTATTGTAATCTTCTAAATCTCCTGCCAAATTATTAATTCGATAATTTTCATCTCTCAGTGATGAAATTTCTTCCTGCATTGTAGCAACTTTTTCAATCATTGCCATTAAATAAGATTCTTCAACTTTAAGGAACTTCATTATCTTGTACTCGCAATCTTGTTTATTTCGATTTTTGCTTCTCTAACTGTTGTAACAGAATCACATAATTCTTTAATTTCAGAATCAGTTGAAGATTTTCCTAGCTTCTTGATGTAGTATTTTCTAACCTTAGTTCTATCTGATTTTGATAGTTGTTCCATGTTGTTATCCTTGAATGTTTTAATTTGTTATGTCTTTATAAAATTAAATAGCCAAAATTTTAACTATACATTTTGTGAGCATATTCAATTACCTCCCCAAGAGATTTATATTTAGAAACATTGTAACCAAAAGATTCATTAAGACTTAGGAATCCACCACCAGATCCTAGCAACTTGTGTTCTAAATCAATATCAAAAACTTCAATAGTTTTACCTGTTGATGACTCAATTAATTTGATTTTGTTAGAATCATCTGCTTGTTGAAATCTATATCTCCCTTCATCAACCGATATCTCTATTGTTTTATAACTTGGCATTATTTTCCTTTCTTGTGATTATTACATTTTATTGGTCTATTTGGATAGTTATCTTTCAGACCTTCTCTAAATATTTGTGTTATTGACACACCAGTCCCACTTCCGTTATGAACTGTAGTTATTGCAAATAAAAATCCTGCAATACATATTGATTGTGCTTCTTCTCTTGCCTGAGTCTTAATTTTGTCCTTACCCCAAGCAAATAAACTAACTGTTAGCAATGATATTATTAATATCTTCTTCATTTTTGTTTCTCCTTTTAATCTGTGTAGTGACCAAGATAGATCCTCTTGTCTGTACAGTCTTCTGGTGGTGTGGTTTTAATAATACACTTGTTTACTTGTTGCATAGTATTCATTCTTATTCTGTTATTGGAATAGTCATGATCTGTTATGTGTGCACCAATTAATAATCCATTGTGTGGTAATATTGGGAGTTCAGACTCATCACCATAAGCCAATGTGGATAATACTATGGTTGGATTCTTAAATTTCTTGAATAAGTATTTCTTGTCAATAATGACATAAATGTAATCTATTGGAAGATGACCCTCATAAGTCACTTTGTAAAAATTTTGGTCATTTATAAGTTCTGTTACCATCTCTTTTACAAAAGGTGGAAGATCCGAAAATTGTATTTTGTCAGTGTTTGTGTATATTTTTCCCATACCACCTTTTAGAGTGGTTGGGATTGGTGAGTTAACTTTTATAGACTTTTAGCATATTTAGTTAGTTCTGGGTACACATCGTTTTCATCATGGTCTTTTGATAATTCAAGACATTTGTCAAGAAACTTGTCCAATTTATCAAATGCTTTACCATCATTTGTTACTGCATATTTTAGGTCATCCCCAAAAGAAATATCTAGATTAAATTTATAATCTAGTGGAGTTTCGTTACCATAGTTATCCCAACTATCTCCTTGATCTCTACCAACTGTTTCAATGCCATCGATATCATCAAAATATTGATGTACATCATCCCATCCATCACCTCTTTTTGATATTGTCTTGATCTTGTCAAAAAGGGTACTAGCCTTTACTGTTGATGTTGTAATTCCTGCAATGATATTCATTGTTTGTCCTTTTATTGTAATTTCATTAGTTTAACCCAGTGCCAAAAATAGCCATCTAAGTTCTTAGCCACTATTTTCAGAGTTGGGGTTATTAAAGGTCTGGCTGGTACACCATTTTTAGTACCTTTTTCAAGGAAGACCAATATATCATGAGCTGGTACATCTTTGCCACTCGGATGTCTGATTATCTTAGGATATCCAATATTCCAACTAGATCCTCTTTTGAATACTTTGATATTCTTAATCAAATAATCAGAATTTATCCAAAATTTGCCTTGTGTTCTTTTTGGTTTAGATTTATTATAAGATTTTGAAAGAGGTTTATACTTTGATTTCATTGATTTACCACCAACAGTCTGGGTTTGTACCGAATGTTTTATTCTGTTCACAATGATAATTGCCATATATCTCGTGAACTCTTCATAAAACCAATCAATATCTCTATCTAGCTCGACTGCCTTCTCATCAATAAAATCCGTTCTTTTTATATTCTTAGATGTTTTATTCTTCATCGGTTGATATTTTGTGATTTTATTGATGTTGATAAGTGATATCACGATTTAAGTTCCCATTTATCTTTATAATTGTCCAATTCATCTCTTGTCAGATATTCTTCAATTTTTAGTGTCTTTGGAACTCTATAGTCGTTTAATTCAGGAATGGCATTACCATCTAGATCAGAATTAAATCCCCAAGCACCATGAATGCAGTACCAATATATTGTATCTTCATGGTCACTTTCTTGTCTTTCAAAGAATGTCTGTCCAGATCTTCCATATTTCTTCTCTGGTGGAATTATTTGATTATAAACTCGATTGAATGGCTCTTCTCCATGTATTGAGTCCAATAATGCTTGATTTGGTGTCATTTTATCTAGCTCTTCCTTAGTTGGTACATAATATACAGAACAAGCATAACCTCTAATTCCACCCTCACATATACCATATACTGTATATACTGAATCTTGCAGTATCCCTGCCATAAGCACACCATTAAATAATGATATTAGATTCTTTGGTACTATTATTGCACCATTTGGAATCAAATCAATTGCTCTATTCCTCTTATTTAAATGATCCTCAGGTTTATTAGATGTGATACTTGCAGTTGAACCGAGAAATTCATATTCTATAGTTCTAGAATTCTTGTGAGTTTGTTCATCATTGATTACCTTACAATATAAATCTTTTCTTTCAATGTCTTCTATTTTCATATTATACCTTTTTGAGTTTTATATTGTTTTGTAACTCCTCATTATGATATCTTTTAATTATCTTATCTGTTGCCCATTCCATCAGAGTAATTCTTTGTGATGTCGATAACTTCTTATATTGATTATAGTATGATACAATACCAACCACTGCCCTCGTTCTAGTTGTAAGTAATGGCTTTATGATGTCTATCAGTTCTTGATCGGATGAATTTGCTAGTTTATGAAATTCATCCTTGTAGTTTTTAGAGATTCTCTCTTTGATATCTCTTAATTCAGTCTTCATTGTTTCCTCCATATTTGAGTTGATGTTTCAAACTCATTATATGATCCTGTTTCCAAAGACACTTTGATTGGTTATCAATATATGAATTTAGATCGATTCAATACTAACAATCTCGAGTTGGTCTAGAATCTCACCCATGAAAAAGAGTGACTTACAAATGCCACCCACTCTTGATGTACAAATCATACCCTTTCCTAATGGGTTGTTAATCTTCAACTTGGCAATAATTTCCATATTATTGCCTCTAGATTGTGTATCTCCATTATCAGTGTCAATCTTATGTTGTATTGCAAATTCTAATGTTTTGGTGAAAAATCTTGAATTTCCTGCATGACCTATTGGTAATTTTTTATTTTTCTTTATCCATTTGTATTCATCGACAGACATATATCTATAGAATATATCTTTGTTAGATGACATTGTCGCAGTATAATCTAATTCTTCATTATTCATTTCAGCAAGAAACTCTTCAATAAATTCAGCTGTATATCCACTAACTGGTTTGAAATTTGAACTTAACAATTCCACTAATGTTGCTCTTGCTTCATGCTCATTATTCATAATATCCTTAACTGATGGATCTGTGCCTAATTCGATAGCATCATCAGTGTTATCAAGAAGATGAGTTACCTCATGAATAATTGAGGTTGGGTAGTCTTTTAGCATCTTTTTTACAGAAGATACAAACTTTTTGGTGTCATTTTCTGAATTTAACAGAGGGATGTAGAGATAATTCGTGTTTGGATCAATGAATAAATTATCCGCTTCTGTATAATCAGCTCTCATCGCTATTATTACTATTCCAGTTTTTTGATCCACCAATGAGATTCCTAATATGTCGCCATCCTCATCGACAACTGTATCAGTATCTAATTTATCAAAATTTAACACTTGTTTCTCTATATGTATTGCGAATCTTAAGATATCTGTAATATTCATCATTTTATTGCTCTCCTATTGTTTGAAGAAGTGTATTAAAAGCATTTTCCGATCTATTTTTCCAATAAATCTCTTGTAATCTAGCTGTTACAAATTCTTTTACTGTATTATAGTCTTGGGCATTTATATCTGTTATTTTCAGGAAATCGTATTCTTGATTTTCTAATATGTCTAAATTAATTGCTTGATGCATTCTCATCAATCTTTTGATTGGACTGTGCTTTGTTATGTGATTATCATTTATTGCTTCTATTGAAGAAACTGCCAGTGATTTAATGTCTATTACTAATATCATGTTGTTATCCTTGATTTTTGATTTGTTATGTTCTTATAAAATCAAATGATAAAAGTTTTAATATCCAATTCCAAATATTACCTCACCAGAGTCTGTTACTTTATAGTATTTATTTTCAATGTGAATATTGCCGATAATTTCACAGTTGTTTGCAACCACAAATAAATATCTATAGTTGTTCGATTTGTTATTTACCAATGAGTATGCTCCTTTTACCAATTTTATGTAGTTTACAATACCATTCCATAAGATGATATCTCCCTCATATAGTTCATCGCCATTTTTAGAGAAACAATTAGTGAACTGACATCTAGTTTTTGCATTTAAATGGTTACCCCTCATTAGTCTTTCGTATGCTGCCAATGAATGAATATCCATATCTGTGTTCTCATTGGCATAGATATTAGTGCCATATATCCATCTATTTTTAGATGATTTATCAGGATGTCCTAATGCTTTAAATTTAATTTCACGATTGAAGTTCATGATATATCCACCACTATTGATAGTAACTTCACATTTGCCTTATATCCACAATGGTCACACTTAAGACCAAATCGCTCTGCCTCTGCTAGTATTTCAAAATTTGCTGGGTAAAATTCTTCAGATTCATATGTGAACTCATTTACCACTTCTGGCAACTCATCTTTTATATCACCAAAGTAATACCTTTTTAATGAACATTCCGAAGCCTTTGATTGACCCTCTGCAATTCTCTTGCATTCTGGACATTTATGATATGTGTAATCGAACATTCCCATTATTTGTCTCCTTCATTTTCTATTAATGTATATCTCTGTAAGATTAGTCTAGTTGCTTCTTTTACTGTATTATTCTTGATGATTTGTTCCAATTCGTATTGTAAAATTGGTTGATTGTAGATTTCAGTTTTAATCTGTTGGAGTTTTTGGATTGCAGTGTTGAGGTTATTTTCTAAATTTGTTTTTGCTTTCATCTATTGATCCTTTGTTTTTTTATAGGATCAATAGATGGGTTGATTAATTACTTTTTACTGCAAATTCCTGCAATGATTGAACTATTAGTCATATCAAACTCTTCACGACCTTTTTCATATTCAAATCTAGCCTTTTTAAGATATTGACAAACTGCAGAATCTTCATCAATCATCATAAGTGCCCAAAGAACTGATTCGATAGCATCTTCATCTGCATCCATACCTACCCAGTCTTGAATAATTGATACAAGCTTATCTTGTGTGAATGATGTTGCAGTAGTTGGAGTTGAAGCATCCATTTTCTTACCAATAACAAATCCATATCTATCTTGAACAAAAGTAATAACTTGATCTTTTTCAGAGCCACTAAGACTAATTGAAGTCAGCTTTTTAAGTTCGTCAAATAAATCATCAATCATTATGATCTCATATTTGTCTTCTCCCCAGTTGATCTCAATTTCTGCAGATCCAATTAAATCATCACCAACTAGAATAGTAACTGGGTTTCCATCTTTCTCACCAACTACTAGACCTTCAGCATCTGCCATTTCAACAGTTTCTAGCTTCTTTGCTTTATTCATATAAGCAAGACTAGTGTTAGTATTTGCATTGATTTGAATACCTCTTTTGTATCCCTCAATTGATTTGATTGGAAGAGCCTTACCATTTATTTCAATCAAAATAGGTAAACCAGTTGATTGTTCTATGTCATCAATAATATCTTTAGCTTTTGGAAAATCATCATCTTCATCTACCATTAGGATAAGACCACTACCAGTTTTTACTGTGTCAGATATACCATATTTTTTACCGTCTACTACTACAACTACTCTACCGTTCATATCTGCTGCTAAATGATCAACTAATTCAGTTGTAACAGATGCAGTCTTGATTTTATCTTTTGCCATTTTAAATTCCTTTACTTTAGATCATTTATAAGATTTTGAACACCGATGATTAATCCTGAAATTCCACTGTTTTGGTTATTGTAGTATTCTGCTAAATCTTCTGCATTTTTGTATACATCGTCAAGAAGTGAAATTACTGCATCTTTTTCATCTTCGTCTTCATAATCTTCAAATCCAAAGTCTTTTGCTTCTTTTACATACTTCTTAATGTCTTTTGCATCACTACATTCAGCAATATCGTCATTTAGGTAAAATTCATTTAGTCTACTAACAATTGGTTCAACTTTTTTGTTTATCTTATCTTGCTCACCCTCATATTTTTTAACTACATCAAGTAATTCTTTTGACATATCATCAAATGATGCTGTATGTTTAACAGATGCTCTTGCTTTTCTACTCTTTGCCTTAGCTAAAGATGCCCCAATATCCAATTTATTTCTCATTTTGTATCCTTATTGTGTTTAGAATGTGTTGATATAAAGCATCATCCCAACTTCTAGTCCGATAGTCACATTCCATGTTCTGATTCCAGTCATCATCAAATATAATTACATGATGATGATCTCTTGAATTTCTAATTACATGGGGGTTATCATCAATTATGATTGCAGGTTTCAACAAATGCTTGTTCTTAATCATGATTAGATGATCTTCCATATTGAACCATTTAAAATATCGTTTCAAACAGTTAATTTTGCCACTATATGCCTCAGGCACAACACCAGTAGTTGTAAAAATTATGTTGATACCTTGTTTATGTAATTTATTCAATATTGCAACTGCACCCTCCATTGGTGGCATTGAATCAAAAAATTTAGGTAATCTTAAATAATTGTATTTACCTTCTTCTGAAACTCCTAATATTGAGAAGAAATTGTAACCTGCACCCTTAAGATCTATAGGTCTTATTGTCGTACCAACTTGTTTATTATGATATTTTACATATTGCTTTGTAAAATCAAATGCTGTATTGTCCATGTCAACCAAAATTGTATTATCCATTATTGTCCCTCCATTTCAAATCTGAATGTGCCATTAGCAGATTCATCTGTCATTATTGGTTCCACTAAACTTGGTGGGTTAATCTTATATTCAAATTTAGGTGATGAAGCACCATCACCATCTACCCATAATTCAATAGTTCTTGATGAACCAACAGCACCTAAATTCTGTATAGTATCAAGCATTCCAAGGAAATTCGCCATATCCCCCTCTGACATAGTAGCCTTAATGTCAATAGTCACTAATTTCTTTTCAGCTTTTACTCGTTTGTTTTTCAAAGGGATTATCCCTGCTATTACTCTCATTTGTTATCTCCCATAAGTTTATTGTATAACTCCAAATTCTCTTTCTTTAGAGTTTCTAACACCATATCCAATTTGTTTAAAGATGGTTTTGATATGATTGCTAGTTTTTTAGATGTTCCTGTGTTTATTAATTGCTTAATTTCTTGATGAATGGTCATATTTCTATCCCTTCTTCATCAATTTGTTTATGACAATGTTCTTTATACGAACAGAATTTACAATTTTGTTGAGATGGATGTTTATTCCATTGTTCATCTTTCCATATTAAATCAACTGTTTTGTCAATTTCTTCTTTAGTTTTGAGTACATCTTCTTTTGTAACTGGTACTCTAATGATCTTATTTTTAGTATAATCCCAAAAACTGATGAACTCAAAAGAGTCTAAAGAATTTGTAAGAATTATATAAAAGTGGAGTTGGGTCGGAGAAATAAAAGGAAACTCTGGGTTTTTCTTTTCAGTGTCTGACTTCTTGTAGGTAACAAAAGTGTTTCTCTTACCATCAATGATCGATAACTTCTTTCTCTTAATTAAAAAGTCAATATATCCGACCATTTTATAAGGTCGACCTTCCAATGACTTGTATTCTTTTTTGTAATAAGGCTCACACACTGTTGCATCAAGGATTTTGTGTGGTTTATTCAACCATTTCTCTAGATTTGGAAATACATTTTCAAACTCATCCAATATATCTTGATTTGTATATTTAGTAATATCAATCGACCATTGTCCTTCCATGCCATCATAAAATCCTATACCCTTAATGTTCCTATCTGTATCTAGCCCCAATGGAACAGTGCATGTATCGATTGTAGCTTGTAAATCTGAATTAATCATCTTAACTAACTCATCATAACTGTATATTCTATATAATCTGTCATTTGTTATCTTTTCAAATACATACTGAAAAATTGTCCCTATAAACGAGAAATAACCACATGATTCTGTTTGCTTAACTTCTTTTTGCATGTATTGATACCAAAATTCTCGTGGGCATTGTTTGTACATTGAGTATGATGAATATGATATGTTAGGTATTTTCTTGTTCATTGAGTCTTATCCTTATATTATTTGTTCTAGTATGTAAGATTTAAAAAGGCTTCTATTCTTCTTCAAAAATTCATTTAAATCGTTATAAGGATAGTCCAATAATTCTGCATTGGGCAGAAATTCTTGTAATCTCTTAGCATTGATTTGTCCTGAACTATCATTATCAAAAGCAATCCAAACTTTCTTATCTATTAGAATAACTAAAAGCATAAGTATTTGTTTCATTTTAACTGATGCAGAATTAGTTGATATCGCCACACATCCTGATATATTTTGGTTTATTGACTCTGCATCATGTATTGACTCTGTTATAATTATAGTTTCAGCAAACAGTACCGACTCAATATTAAATATTGGAATCGCATTCATATCGGTATATATTTTGTTGTATGAATTATTGTCCATTCTTCTTTGTTCGATTTGTACAATTTTGCCAAGAGAATCTCTAGTAAACAGCAAAATACTATTGGTTATAACTCTATCATTGTAAATTGTGCTTTTAATATAACCAATAGCACCTGAATCTCTGAGCTTTCTCTTACCTAGATAACTAGTTAGCTCAGGTGATTCCTTTCTTGCTATTTGATATAATTCGTCTTCAGTCATTATTATTTCTTAGACTAGATATACCATTAGTGTTTACTATTGTATATATTTTGTTTGCATGAGTATTAAGCTTTGGTTGATGCGATATCAATAAGATGTCATATCCAAATTTCTCAGATATCTGTTTAAGGAACATTGATAAGTTTTCTTGGTAATCTTCTGATACAAATGCCAATGTTTCATCAAGCACCATTAGTTTGTATTGATTTGACAAGAAATGCATTGTTAATTTCAATAGAAATGATATTACTGCTAAAATTCCACCACCATATGATTCTTTCGTACCGATAGTACCGTCTGCAGTATTAATAATTTGGATAGAATATACCACCTTGTTCATTTTTATGCTCGATACAATATCAATTTGGAGGTCATTATTGAATATGAATGACAGACCATCATTAACTAGGTTCTTAATAAATTCTCTTGTCGAACTAGTTTTAAAATCAATAACTTCTTGGAAAAATTCATTAACCTTGTCCAGTGTTATGATTTCAGCATCATTCGAATCTATTTTATCTTCTAACATTTTAACTCTCGATATTGATGCCTTGTATTGTGCAGTAAGTTGATTGTGTATGTTTCTCATCTCATATTCCTTATAATTTTGTTTAGTAAAATGATATCTATCTTCTCAATAAACAAAATGTTGGTTTCTTTTTAATTGAAAAATATGAATGCCATTGACATAGCATTCATATTTGAGCAGAGCAAGTGTTTTTTAAGAGTTACACTCTGTGTCGCATTCACAGTCATCAACTGGTGCTTCATGGTCTTCTTCCGATGGAAGATCATCTTCTTTAGCTTCTGACTCTTCAGTCTCTGGTTCAACAGGTGCATCAGTCTCTTCAACAGTAAATTGACTTGTAATTGATTGAAGTTGCATACCTTCAAGTGGGATCATAGTGTAAGTGTTAAGCAAATCAGCATTTACAACTTCTAATGGTGTACCTTCTGGAATAGCTAGTGTGCCTCTTGTACCCTCAGCAATTGCATTATGCTGACCTTTAGCAATTTCAAGAACTTCTGGTTCAGTAAGAATACCTAGTACTTTAGTACCTTGACTACCTGATACTATTACAAAGAATGCTTTATCCTCTTTTGTTATCGGTGCTGTTAAAACTGGTGCTTCATCTAAATGAGAAGATGCTACTTTGATGTAAATGTTATTTTGTTCTTGGTTCATGTTATTTCTCCTTGTTTTTGAACTTATTGTTTTATAAAAGGAGATTTTTGTAGTTTTAACTGGATTTGTTTTGAGTGAGTTTTATAAGAATCACCCTAAGTTGCTGAAGCTTAGGGGATCTTTTATCTTAATTCTTGGAGGAATATATGAACTTAACAAACGAGTGAGTTCAGTACGGATTGACTGCCACTAGCATGCTATCGTGGAAATAAATAATGGATGCTGAACTCATTACCTATCAGTCATAAAATGGAAATTAAAACACTATTTCCATTGAGTTAAATCGGTTAATGGGATCGAGTCCTCATCACCATTCTTGTATAACACTCTCAATTCATTGAATTTATACGAACTTACACTGATTATGGTTACTTTTTTTCTCCCATGTCTCATTGTAGATCCAATGAGAGCATCCAGTGGTGACTTTTGGGCTTCATATTTCAATTCAATGCCTAAATCTTTAACAATAAGATATTTGATTGAGTTTGTAAATTGATTAGTTTCTGTTTGTGTCCAATTCTTTGAAACATCTTGAACAGAGTTTCTTTCAACAAGCAAATGCTTCCATGTATTAGGATCTTGAATCCATGCAGTTGTCACTACCTCTTTATACTTGAAATAATACATTGCACGAGAATAGATTTCTCTAGGGTATCCCAAAGTTTTGAATAGTGTTTGACAATCAGATTGACCAATTGATAGGAAATAATTGACAAGGGCTTCTCTCGTTGGTGCTTCTTGATTAACAAATAATCTGATATCCATTTTACTAAAGAATACACCTTGTTTTGTCTTCTTGTCGATAGATATCTTCCACTGTTTATTGACAATTCTTTGTAATATGTCATTTGGTAACCAATATTCGTTTATATCGACCATTCTATCTGATTGAGCTTCCTTAGATATTGCATTGTGTGTATTTGGAACTTGTGCCCATACAAACATTGGGATCTTAGCTTTCAATGCTATGAATCCTTCTATATTATCGTTATATGGAATGTTATCATAGGGAATCCCTGCATTTAACAAACATCTCATGTTTGTATATAATACCCCATCCTTCATATAACTATATTTAGCTATATTGTTTGAAAAATCAATCAGATTGATATTTTGATCTTCATTTTTCAGCTTTAATGCGATATGTGGAGTTGCCGATGGCACAATTGTATAGTTGATTGCAATTGGCAGGAATTCTAAGGGTCTTGATGGTGATTTCTCTTTATATCCATCAATTTGTTTAGGTGCTGCTTCCTTAAGTAACGACTGATATCTTTTTTCTGGATTATTACTCTCAGATTTACCTCTAGATACTGCTGCTAAATCTGTAACAAATTTTATTCTATTTTCTTCATTAGCATTAGCCAAACTAGTCGGAACAGAACTAACTTCATTAGTAAGATAACCTATGTTATCATCATAAATATTTATAACCATTGTAGTTTCTCCATTTTGTTGTAAATTTCTTTCAACTCATCTTCAACAACACCAAGCTCATTCTCAGACAAAGTAGTGTCATCTTCCTCATAAGTGTCAATTTCTAATTGAAGCTCCTGTTTTCTGGCTTCTAATCTAGTAGAATCCTTAGTGAGCATATCTAATCTTGTACCAATCAGATTTCTATATGATTCTATTAATTTTGTTTCAGCCTCTTCCTTAGAATTGGCATAACAATTAATTTGCTCTATATTGCTATTCGATTGATTAGAACAATCGAATAGTGACAGACTGGCAGTCCATCTATCTGGTGAAATTTGCTCAAGGCAAGATATTTGAACAGACATGATTAGTAATCCTCAGGTACTAATACTCTATAATTTGGAATTACTCCATCAGTTGTATTATCTGTTATGATCTTCCACATTTCATATTCATCAGTGAAGTCATAAAATGGAATACCCCAAATTGTACCAATAAGTCCGTTATCTACAGATATTTTGTCTTTATGGTCATATTTTGTTAATGAGTTCAATAATGACTCTACCAATGATTTGTGAACAAGCATCAAATCTATCTTTCTTGGTTGATCCTCGAATAAATGCATCATCTTATCAATGATATCCCTGTCATCAGTTTCTGAAACTGAGATATTTTCAGGTAGGTAACCTAATGAATGTTGAACAACCGCTTTGTTTTTAGCATAGGTTATATTCAGCTCATTCTTTGATTTAATTTTTTCTAATTCCATGTTCATGATGTTAACATTTACTTTTGCTAGTAAATTACATGCTACTACTGATAACTTTATCATATTTTTCCTTTAAAATTCTTGTTTTTCTCCGTAATATCTATTACACCTTACACATTTTGCCTGATATAGTGGGATTGGACGGTGAGTCTGGAATGTTCCCTTTTTCCACCCATTATGATGAAATGTGAACTCATTATCGTGTCCCTTTATTCTACATGTTATATATAAATGAAATGTTCTTTTTATTTTAGTTATTACCATAATTATATATACCTATTAAGTCTATTACAATAAACACCAAATTCATTATAATAAGTGGGTTATTTTTGATCGTAAATCCATATTTGATCCATAAGATTGATGAGACTGTGAATATATAATAGGATTCAAGATTGTATCCAATATTCATTGCTAGGCATAGTGCACCGACTATGCCTAGAAGAGATGCTATTGAGCTTATAGGAATTTACCTAAATAAGCAGAATATCCATCGAATCTGAATTTAACAAGAGTCTCTCTGAATGATACTTCGATATCTTCAGATGGACATTTTGATAAAATCGATGACATTGATTTGATTGAGATTTGAACTAGCTCATCGTCTAACTCTGTGTGCATCTCAATATCAGCAAATGCATGACTGATTCTGTTACCTAGATCAGTAACTGATAAATTCAATCTACCATCTTTCATTGTTTTTAATGAGATAAAAGGATTACTGATACCAATAAGTGGGATCGATAATTTTTTCAATGATGACACTATTGGATTCACATTTTTAAGTGTGAAAGATTCAGTCTCTTCTTGTTTATCACCCTCAATGTAATCAGTTGGAAAATCATATTGGTTTAGAGCAGACCAATAAGTTGTGTAAGAGGTTGTGAAAATAACTACCCCTGCTTCTTTATTTAGATAAACAGAAACATTGTCTTTTGTAAGTGTTGCAAACATCTTAGCAATTCCATAAAATAAGCCAGTCAATGGAATCTTAACTTCTGCAAATTCTGGAGTCTCAACAATATTTACTTGAAGACCATTACCTGATTTACTTGTTTCAGCAAATTCTATGATCTTAGATGCACCTGCATCACTGTCATTTGATACATTCATAAGATTGATAATTTGTTGAAATCTATCTTTTGGAATCTCAGCAACCAGTTCTGCACCCTCCATTGGTGGAATATATGCACCTGAGTCTTGATCATATGGTAGGTTGATGTTCAGTTTTGTACCATCAATATCTACAGTAAGTAATGTATCATCAACAGTAAATGTTGTTTTTGCACCCATAACCGAGAAAATGCTGTTTAGCATATTTTTACTTATTGTAAAGTTACCTGTACCATCAGAAATAATTGGGAACTTTACAGTACCCTCATAAGATTGTTGATCATAGATGTTAAAAGAAACACCATCATTTGTTGCATTTACTAACAGTGAATTTGCAGAAATTGGTGCAGTGGCAGTTTTCAGCTCAGCCATTTGTTCATGTGTTAGTGTGAATTCTATTTTGTTCATATTATACCTTTTTCAATTGTTTTGTTATTGGGTTGAAGTTAATACCTTCTCCACAAGAGCCTTCAAATAGTAGTGTTTCATCACTTAAAATCTCATCATCATGCTCTTCACATTTATGTATTTCAAAATCACTACACATATTACAAGTTATTGTACCATCATCTTCTACTTTATATAGATATGAATTTGAAGTGTCTGCAAAATGTTCAACTAATTGTGATTCAAATAAAATTGCTTTACTCATCTTGTCCTCCTTTAATTAAGATTGAGATCTTTAGTAATCTCGTTTATTTGAGCCTCTAGTTCACTAACTGATTGTTCTAAGCCAGATTTTATGTTTTCAAGCTCTTTTACATCATCAGTACCAAATAATTCTCTCATGTTTGCCTTACCAGTGGCTACTTGTTCTTCTAAAGTTTCAAGTTCAGATTTAAGAATCCCCTCTTTAATCTTCAGCTTCTCAATTGTTTGTTTTAGTTTGTCTATCACTATATCTCCTTTGATTTATTCATGTTTTTGTAGGTAATGCATTACCTTTTCCTTAATTTCCTCTGGTGGAATTAGATCTTCTGTATCTAATGATGCACCTTTCATACCTTTGATAAATTTATCCAGTCCGTCATTAAATGACTTATCATTTTTCAGTTCCATTTTTATGAATGAATCATCAAATGATTTGCAAGGCAATTCAATAGTAGTAAACTCATTATCAATATATGTTACCATTGTAGGTATATGTTTGTCATTGACAGAGTAGTAATCCCTTGCTAATCGGACAGGTGACCATTGGTTTATATACCATTGATCTCTGGTTTTATTTTTATGAAAGACTGGATTATATCCTTTATGTAAATGTCCCATTATAAAGGTATTTACCAATTCATACTTTGTAAGGCTACTATATTTGAAAAAAGAAACAAAATCTAATGTATCTTTACCATCAGGGATGAAATGTTGGTGCATTAATACAATATTGTGCTTATTTGTATCCAATTTGGCATGTATTGTATCTAGTTTTTCAAACACTGATTCTTCTGGTGATGAATAGTCGATCCCATGTATCTCATATTCATCAGTTATATATGGATCATCAGCCACAGAAATTATATAGTTATTGTTTACTAGAAATTGATAAATAGAATCTGGCTTCTTCTCAATTGATGAAAATGGCAAATCATGGTTACCTGCAATGGTTAAGATTTTAATCCCATCATTTGTAAATTTTTCTAGCTCCTTAATGATCTTGTTGATTTGAACATAAGTATATTTATGAGGTGCTTTTATATCTAATATATCCCCTGGTATGATCAAAAGCTTAATATCTTTATTATTCATTTCTTGTCTTATGTAATCTAATTTGGCAGAAATTTCATCAAAGAAACTTTCAGACCGACCAACTGGCTTATTAAATCCAAATCGTAGGTGTGGATCTTTAATTGTTGCATATTTTAATGACATTGATTATCCTTTATATCTTGTCCACATGTCGGACATGTTTCTGGAAGTTGTTCTTCTAGCTCTTTAATCTTTAAAGGAATTCTACTTAATTGATCCTTTTTCTTATCATAAATTGCTATAATGTCAATAGTTCTTGCAATAACCATAATGTTATCATTATGTTGAGTGAATTGATCACTTTTTGATGACAGATCGTTCAGAGCCATCAATGTTTTGTTATGTTCTAAATTGTTAGTGGTAAGTTTATCAATAAGAGCAGTGAATTCTGTGATTTTGTTAATCTTATCTCTTGCAGAATCACTCTGTCTTACTATTGTATCGATTTTGTCTATTGACATCATGCCTTTATTAATCTTAGTGGAAATATCAGTTAAATGGCTTTTGGCAATGTCAATATTATCTAATTGTTTCAAAAATGAAGAAATAACCTGAATGTTCATTAACTTATCATAATATCCAAATAAACTCACTAATTTGGAAGATTGATCTTGAACATTGGATAATTGTAGTTCATCTCCTAGATGCTTATCTATGTTACTTATGCTGTTCTTAAGAAGAGTGTATCTACTAACTAGTTCCTCCAATTCAGTGATTGAATCTTTTATTTTTCTTGATTCGTAATACAATGAATTATATTTAGACAGAGCAAGATTGTGATTATCTAATGACTCCAGTTTATCCATTACTTCTATTGCTCTTGTAGTAAGGTCAAGAGAATCAGATAGTAAGTTTCTATGACCTTTTTCTTCAGATAGTTGTTCTCTAAATATCTTGTTTTCTTTTCTTAGATTATCTTTATCTTTCTTCACATCCTTAGATGCCAATTCGTATCTTTCAACAGAGAATATCTTGTTTAGAATTCTTGTATTATCTTGATCAGAATATGTTAGCATGAATAAAGGATCTAGTTGTGAACTAGATATTAGATTATGTTTCGTGCCATCTGCAACAAAATAGTCAATGCCGAGCTGTTTGAATTTCTCAGGCACATCTTTACCAATTTTTGGAAATTCCTTTCCATTCACTAGGTATGAATTTTTAGGCTTTGAAAGTTTGAAGATGTTTGTTCCATCATCTAGTTCCAATTCTAGTGATGTTGCCGAGTTTCTTATATAAGATTTATCATATTCATTAAATAATAGACATGATATTGCTCTTCTTATTGCAGATTTCCCACCATTAGATGACCCTTTTATAATTGTAAATCCATCAATAGTTATAGTGGTGTTTTTATGGGATTGAAAGTTCTTTAATGTAAAATTTGTCATTAATAATCTCCATTTAATATTGATTTTGGAGTAGTTGGTATTTCATCAGGCATTTTGTTCTTCCTTATTTTGATATGTTGTTTTATAAAAATAAGGAAGTGTAGATTTAATATTATCTTTCTGAAATGTAGATTGTTACTTCATATTGGTCAGCCAAATGGTCAAGAGAAACAGAGAATTGAATACTATTCTCATCAATAATAATGGAATTTTTAAGTATCTCCACTATTGATCTATAAATATAACCAGATACAAAATGTTCCATATCTGGGGTTATATCATTTTTAATAATGTCATTTGTTTTGAATATTATTATTGCCTGATCTTCCGATTGATCATCTTCATCCGAATTCTTTGTAAACTCAGATATTTGAAACTCAATAATTCTTCTATATATTGGAATGGTAATTTCAGCACCATCTAATACTGATAGCATAATATCATCTATCAGGTCTGTATTGTATTCACATGTTTCTTGATTTAGTATTGACATTTTCTGAGTCCTTTAGAAGAAGTTTAAACTTCTACTTCTTCTAATAAACCGTCCATATCATCATTATCGTCATCATCCAGTTCTGGCATTTCAAAATCTGATTTATATGAATCTATATATTGAATTGTTGCATCAGCCAATATATCTGGCATCATGAATTTTTCGTTAAATTTTACTTTACCATTGACTCTGAAGTCTAAATCAGAATTTCTGGCATGATAAGATAAGAATGATCCTTGATTAGTTATTCTGCCAATTTCTTTCATTCTTTCTAGAATGATTGGAGCATCATCAGTACCATCACCAAATCTAATTATGTATTTAGATTTTGAATAAGGTCTTGCAACTTTATTCTTAACATTTCTGATTGTATATTTATTTGAAACCTCAACATCTTCGATCTCACCAGTTTGATCGTTTTCTAATTGTTCTTTTACTCTTCCTGACCAAGATAACATGTATGAACATGAAATGTAATATCTAAGTGCATTACCACCAGTTGGAGTCATATCAGTATCAAAATTCGATGCACCTGCACCTAGTCCTACCTGTCCACCAGTTTTAAACTTATCCATATTTGATAAAGATGGTGCTGCTCTAAGCTGATTTACTAATAAAACTGCTAATTGGAATTTTGAAGCATCATTGTTGACTTTTGGTATAAAATCGTTCCAAAACATTGCATGTTGAGATTTTTGACTTGATTCTCCATGAATTTTTTCTAACATTGATTTTGGTTTAGTTGCTGCTACTGAATCAATAATGGCTAATACAATTTTATCACCATTTTTAGCCATGAATTTGAGCCATACATCTTCTAGTTCTTCAGCATTCATTGGCTGTAAAATGTATAAATTGCTAGGAACAGAATCGAATCCGTATTTTCTTGATAACATCTCAAGATAAGTATAATCCATATGTTGTTCCATGTCAAAGAAGACTACACCCTTATCAGGATAATTCTTACATGCTAATATAGCCGTTTGTAAGGCTAATGTTGTTTTACCACCAGATTCTAAACTCATAAGCTGTGTGATTCTGCCCAAATAACATAGACCACCATTGTGTTGTGAATCAATAACTGCAGATCCTGATGATAGTGGAATCTTCTCTCTATCTGGATCGTAGATTATTGTATCATTCTTCTTTTTGTAAGTTTTTTGAATGTCCTTCATGACATTGTCTAGTTCATTTATTCCCATATTAAGTCCTTTATTTTTATTGGCTTGATTCCCTTGTAGGGGAGTGATTAGTCTAAATTAATATTAAACCAACTAGATATATGTGTCTCAGCAATTAATCTGTTAAAATTGTATGCATACCAAGTACCATGATTTTTAGACTCAAACAAAAATAATGGCTGAATTGGATTCAGTTTCTTGTCTTTAAGAAGAGCAGAATCATCTTTTCTTATCATTGCTATTTCAGAAACCAAATTGTACTTTATGATTAACATTGATGATCTACCTGAAGTTGCAGAATCCTGTTCTGTTTGATCAATCCATGTATCCCATTGACTCACTTTACCATCAATGAAACCCTTGAATGCTGGGGGTGATTTATAATGTTTACATTCTATTGTATAGATAAAATCCAATGGAGTAGTTATATCTCCAGTGTTTAGATCCTTATCTCCTACCCCCTCAGCTCTATGTGCATTTTTACCACCATACCATGCACCTGAATGGATGTTTCTTATAAATGCCTTATCTAAACCAGTGTGTTCTATAAATGCTTTATTCATTATACCTGCTATTTTTCTTTCGAATTCTGACCCTTTTGCCTTACTCATGTTAGTCCTCCTCAACTTTGGATAACAATATTGGAATTTCATCACCTGTATTGTTATCATGGTTTGGGTTTAGGTCATTTTTGTATTCCCAATGCACAAGCTCAGATCTTAAATGTTTTATGATTGAGTCTCCATTATTGACATTTTCGATGCATACTGATATTCCACCATCTGGAATATAATCAGCAGATACGACTATTATTAATTCTTCAATATCGTAATTGTCGGTTAAATAATTCGCTGCAGTATCCAAAGTCTCTTTAAGATCCTTAGGCTTTCTGTTTTCATCTAAGAACAGTGCAACCTTCATATAAGCCGAGAATAGCTTATATATCTCTTTTGGAAGAAGAAAAGTTTGTTTTGCAAGAACAATTGAAGGATATAATTGGGCAGATGGTACACCTTCTGCAATTCCTTCTTTTATTGATCTTATTAGTTGGTCACATTTACTGCTTACAAATTCAAATTTTGATTCCGACTTGCCAATAAATGAATGAAACTTGTTGTATTTTGTTTCAGATTTCCAAATTAAATAGTCATTGATAAATTGAATTTCCATTTCGTTTAATTCAATAATATCGTTGAGGTATTTCTCTGTTAGTGATTCCATATATTTGGGAGTTGAACTCTCATAGGATAACACTTCTCCACTATTGATATCAGTCATGATATCACCAATAATATCGTTGAGTGTATTCCACTTCCAGTTACTTAGGTATTTTTTATTTTTGATTTTCATTTTATCCGTTCCTTATGTAGTTTGTATAGGTAGCATCGGAAGTGCTACCTAAGGACTCGGATGTCTTTCGACATCCTCCTTAAATTAAAACACTATAATATTTTTCCATCTAAATTATCGAATGAGTTAACATCAGACTTATCTATTCGTTCCCTCTTAAAGACTGGTAAATAAAAAGTGAATTCACTCTCATTATTACCTTTTATTATGTGATTGTATTCAATTTCAACAATGATTCCATCTAGATTATCTCTTCTCTCAAAGAAATCTATCATATGTGAATCTTTTAGACCTGAGCCAACCCAAACTGATATTCTTTTATCAGAAGTTTCAACAAGAAGACTTCCAACCATTGATGGATTAGTTCTATGTTGTTTCCATCCTCTCACATATAAGTCTGCAGTATGTTTGTCCTTAATTCTTGCACGATACTTAGATCTTTTGGCTTCATAAATTGCATCTCTGTTATTTATGATTATACCTTCTTCATAGCCAATTTTAGTGATGTCTGATCTAATGTCTCTATACATCTTGTATGCTTCAGACATAGAATGGACTATCGTTTGTTCGACTACATGAATCTTTGGATGATTTATTTCAGCAATAAGCTCATCAGCCTTAGCAATTCTATCCTCATAGGGAATTGCACAATGTCCATTTTCATAATCTTCAATTGGAACTACATCGAATACTGCAAATGATAATTGCTCGACTGGTAATTTAGTGTCATATCCCATTTTTATACACGAATTTATAATACCATTAGCAGATTGTCTACTTTCTTTATTATAAAGTTCTCCACAGATAACATATCCACTATCTATTAATGGTTCTAATGCATCTTCCATTGGTTTGGTAAAAATTGGACTTCCGTTTCTGCTATAGATTATACCTTTTTTATATGATCCATTTGAGCCATCATATTTTGTGCCTACCATAACCCCAGATTCCCAGTTTATTTCTGCATCAGACAAATTTGAAACCTTCATCTCTTTATGCTCAAATAATAGATCCAATCCTAGCCTTTTAGCAATTTTATTATAACTTGATACACCTGCACCGACAGTTAATTTTTTGATCATTATGTCACCAAGAATAGCTTGAATTTTTTCAGAAACAGACTGTTGCAAAAGGAATACCAATTGTGCCCATTCATCTCGCTTGATTCGTTCGTTGTCATTGATTATTCTATTAGTAAGTTCAACAAAATAATCATATGCATCTTTATCATAAGAGAATTCTTTAGCTTTTGGAACACTAGTTATGAATGTTTGATAATTACTATCAAAAGCAATCTTGTAAATTCTACTAATAGTATGAGTGTAATTAAGTAGATAATGTTCCAAAATAAGTGCTTTTTCTTTTGCCTTTGTTGTGGCTTTCATTTCAGAAACAAACCGACCAATAAGGTCTAATTCATAATTAACCATTTGATTTTGCCATTTGATTTAATAATTTGGTTGATCTATCCAAGATAAGTGTAGATTGTTCCTTATATTGAGTAGACTTAATTAGTCCAGTTTGATACCACGATAATAAAACTGCTCTTCTGTTTAAATAAGACAGACAGACATTAGCAATCATTATATCGTCATGATTGATATCTGAAATGTCAGCATCGATAGTTACAGATGCACTTGCAGATTCATAACTACCACTTAATGGATTAACTCCATTCATTGATGATGTGATTGTTTTGAAAGATATTGCATCTATTATCTTTTGAACTCTAGCAATTATTTCTTCATTCTCTAAATTTGAGAGTAGGTGTGAAACCATTTGTTATCCTTTAATTTGATCTTTTCTCTGCATTTTTATAAAGGAGTCGCTTTTTAGTTTTAATTTTCATATCTATTAAATTAAAGTAGTCTGTATTATGGATTATTTTTTCAGAAGCAAAAGTTATTCTATCTATTGATGTTAGATACTGTTCTATTTTGTGGTCACTGATTATAGCAAATTCATCACCACCAATTCTGTAGATATTATCTTTGTTAAAATTTGCTGTTTCAGATATTTCTTTCAGAGCATTTACTGTGTCGATTATTAATCGATCACCTGCTTCATATCCACCATCAGGATGCCGATTCAATGTATGAAGATCATTAATATCAATGATAGTTAACCATTTATTATTGTTTTCTTTGAGATCATTAAAATAATCTCTCCTCATCTTAAGGTTAGTGAGAAAATCATATCTATAAACTCTCACTAACTCATTTAACCTTTTTATCTCACATTCATAACTGAGTACTGACTTCTTAGTCAATGTAACCATCATCATCTTCCACTGTATAGTTCTTAGTTCGAGTCAGTTCAGTAAGGTTCACTCTTGTAGTTGGAACTTCATCAACATGAATAAATTCTGGTCTCTCACCTCTAGGGTATTGTGTATTGTCATCCATAGAAACTTGACCATATGCTTCAATAAATCCTGTATCTGGTTGTTCTATTTTGTCATCATTCATAATATATTCCTTTTATTCAATTTCAATCGTATTACTCGTAGATATTGCTTCAAATGCTGCCGTAGAATCAATTGATTGCTTCAATCTAAGTGCAGAATCTAATCTATTTAAAGCACTACTTTGATCTTCCATATAATTTACAAGGTTTTTAATCTGTTTGAATCTCATGTCTATAGTTGACCAATGTAGATTAGTATTATTCATAATGAAGTCTACTTCTCTAGCTTGATCGGTCTTTGTAGAAATTAGCATTAATAATTTCTCATTGTTTTGTAATTCAACTTTTAATGAATTGTGTAATGACTTTGCAAGAGAATGGATTTCCACTGCTTTATCATATAAATCTATTGATATTTTAGTGTTGATCTCTTGGATGTTGTAAATTGCAGTGTGTATTACCCAAAGAGATTCTCCTTTAGAAATTGTATAACCACCATCCTCGTCTTTTTCAAGAAACGATTTTGCAACTTTATATGATGGGTAATCTGATTTAGACCAATCTGATACTAATCCCTTAATTTCTTTGAATATTTCAGAAATATCTTGTTCAAATGTTGTAAATGTTTCTGCTGGTTTTACCACTATCTCCATCAGTTCTTTTCTTAAAGATAGTAATTGATTAAGTACTACTGCCATGTTGTTATCCTTTTTATGTTTATATGGAATTTATAAGAAGAGGTTATCTCTTCTTAAATATGAAAATTGGTTCAAATGGTTTATTTTTAGTTTTGTCTTTAAGAGCAGGTGATCTTGATATTAGCATTTTATATGTTTCGACATGTTCAAATCCACATTCTTCAACAATTTTGGTTACATCGTCCTCAAATGTAGGCATACCCTTAGAATTTGCAACATTTATCCATAAATATCCATTTTCTTTAAGTGCTATATGTGCATTTGTAATTGTCGGTCTTAAATATTCTTCTTGCCAACCAGTGTATGAGTCAATGTTAGATGCTTGTGATGCCTCCCAAAAATAAACACAATTTGGGTTTGCTGATGTGAAATCTTTCTCAAGATCATTAGTTTTTATTATTTTAAATTCTTTATCAAATTGAGTAACCGAGTCTGCAGTTGGGTTTGTTACTAGGAACTCTGGTAGATCTTCAACCATCATATTGCCATGATCAGTTTGGAATCCTTTAGTTGGATCAAATTCATTGTCCCCTATTAATGCAATGTTAAAGCCGTATAACTCAGTTATTCCAAAATAAGGTGGAGATGTTCCAACTACATCCATACTACCTATTAAGTCGGTTGGGATTGATTCTATGTCTTGAGATCCACCGAAATGGTAGGTAGTCTCCCAATTTTTAACTCGATTGAAACCACCAAAATTTTTAAGAAATTTAGTCATTGTATTATATGCAACTTTTACTTGTGGATTAGGATCTATTGTATGATATCTTATCTTTATATGTGGATTATCATGTGCAATTTTATATGACGATAAACATCTTGATACCCAACCCTCTGATGGGCATAGAATATTTAATTGGGTAGCATCTTTATCTAACTTTTGAATTCCAAGCTTATCCCATAGTACTGAAGCAACTGCAGGTTTGAAGTTTGATGGAACTTGGATAGATGCAATTTTGAAAAATGAATATATGTTGTTTCTTGTTATATTAGTACAAGAGTGGTACATTAATTTGATTACAACTTTATAAACAAAAGAAATATCATCTTTAGCTTCAATCATAGTTTTACTTCTGCCACCAATTTCTGTGTTGTATAAATATTCCTTAACATAATAATTAAGGAATTTAAGACCATTTGTACCTCTTCCTATTTCAAGTTGAGCATTGATATTTGCTCTTGTATTAACTTTAAGTAGGTTATTTAGATCTTTGATATTTGGAGTATTATCCCCATAATTAAAAGGGCTTATATGTGCATCCCAAGAATAAGCAACTGCATATTCCCATAATTTTTCAGAATCCATATTATAATATTCTTCTGGTGCTAATGATCTGATTTTAGGTGCTAATGTTTTATGAATTGCTTTAGCTTCTTCATGAGTTGGAACTCTAGTAAGTAGATCCCTGTATGTTTCATAATCAAATGGTTTTTCTTTATTTTTCTTTGCCATGGTTTCCGAATCCTTTGTTGAAATTTGAGTTTTATTAGAGTTGAACACCTGATAGAGTCATAGGATTTTATGTCTTATACGATTTTTGCAAGTTCTACTAAGGATAACAACTTCACTATTGTAGATTGTTTTGCTCTATCCGATGTCCAACTCTAATAAAACTAAGTCGGCAAATGCCGACTTGTTTGGAGTTAATCTTCTAGAAGATCCGATATATCATCGTCATCATCTAGATCGATTGATCCACCTGATGGTTCTGGAACATCTTCTGGCTCAGGATCTGGTTCTTTGCCAATTTCTAACCACTCTTTGATCTTCTCTTTAGATGCTTCGATCGCAACTGCTTGATGAAGACCTGCCTCATTCATTTCTTGAATTTCTGACATGATTTGAGATTTAATCTTGTCATTTTTTAACCAAATTGCATCTTTAGTTGGGCTAAGATCAAAATTTTGGAACTGTTTATTTGTACAAGTAAGAATGTAATCATGCTCATTCAATGGAAACTCAGCTGAACTTGCTTGTAAAACTGGCAGTTTATTTTGTGGAATTACAAAAGGTCTGATTATGTAACTAAGACCACCATTCTTAATAAGTTTTCCATTCATGTCAGTTTGGTAATGTACCACTGCAGTAACATATTTGTCTTTTGGTGCACCCATATACTTTTCAATTTCTTTATCAAATTCCTCATCACCTGTTACAAGAAATTGCTTTCTGTATTTTTCAGAGAATGGAAAATATCTGATTCTCTTAATTGCTACTTTACCTGTTTTTCCTAATAGTGGGAAACCAATTCTAACTTTTTGTTTGTCTTGATCAAATTTTAACTTTAGTTTTGAAAGATCCTCTTCTTTGATCTCGATGTCGTCTAATTCTAGTTCTTCAGCTTGATATGCCATTTTATTTTCCTTGTTTTTTATTTGCTTTTACGGTTGCGATATATCGCAAATCCAACTTAATGCTTGCTTGTTTCTTTGATTGTGATGCCTGTTTAAGCTGATATTTTCATTAATCGACTCCTTTTATTATGATTTCATTTATCCACTTTCTTATAGGTTCTTCTCCGTTTTTTACTGAATTATCTAACAGTTTATCGAAGTGAAACCCACTCAAGGCATTCTCACTAATATGAGAATCAGATGAATCTTCAAGATTGTGATCTATTACCTTAATGGTTACTAGTTTATAGAGATTATTCGCCATTGAATTAACTACTTCATATTCATGAGGAAATCTGAAATCAGAAACTATAACAGAGTCATGTTTTTTAAGTAGCTGGTTGATTTCATAAGATGTGTATCTAGCCCAGATATCATCACCAAATAATGGATATGTAATATCTGTCCCAAATATTTGAAGCCATTTTCTGAAAGTAATATCTTCAACTTTCGTATCTTTCATCACTTTTTTCACTACTTGATAGACAATATCATAATTAATGTTTATCTTGTCATGTTCTCCAAATATGAATGAATTATTGAAAATGTCATATAACTCAACTAAATGAGTTGCCAAACTTTGAGAGTCCATTCTAACTTTAGTCACATCACCAATAAGTATTGTTTCATCATTTTTATATTCTTCTAGTTGATCAGAATCAATAGAAAATAATGATTGAGTAATTGACTTCATCAGTCCTGAAAACTTTGCAGTTACAGAGTTATTCAGTTCATCTAGCATTAAATCCGATAAGTAATCTTTACCTGATCTCTTTTTGCCAGTTACTAGATATATTGTTTTTATTTTTCCCATGGTGTGTCTCCTGAACTTCCGAATCCTAATTTATCACGATCTGAATGGCTTGGTAATTCTTCAACCTCTTCAAAAGAAGTATCTATCATTGGGATAGGAACTAAAACCACCTGCGACATTCTATCACCTCTTTTTATAATCTGTGGCATTTCTTCACTAAATGAATTACACAAAAATGTGATCTCTCCCTTATATCCAGTATCTAATACAGAATGGAATGTTGACACATGATCATCACCAAATAATGCAGATGATCTAGGTGCAGTTGCTAGATAATGATATGGGGGAATTTCAAGAGCAATTCCTGTTTCAACAATGCAGAACCATTGAGATCCATGTTGTTGCCATACTGCATCTTTTACTGCATATAAATCTACACCTGCATCAGTTAGTCTGGTTTTTCTTGGTGGAAATGCATCTTTATCCAGTCGCTTATATTTAAGCTTCATAATATTTCTACTATCAGCCATTGAGATATTTCGCAGAATGTTATTATTTGATTTCTGTGGAGGTGGTGGCTTAATAGTTTTATTTTCAATCGGTGATTTCTCAATAGATGGAACATTTTCATCTAGCCAATCGAATGTGTCATCTTCCTCTTCATCAGATGAAGCAACAAATGATCTAGGCTCGTTTATTCCTAAATGTTCCATCAGTTGGTAAACAGATTTACCTATTGATTTTTCATTGTTATAATGGAATGTCCCTGAAGATGGGTAGAAATTTATGGTGCCATTGGCAGTATCAATTTTTAAATGGTTCCTATTTATTGTATCATAACAAATGCCATTAGCATCTATGATAGCCATAGTCTCTTCGATCGTCATTTTTATATCCTTTTCATATCTTTTGTAGTTAATAGTTGTTCGAATGTTGCCAACTCACAGAATTCATGTTTTGTTGCCATTTTTTCTCCTTACTGTTATAATCTTTATAGGCTTCCCATAGTTGTTTGCTAAATTAATCGAGTGTTTTGTGCCTTTTGAAGATCCATCCCAAATTGCCAATATAATATCAGAAGATTTAATTATGTCATGGTTTCTTATAAATCCTGCATTCATTCCATGTTTTTGCCAGTTTGGTTTATATAGAATTAATTTGAGTTGATGTTTAACTGAATATTTTTCAGCAAAACTGTCAACACCTGTTGCACCACCAGATACCAAAGTTGTTATGTTCTCATCTTGTACAATTTTGGTGATGTATGGCTCAAAAGTTTTGAAATTGGTAATATTCCTACTACCAATGATTCCTAATTTCATACTAATTACCAATGATGACAAACATTAACTATCAAAATTAAATCAGTAATTCCACCGACTAGAGCTATTATTAACAATAATTTATCTCTTAGTTTTATGTTTTGTTTTGGCATCTTTCCCTCTTCTCAATTTATATTTAGTATCCTAATGAATCACCAAAGTGTTTTCTAGTTGATACAGTCGATCCGACAACCCAAAATAGTGTCTTGTCATCTGGTTTTATTCCCATCTCTTTATGATTGTTCAGAAGATATTCATAAGCCTTACCCTCATATACTGGATCGATTTGAAATTCTTGATCATCTTTACCAATAGTATAATATCTATGTTCTTTATATGGGATATCAGTTATTAAGTGGAATTGATATTTATAGTGAGCCAATACTGGCATATTTACATCTATATTTTTGGCATGAGAGCCACCTGCTATTTGAATTACATGAATATTTTTGATTTTCTTTTTAAATTTATGAATGCCATTAATAATTGCTGCTGCAGATAGACATGATCCACTTGGGATGATTAGGTGATCTAATTCATCAGGAATGTTTTCAACTTGGTTAGCTATTGATCCTAGAATTGCATCCCTGTCTTTATCAATGTTAATACCGAATTTGATAAAGAAATGCTTTATACCATCTTTTGCTAATTGTTTATTCATTCTAGATTCTATTACAACTTGGTATGCTGCTTTAGTAACTGGTAATATCGTCGCATCATAATATTGTGCTGCTTTTATCATTGAGTATTTTTCTAAAATGATTGGTAGTCTCTCAGGAGTCCCTTGTATACCCACAAATGAATTCAATCCTAGTTTCTTGGCAACACCAGATACCAAATGATGTTGAGGTGATGTCAGTGCTGCTGCTGTTGAAACATTTGAATCAAAATGGTCTCTGATTTGATTGATGTTATTTATCATCAATGTTACAGACTGTAAAGTTTTTCCACCACCAACATGGATGTTATCAACTGGTTTATATTTATCTATTCTTTTGAACAGTATGTTACCAATTGGAGTTTCATGTTCTTCTACTGGTAACATTTCATTAACAGAAAATTCATCGTATAATTTTTTCTGTTCATCGGTTAATCTTGGGTCATGTAGTGTATTTGTCATTTTTATACCTTAGTAAATTGTTTATGAAAATCTTCTTTTGAGATCTTTCTTGATATTGTTATAACATCAGTTGCCGATCCATTGAATTGTATCATATAAATTGTGTTCCCATTGATTTTTGAAACTTCATAGGGTATGTTACACGAATTACTCTTCATGAACTGCTGACCAATCTTTATATTCAACAGTTTTTTATCTAATCTTCTTGATATATTTAAGTTGTTGAAATCCGAACATTCAATACAAATGTGCCAATGGTGATGCCATTCATTGTTAATATACCCTGTAAAGTGCAGTATTTCACTATTTTCATCGTTTCTGTAGACTTTGTTCACATTACATAGATTACATTTTATTCTAGTCATTGTCAGTAACCCAGAAATCATATGTTCCATCTTTGAATTTACCTTCTAGATGCATAGTTTCTCCTATTGATACCATTACTGTATCATTCTCATTTGGATGAACTGTTAGAGAATCTTGATTTATTATTACTTCTTTCTCATTAAATCCATTTTCCAGTAGCCATTTCTCTGCCGAGAAGAGAGATGACACTCTGTGGGTCTTCTTATTCATTACTAATCCTTACATAGCATTATATGTTTGTTTTTAACAGTGTTTTTAGTCTGTTACACCAGTGTCAATGCAAATTTCAAGAAATTCAATTTGGGCTTTAACAATGTCATCTGCTAATTCCCATATGGTTCTATATGACAAATAAGACAACTGATCAATCAAGACAAATCTATCATCTTTTATTGATTCATGTCTGTATACCTTTTCGAATAATTCCCATTGTTCTTCTGGTGTGCATTTTGGTTCCACTAAGTCCGTTGGAAGCTCAGAGAATAATTTGCCGAGAGCAATATTCTTTGCTAGTTGTAAGTGCTTAGCCATTATTTGATCCTTCAATGTTTCCAAAATTTGATACCATAGCCTTAGCAAGGTTTATCAATTCTTGAATTGCCATTATCTCTTCAGTTGATGGATCTTTAGTCTTAATATAATTCTCAATCGATCCTGCCTCAGTTAGTGCATCATAACAATCTTCAAAATCTGCAGTGGTATTTTCAAATCTGCAGTAGCTCATATTAGCCATTATTCTTCTCCCTCTGGTAAGTAATGGCTAATAATTTGATTTTTGTATACCTCAATATTGATTGAATTAATGACAGTTTCCACCAATATTGATTGATTTGCCATTCTTTTAGCAACAACAATTATGTTTTTATTATCAGTATATAATACTCTTTTGTCATCTAATTTAATTGATTCTTGATCTTTTTTCAAATCTAATATTATATATAACTCTGGTGTGTGACCATCAAAATCCAATGTTTCTAAGTGATTGCCAATTTTAATATCTTGTAACTGCTTGTAAATTTTTGGCATTAATTATCCTTTATATTTTGTCATTATAATCTCTCTCGAAATCTCATCAAATAATTCTCTCTCAGATCGACTAATAATGAATCTTAATGGGTCATTTCTGAATTCATCCCATTTTGTTATGATATAGTTGCGATCATTATATCTTGGCATCATAAGTTGTACAAATTTGTCTTGATCAATTCTATTATAGCAGAATTTTGCTAATAAATTAAACTCATTAAAATGAATGTTAAATTCCTCAGAATTAACTGCTATTGCCAGTTTGATTGCAGTATTGATGAATCTAGTGTTGTCATCTTTAATAAGTTTTGCAATCAGATCGTCCAATCTTATGTAGTTGTATTCAGAATATTCTTCCAAATAACCATAAGGCAGAATGTAAGAGTCTTCCTGTAGTATTTTACCAAGAAAATCCTTTACATTAACTGCAAGAAATTGATTGCTGACAGTTAATGGCAATTTATAATTCACTTGATCTGCAATGGCTTGTTTTATTTCAGTTGTTGACTGTGCCATTACTTTTCCACCTTCTCTTCTGATTTCTCCTCAATAATTTTGAAGACTTTATTTACTGTTGCATTTGTATATTTTGCTTTAAGCTCAGGGCATTCTGCAGTAAATCTTTTAGTATCAAATCTAGTTGTTGGTACTAATTCGTATCTTAAAATTTTATTTGAGTCAAGACCTAATTCATATTCATAAACAGTGTCTTTATCATTTAAATCTGGAGCGATTAGTCTGTCAGTAATAGTCTTTTTGATTGAATTATATTGTTTTTCAATAACCGATTTTTGTGCTTGTAGCTTTTCCATTTCTGCTATTAGCTCTTTAATCTCGTTGTTTGAAGCGATTGATTTTCTCATGTTGTTATCCTTTAATTTTTATCTTATGTTTGTATAAAATTAGGTAGCCGAAGTTTTAATACCTATTCATCTTCATATTTTTCCATTAGCATATCCACATATTTATATGCTTCATAGATCGTCATATTTTCACACTTTTTGTAGTTTTCTTTAGCATAAACTCCAATATTATATGCGACTTCATATTTGTGATCTATATCCAGATCTGCAATTTGTGATGTGATTTCTGTGATAGAATTATTATATTCAGCAGTTATTCTATCTGCTTCTAACTCTAATCGTTCTCTTTCTTCGATTTTAAATCTTATTCTATTGAATTTAGCTTTTATTAACATTATTTACTACCTTGAATTTTGATTTTTTACCACTATGTATTGTCTCCATAGATCTAGAACTACACATTATTGGTAATGTGTTTTCAACAAATTTGATCGATATCATGCAGTCCGAATACAACCTTATGACCTCGCCATCACCATAAATCGGTGATGTTACTAGAGTCCCAACTTCAATCATAATGACTTACCACATTTTGGGCAGAAGTTAATATCAATAAATGCTTCATAGTGTGTCCCATCGATTGATAATCCAACTGTTTCTTCATCAACATTAGATTGCAGACAGACTTCTATGTTTTGATCCTTACCGTCTATTACACTTGATAATTCAAACAGTTTGCCTGTATATTCAACAATGTTACAATATTCACATGGAGTATTGTTGATTCCATGTATTCCTGAAATCATCCAGTCGCTATCAGTATAATTCCAAAGACCGTTTTCAATAAAGCAGACAATTGGCTCATTGGAAGTTGTCTGCTTTATTGGGATTAGTATATCTCCACCTATATGGTTCACTTTATCTAGTGATGCAAAAATTGGTTTGCCATTAGAATCATCCATACCTTCATGGTGAACAGATAATGTATCTGGATCGACTTCAATCCATGAATAGTTCGACCACAACCATGTTCTGCCCGATCCTTTGAATTGATCGTATTGTTTCATATTCAAGAAATTAGTAGTGCCTGTGCCAATAACCATCTGATTGCTATTTATATGTTTTGCTCTGAATAAGGTACTCATAATTTAGTCCTCTTTTATTATTTTAAGTTTTATATATCCGTTATTTGAATTAATAGTCCAATCCAATTCGCCATCCTGTTTAAGAAGTTCCGAATCCAAATCATTGAATTTTACTTGTGCAGATATATATTCAGCATCTTCATCTAGATGTTTCGAAATTTCTTGTAATGCATGTATCCAAATGTATACTCTTGAATGGAGAACTAGACCTGCATTTGGATATGTCTCATACCATGAGTCTCCGAATTCATTCTCTCCATATTTTGATAAATATGAATTCCAATCACAAGCCGATTCTGTATGCATTTTCCAGCTATCGTCATTTGGTTTTATATCGCAGTCATCTTTTTCAGATATATATGATTCTACAGTCTCAATGCATTCATCTTGATCCCATTCCATCATATGAATTCCATTTTCCTGTTTCTCTGATGATATGCATTTTGACATAAAATATCCAATGTTACACTTAGACATCCATTCTATTGTGTTATTTGGATTATGCCATGTGAATGAAGCAGATCCATAGTCACCATTGATAGATAGATATCCACCTATATAAGTTATCCTCATTGATCCTTCTCCACTAGATGGCTTAGACCAATCAATAATTAGATCGGTGTTATTCAGTTTTGTGGCAGTTAATTTATGATCCTTAAATAGGTTCTTATTTGATTTAATGTAATCATCAAAATCTTTATAATGATATCTGCTCATTATAATACCTCCATAGTATTACCACCAGTTGGAATCATGAAAATTTCTCCACATGTATCCTTACTGATTCTTACTCTGTTTGATCCATGTGGCATATGGATTGATATTTCAGTTTTATGATCTGTTCTGAACACTAATCTCGAATGTGGATCTAAATATCTTTTCTTATCTCCTACTGGTGGGTCTATCCATAAATCAGTTGGATCTGTATTATCTAACATATTGTTAAGTCTCTCAATTTTTGATGATAGTGCCATAATTTCTCGCTGTGCCCAAACTGGTAACTTTGCTAATCGTTCCTCTGTTATTTCAGCAGAAACGATTTTGTATAATTCTTTTCTTAATATTTGCTTTGCCATAATTAACCCACCAATTCCATTAGTGTTTCTAATGAGCCATCATCAGTGAAGTCATCAAATTCTGGTTCTGCGGTTTCTTTCTTTGGTTCTGATGACTCATCAGATTCCAGTTTGATCATCATATCAATCGTTTCATCACAAATCCACCATACTTTGCTCTTATTGTTTTTTGTAGCATCTGGATCTAGCATTATAAGACCTTTGTCTACCAATGATGCTACAATTCCAATAATTTGAGGTTTACTGTAATCTTTTGAAACTTCAGTTATATCATTTATGTCTGCGAAGCTGTGATTATCTTGTCCAAGCTTGTCCCATGTATCTGCACCACAACTACCCTGAGTTATTTGAAGCCAGTTGTTTAAAATGTCCGATTGTTTTTTTGTTAATTTCATGTTGTTATCCTTTGATTTTTATCTTATGTTCTTATAAAATTGAATTTCAAAAATTTTAATACTATTGTTTGAAACTTAACTCAATGATGGTATTATCAGCATCTATTCTACATTTGTTAGAATTACCACTTCTCATATTCATCAGTTCTTCTATTAATGTATCTAGATCCTCAGTTTTTAGCTCGATCTCTTTTACTCTCTTCTTTTTTGGTTTTATATAAGTATAAACTGGAGTTTCAGCAAAAGCGATTTTATGTCTTCCTAATACATCAACAAATTCTGGGGTAACTGTATAAATGTTTCTTGTTCCTTTTGGTTTATATTTAGTCAGTAGCTTAGCATCGCTTAATCTGGTTACAAGGTATCTCAGATGGCTATAGGACATTTTTGCTAAAAATCCATCTTCATATTTGTCTAAGAACTCTTGGCTTTTACCTTTGAGGAATTTCTTATGTTCTTTACAGCCTTTAAGAGATTCCTTAATTTCTCTAAATGTTTCATCAGATGTTGAGTCCATGAATGAGTTGTAACTAACTATAGTATCTCCAGTTATTCTTGTGCTGTTAACCCAATCTCTAAATATTTTAAGATTGACAGCTGTGAATATTTTATCTTGCCCTCTCTCGAATCTTGTTTTCTTTGTTGACATATGTATTATCATATCGTTAGTTACTTTATATATCATCTTGATTGGATCTAATACTATGATTGCATTGACTTCTACTAATGAGTCTATTATGTGTGATAATGTCATTCTATTGTAATCGAATGTTGGTAGCTCCTCTGACATTGATAATAACGACAAGAAATCAGTCGTTGTATCTATATGAGTTCCCCAATATATTGAACTTTGTGCAATTTTATGGTTCACTCTATTATTTTCTCTGATCGTCTCCATCCATAGATCCATGAAGCCTAGTTGTCTAAGTGTTAGTTTTTTAAATTCTGACATGTTGTTATCCTGAGTTTTAATTTGTTATGTTCTTATAAAATCAGGATTTAGAAGTTTTAACTATAAATTAACCACCAACAAGCTTGTTATATGTTTTAGTCCATATTGATGGGATATTTTGTTTCATTTTGCCAAAACTTCTGTTAATTTTTATACTTGATGAAACAATATACATTCTTGTTTCAGCCCTAGATAATGCTACATATAATGAATTGTCACTATCACTATTCGATTTAGGTGCTTTTAATGACATATCTGATACAAATACATATGGAAGTGATAATCCTTTTGCACCATAATATGTCATGATTTTAACCTTATTCATAGCATCATCTTCAAATGAGTCAATTTGTGTTATAATTTCAGCAAAAATCTCATGGATTGTGTAAGATGGATAATCTTCATAGATTGTATACACATAATTTGTGATAGTTTTTCTTATGAGATTGATCTTATTTTCATTGTATTCAGAAGTTTTTATGAATTGTCTTATTAAAGATTCAAAGTAATCTAGTATTACTGGCAATTTTGAAGCAGATGAATATTGAGTTGAAAACTCACATATGTTATTAAAAGTGTATCTTATGTTATCGAATTTCTTATCTGGTGTTAACATTGAAGTGTTAATAAATGAATCCATTAGAGTCTTTTTAGATCCTGCACCAACACCAATATAATAATCACATATTGAGATTATGCTTAGTAAATTCTCGTTATTCGAATATATTTCCATAAATGATAGGAATATCTTGTTTATTGGAGATTCAAACATCTTCTTTTTTGATTTTGGAGTATCAATTGTGTAAGGTATATTTGATTCTATTAAGTGTGGCTCAAGTATTGATTTAATGAACATATTTGATCTTACCAATATTGTTATGTCTTTTGGAGCAGTACCCTCTTCCAGTAATTTCTTTATCTCAACTGCGATATATTTACCTTCATGAGTTTCCATTTCCACCTGAGATATTTTAACTGATCCCTTCAAGTTTTCTTTAGTGGGTATTAATTGGATATCATCCAGATGTGATCTATATAAATTCGACACTTTCAATATATTTTCAGTTGATCTATAATTTTTCAGAAGTTTGTACTCTTCATATTTATTGAAGTGATCTGCCCAAAAGGATTTATCTGCTAATAGATCAGCACGACTAAATCTCCACCCATAAATTTCTTGGCAGTTATCTTGTATGTTATATAAGATATTTTGACTTGCTATATCTCTTATTAGAAGTAATTCTGCCAATGTCTCATCATGAGCCTCATCATTGAATAAATATTTGGTTGAACTATTAATTTTATTAAAATCGATTACTTCTTTTACTCTAGATGAAATTAAATCGTTATACGACCATAAATTCTTCTCCCTCTTAAACTTATCATATTCTTTGTAAATTTTGTTAAATTTTTTACTTGTGATTGTACAATCTTCAACATAATCAGATAATTTCCAGTCATCAATGTTGATATCAGGAGCAGATAATTGATATTGATCTACATAAGCAAGAATATCTCTAGTAAATGCAGTAAGCTCACCTTTTGTATCAAATTGGTAATGTTGTTCAATAATTGATCTCAAAGTTAAAATATTGCCCCATTCATTCATTACAATAGGATTGACTTTGAAATCTCTTAGTAGTTTGATAAATAAGCTATGAATTGTTGATACATGTGGAAGTTCAGCACCCTTTGGAAGTAGTGCTTTTATTTTACTTTTAATATCCCGTGCTGCTTTATTTGTGAAGGTTAGTGTTATTATCTCATCAGGTTTTGCATGACCTTCTAAAATTAACCTAGCTATTTTATTTGCGAAAACAGTGCTTTTACCACTGTTGTGTGATATTATATTTTGAGTGTAATATCTATGATTCTCATGTCCAACAGTAATGTCCATAGTTTTTATTGTACCAATTGATTTCTTCGATATAATCTTCTCGTTCCCATCTCTGGTTTGTATTATATCATCAACATGAAGCGAAGCGACAGAAGACCAGTTATTGTTGTTGTCTAATAACCAATGATCTTCAGAAACAGTTATATCACCAGTCTCAGTCGTTATGTTATATGACTTTTTATCACCAGTTTCAAACACATCATCTATCGGTTGCCAACCATCAGGTGTGTCTATTTCTATATATTCAAGAAGATCCTTGATTTCGAATAACTTCGAAATTTCTATTGTGGTTATCATTTTATCATTTAATATTTTGGAAAGCTTATAATAAACATCTTGTGGTATGTTATCTTTTATTTTTACTACAATTGGGGTGTCATATGCTACACATCCTGCACCTGCCGTAATAGTAACTAGAGTTGATTGATCTTGGTTGCTATCAACTATCTTTTGTTGAAACTCATCTAATTTCATTGTTGTTATCCTTCTTGATTATTATAATTTTAGTATTTCTTCTCTGAATAACTCTTCAACCTTATCATTTAAACTTGTTATGTCTTGCTCGATAGATATTGGAATAGACTTAAGTTGTTTAGCAGGTTTCGTAATATATGGTCTACCTGATAGTCCTTGCATATTTGGTAGGATAGATGAATCTTTAAATTTTATATTGACTTTACCAGTTTTTGTGACATTGATAGTTAATCTATTAAATCTTGTTTTAGCATTGGAATACCGTCCAGTGTTATGGCAAACAAACCCATTTGCAATATAATCATATCTTTTCATTGTTGTCCTTTATTGTTACTATTATTAATCTTATATCCTTATAACTTGTATAGGGTATCCTGATTAATTTGATATTGTTCTTAGCACAGAAATTGTTCTTGATTTGGTCATTTTTAATAGTATTTCCTACTAACGAACTAAATGGATTATTATATGTGAAGTGTTGTTCCCCATCATATTCGATGCATATATTATAATCTGGCAAATAAAAATCAAATGGCATTCTTGCTATATCCTTGAATCTATATTCTTTAATATACCTTACTTTGAATAGATTTAGTTGATGTGAAATTTCTAATGAACCTTTAGATTCTTTAGATCTGCATACACTACATCCACTATTACCATATAATAATATATTTGGAGTTTTATTAAATATATCTCCACATCTCATACATTTTATATCTAGTCCATGTTCCATTGAAATATATTCATCTAATCTTATCAAACTTTTATCTATTAACTTCAATCTCGAGTCGAATTCTTCATTTGTCAGCCGTATATTTGATGCACATTTTGGGCAACCATTACCACTTATGTGTTTTATTATTCTTTGACTGAAGTCTCCATGAAATGGACATGTTATTATGATTTTATCAGTATCATATCTCATTTTACAGTTTTCTGGAATTTTATACTTATATATTGAGTTCTGCTCCCTCATTATGAATAAGAACAGAACTATCTTGAATCTGATTGGATACATGAAGTTGTATCTCTTAAAGTTGTAACCTTTATTAGTGTGTAGTAGCTTCACAAATTTCTTTATATTTGTGAAGCCATTTGTATATGATTTTATTGTCTTATAATTGTTTGTGGTTGGTGACAATATCATATGTCATTTGTCCTTTTAAATTGATTATCTTTGTAACCTCTTCATAACCATCTATTGTTTTGACAAAATCCCCAATTTTCAATTCATTAGCATATATCCATCTGTCATTTTCATTCATGAATCTATGTCTAGTTGCTACACCAATAGATCTTGATTTAGTTGATATTTCAATTGTGTCTTTATGTTTAGTAACAAAATGAGTTATATGTACCCAGCCATCAATAGTTTCAATTTCTATGTATTCATTAAACTCATATTCGCCCTCAAGATCATCATAATCACAATATCTATCTAGCTTGTCCATCGTCGTGGATATTGGCTTATTAGATTTGTTAACTCTTATGTTTATTGGTGTATCTTTTATTACACAGTCGGTACCATTAAGGTTCAGCGAGTTGTGAACAAAAGGATATCCTCTATCATCCAATGTTACTGATCTTATTATTCCAAGATATCCAGATCTTTCATGGTCTAATGATCGATATGCTTGTATATATTTAATGATTGATGTTAAAGATTTCTTCTGTTCATCTTTAATGAAATCCATATTTGGGAGAGATTTAAGTAATGCTTCAAGAACTGAATCAGCATTTGAGAATGTCTCTTTTTTCACTCCACCTGCACCATTTCTAACAGTCATCTTCATTCCAAATTTTTCTTCCAAAAATTTATATCCCTGATCTTTGTCTTTTCCTGACTCTTCCCAAGCACCCATTATTGTTTTACCAATATACATTCCACATTTTTCATCACTAGTTATTACTGTGAATCCATCACCTACCAATTGGTCAAATTTACTCTGTAATAATATTTGTCTTCTGTAAATTGTTTTCAGCATTGGGATTGCATGACTTGTGTTTATTGGAATCCCAGTACTTAGCATTGATAATGAATCATAGATAGATCGCATTTCCAGTCTAGTTGCTATTGGCTGTTTAGTATATGGGTTTCTTCTGAATTTTTTGCTAAATAGATATTTCCAAAGTGCATAAGTGTTAGTTGCATCAGACACTGCATAGGTTACTGCATTTACAGATGGTAATCTCTGAAATTCTATGTGTGCTTTCGCATCAACACCAAGCAGATCGTTAATTGTCTGCATTTTTCTTTTAAGGAATCTTTCTGATAAGAGCTTTAGTCCGTATTGAAATAGATTGCTAAATTCTTCCTCAAATGTCATCTTCCATAATAAATAGGTATCATGGTTCATTGATTTATTCAAAGTTACACCTGATGATATACTTACAAATAAATCGTATATTGCATTGTGCCATATTACCAGATGGTTATCTTGTTGGAAATAATTGATAAGCTTAACTGCATCTTGAATAGTCCAATTCTTAATGCCATCTAACTCATTATGTTTAATTGGTATATAATAACCCTCAGTTTCAGAATATGCAACACATATTCCAACAATACCTACTTGTGACTCTTTTTTACCACCAATTCTCTGATGTCTGTTTCTAAGACCAGTTGTTTCTAAATCGAATGCGACAATTTTCTTTGGCTCTTTTAGGACTGGGTTATCCTCTGGGTCTTGCATTTCACATCGGTCGTCTATTAGAGCAATTAGCTGATCAATGTTGTCAAACTTTTCAATATCTAATTCATAATCCTCTTTTGGATCAGTATATGTTGCTAGTGTGAATTTACATTCTTTCATCCATTTATGATGCTCTATCATTTCCATAGATTTCTTGAACATAGTTTTATTCACATCAATCATTGATGGATTAAATGTCTTGTTAAACCCATCAATATTATCTTTATATTGTAGTTGATATTCTGGATAAAGATGATCCAGACCTTTTTCAAGAGAATAAACATCAGCCATAATGTTAGTCCATTATACCAGTTACAAATTCTGAGAATTCTGCAGTAAATCCTGAATAAAAAGCGAAATCAACATCAATCATTGCATCATCATCACTATAATTTTTATTCCAGTCAATTTTAGTAACTACATAATATGCCTTTACATATGATACTATAGTTTTAATAGGCAACTCTGATATTTGCTTAGCAGAAAGTGGAGCAGTTACAGTTACAAGCGAATTAATTTCATTTTGAATATGTTTTGCATATTCCATTTGACTAAGATCTGCATTAACCATTAAATCAGCAGTTTTATCTATGAGAATGTTATTTAGCTCTGATACTTTCATTTTAGAAAGCTGATCTTTTATCTCCATTAGTTTGTGTAGTTCTGAAAGTTGGATTGCTGTATTATTTTCCATTTTGTCTTATCCTTTTTTGATTTGTTTATATTTTTATATAAAAGTTGAATTGGGTCTTTTTAATAATTAGAAAATTAACGACTTCTCAATTATTAAATCCATCTGGGCAGAGTTACCTCTATAATATGTAACTACTGATTTTTCAAGAGCCTTAATCTTCTTATTATTGTTAATGAATCTGGAATTGGCAATAATCTGAATTTTATCATGTAGATCCTTGTCCTTTTTAGATTCCTCGAATGTTACATCCATTGTTATCCCATAAACTTCTTTAATGTGATCAAGGACTTCTCTCTTGGTTTCATACTGGTGATATTCTTTAATAAATGAATAACAAGAATATGATTTACCTTTACCATAATCATATGCACCGTTGCATACAAGACCACCATTATCATCGAATTCTGGTGGGAATACTCTAAATGATGGTGATGAGTCTGATCGTAAAGGAGAAGATATTAATCTTGGGGTGTCTTGGTCGACTTGAATATTACATTCTTTTTCAAGAACTTCATGTATTAGTAGCATAAGAGCAACTCCTTTGTTGGGTTATGCTCTTATAAATTGGTTTGGATTATAATTTAATTCCCATTAGTGCTGCTGTTGTTAGAAGACACTCAACATTAGTCTCTTGTTTTCTATTACCAGTAACACCAGATTTTGATTTAGTAGAATTTTTCTTACTTAGTCTGTCCTCAAGGAACTCATCTAATGTTGAATCACCCTCTTCACTATATTTTTTTGCTAGTTTTGTGATATCATCAAGTAATGTTTTCTTTCTTTGTGATATTTTTGCTGCTGATACATTTAATAATCTTGCAATTTCAGATGGAGCGAAGTCTGCTAACAATAAATCTAGAATTTTAATTTGGATTTCATAATTTTGTCTACCTTTGATTATCTTTTTAAGGTCAGCAAGAATTCTCTCATAAGCAATTTCATCAATAACATCAAACTCTTTATTTAAGAATACATCTACATCATGAAGTACTTTCTTTGGGTTGAATATTAGATCTAGTTTTTCTTTTGCTTTTTTAAGTTTCTTATCATTGTTCTCAGATGGGTTAGCTTCATAATACTCGATAATTTCTTCCAACTCTAATATCATAGGGTCATTTTCATGAATGATCTTTCCACTTTTTGGAGTGTTCATTATTCTGTTAAGTGCATCATCGTAAGATTCATCATCAATTGGGTTGACTTGTTGTTCTCTTTGTCTAATTTTAGTAAATTTAATTGATACTTGTTGTGCTGCTCTTATCATTGAAAGCTTTAAATATCCCAATAATGGTGATATATGTCCTTCTTCCCAAGATGGTGTATATTCCCCAAGCAATTTATCTGCTCTTTCAAGGAACAAAATTTGGTACCATTCAGAGATCATATCGATTGCAGTTTCATAATCGCCTCTACCAATTGCCCAACCAAATTCTTTGTTGAAAATTTTAGCAATGTTTGGTTCAATGTTTGTATCTTTTCCTGATGGAAGATCACCTGTTAAATTATATGTATCAATAACTTGTAAAATACCTGATGCGATTGCCGAAATTGTTCTGTCTAAGTCTCTTCTTGTTGCCATGTTGTTATCCTTGATTTGTTTAATTCTTATATTCCTATAAAATTGAATTTCAAAAGTTTTAATACTAGATTAAACGATTTTCTTCTCAAATTTCTATAAAAATTATACCACACCTCAGCTGAAATTGTGCTGAGGTTTTCCTCTTGAATTAAACAGGTTAATTTATAATGGGAATTGTTGAAACATCTAGATTTCTTTTAACAGTATTGTTCTGATGTCCATTATGATTGAAGTGAATCTAACTACATCTTCAAAAGATTCAAAAATAAATGAAGTTTTGAGAGCATTAACAATATAGTAAACTTTACCATTTTCTAGTACATAAGGTCCAAAATTAGGCTTCATTATTGTTGATAGTATTTGTTGTACACAGAATGCATTGTGATCATCTAAGACCACCTTATGATCACCATCTGAGTTTGAAATAAATACTCCATCACCATTTGAGTAGACTGTGTATCCACCAATAACTTCAGATGAAGCTATTGATTCTGTTCTAGGGTTGAATTTTGTTCCGACCTTTAACATTTTTGCTCTTCTTTTTTAATAAGAACTCCGTTCTCGTCCATGATTGTCTTGATATACATATCATGTTTTCTAATGCCAGTGATCTCCAATGCTTTCGTTGATGGACAAAGAGATCTAATCATCGACATTGCAATTTGTTTGTTTTCAAATATTTGAAATTTCTTGTCATCATGATTTTTAATTACCCATTTGCCTTCTAACTTTGGCTTGTCCTCATATAAAAAGAAATATCTTATAGATGTACCATTTCCAATTTCCCATTTTAGATAATGTGTTCTGTGTTTGTTTTTAAAGAAGCTTTCGTTGATATCTTCTGCAACCTCAGATGTTGTTGGTTTTTCTATCGGTTTAGATGTTGTATCTTCCTCTGGCTTCCCTTGAGTAAGTCCAGATCCAGCCTGATCTTGTTCACATCGCTCTTTCATGATATTATCCATGATATCAAATAATGACTTAAATGGACTTTCATCTTCTGGCTTGAATTGTTTAACTAGTTCATCGAACTCTACAGTTTCGACACCTGCAGTCATAAGTGTTTCTAACTCTTGTGCAGTTGGCTTAGTGATTATTTTATCCTTATTAATATGGATAGTGAAAGAGTCATCTCCTCCTTTACCTGCCATGATTGTTCCAATCACAACCGATGGGTGTACATTGTATCCACCATTGATTAATAGGGTTGTTATGTCTTTGTTTGTAACATGTGCGATTATGATGTTTGTTGTTTTCATCTTAGTTATCCTTGAATTTTAATTTGTTTGTGATCTTATATACAGTAACTGAAACAGTTAACTTAATATCCTTATCATAAAGCCCTTCGTTTTGAAGTTCCTTAAGTGCTATTATCCGATGGACTCCATCACTTATTGTATATAGTGAATCTTTAAGCTCAATTTTAATTGGATCTCGAAGTCCATTAATCAAAATATCATGTTTAAAATCAGACCAGTCATCAGGCAGAAATTTCTTTAAATATCCATCTTCATTTCTGATTGGTGTCCCATTCGTGCATTCATTCATTGCAAATAATTCATCAATAGTGAATTGTGCAGTTGATGTCATTTGATTATTCATGTCTTCCTACCTTAGTGTTGAATGCATTATTGCTAAATATTTTACTGAAATCAATGTGAGCATCCCCTGATGAATAAAATAGGTCGAAATCTTTGTATATTCTAATTATTGCATCATATGGGTGTGTTCCACTTGAGATTTCAGTCACTAATCTTCTAGTTTTCATATTATTCACTAGTGTTATGGATCCATCTTTAAACAAACAAATTCTACCGTTAATAGATGGGGCTGATTCCCAATCTCTACAGTCATATATGAATCCGTTAATAGTAGCACACCAACAATTGAAGTCTGGGAATTTCTCGTAACTTACATCTTTATCTACAACTCCTAATGATCCAGTTTTCTTGTGTATGACTATGTCATTTTTCCCCCATTTTGGTTTCATATCCAATGTCTCATGTCTCGGATTCACTTGAATAGTTGTTGTCTTTAATGGGTTAGTTGGCATCACATCAATGTTTAATATGAGCTTAACCTCAGTCGTTCTATCTTCATTGAACGAATTAATATAATCATCGCTTATATTAATTCTGTAATCTGAAATTATATTGTTTTCAACTTGTAGTTTCAGTCCATCTTCAATAGCCTTATATTCAGAAGACTCTTTTATTTTCTGGATGATTTGTTCTTTACTCATTATTTATACCTTTTAAGAAATTCTTTATATTTGTCTATCATGAAGTTAATCTGCTCTTCTAATTCTGGAACTTCCTCATTAGCTCTGATTCTATAAAAGGAATTATTCATATCGATTAAACTACTAAGCAGTTCCTCATTTAGTACGATATATTCCAAGAATTCCCAATATTGATAAGCAGTATGGTGGTTAATATCTAGACCAAATTCTTCTTGAATTACTATGTTTAGAAATACATCAATTAATTCTTCTCTTTGTGATCTGTTTCTAAATGTTTCCAACCATCGTGGCTCCCTATGTACTATTGCTGCTGCAATTACTGGTTCTTGGGCAGAAATATCAAATACAACTATTGATTGGTTGTGACCTTCATATTGAATCTCTTCTAATTCTGGTTTACAGATCTCATTGTATTCACATTTGTTACAAGAATTCTTGATACAATATCTAGTTGGGTTGTTATCATCGTCATATTTGGTTACAATGAATTCCTCATCTATGTTGTCATTGAGCATTTTCTTGTAAATTCGATTTCTATTACTTGGAAGATAACCGAATTCTTTATCTAATATAATTCCATCTTTGAACTCAGTGTGTTGTGACATGTGAGTGTTATATGGCTCAGATATTGGTGGTTGAATCCCAATAGATTTTCTAAATGCTGGAATTATTTGATTTTCAATTTTGACATTGTCTATATGATCAAAAGGACATTTGTCCTCTCCAATCCAATAGAACTTACCCTTATATTCAACAATTGGGTTGTTACCCTCGATAAAGATCTCTAAATCTTCAAATTCTTTCTTAATCTTATGGTTTGCCATTATCAGTATCCTTCTTTTAATGTGATCATGTTACATGAAGCAATTTTCTTAATTTCTTTCTTAGAAAGTGGGAATGTTTCAGTTAAGTAATCTATTATCTTTTGATTTTGAGCAACCACAATATGTCTTGGATTATCAATTGATCCTACTGCATATTGATCATGTTCGATTTTTAGATTTTTTATATGTTTAATGTATGTATCTAGCTCGTCACTCGTGATTTGTATCATTGCATTTTTTTCAATTGTTAATATTGACATTTTGTTATCCTTGGGTTTCATAAGACTCCTGAATCTTTATATAATTCTTTCTCCGTCTTGTATGACTTTTCAGCAATCAATATGTTATTATAAAATTTCCTGAAAATCCACTTATTGGTGATTGTATGTTTAATTTCTATTATTGATCCATCCATACAATGAAGATATTTAGAGTGGGGTTTATATCTCAGGATAAGACCTGAGATATATGTTTTAATTGAGATGATGAATTTTGGTATCTGCATAAACTTCATCCAATGCCTTAGCAAATTCATCTGGAAATGTGTCATCTAATTTTAAATCATCTGCAATGTAAAATGCAATTACATTGTCCTCATATTTTCTCCCATCTTTACCTACCCATTCTTTGATATAACTTCCATCTTTATAACCATTGTCTTGTCTAAATGTGTTTAGAATGTTCTTGACAAAATATTGTTTCAAGATATCTTCTTTTGTTTTACCAATAGTAAGCCACATTTTATACCAATACATAATTGCATCATGCATTTTATCTTCCAATGTAGCTTGTACAAGTGATTTGTTGAACATAAGCACTAGTTCTCTTTTCATATCATTGTCATCAATTGGCTTTGATAATTGGAATGTTGTAAGTGCTCTAGTTATCACTTTGTTCACAATATTCATCTTATTCTTTTCTATCATTTTAGATAGTATGAAGTGAAATAAATCTACCAATTCCACTTCTACATTTGACCAATCGTCATCCATATTTTTCCACCATTTCCATTGCAGAGAATCTGACAACTCTGCTGACTCAACCATGATTGCAGTATCCCAGTCATTTCCTTGCTTATACCATTCTGGGTGTATCTTAGAATTTAGTGCATGTTGTAGATGTGCCATTTGTTCTATTATTTTTTCCATTCCGAATCCTTTGTTATGTTGTAATATGTTATAGTTTAAATCGATATTTTGACTTAATAGTGTGAACTAAGTCATGAAGATCGTTAGTATCTAGTTTATTTGATAGATCAACAATGTGTGATATTATTCTTGATCTAGTATCTTCCTCAACTATGTAATCAGTCGGTTGCATTCTATGTGATAAATTTTCCAACAAAGAATCTATTCCTATTACTCCTGAATGATTATATTGGTACTCATATATTCCATCCTGTGCAATCGCACATATATTAACTGATGGAACACCTACATCAGATCTTATTATAGAAATTTGGGGGTTCCTCATTGAGTCTAGTATCTCTAGAAATCTGTCTTCTTTCTTTATTCTTCTTTTTATAGTTTCAACCATTATTATTCTCCTTCGTGTATTTATTGATATAATATTTCTTAAAATCAGGAGTGAATATTTGATGCATTCTTTTAATTTCATCCTCACTCAAATAATTCTTTCTCCTTAGTTTGTTATATTCTTCATACAGTGAATTGTAGTTTGATGTATCTACCATGTTATTCCTTTGTTTTTGAAGTATGTTTTGAGTGCTCTAATTTTTGATTTAATCTTTTCAGTATAACTCATGTTTGGAGTAAACCCACCGTTATAACTACCAATTGTATGACTCCATTTCTTTGGTACTCTTTTGTTAGACCAATAATTCTCCCAATATTTCAGCTCAGATAATGCTTCAGTGAAACTAAAATCGTAGTCTATCATAAGTCTTTCAGCTAATCTTGATCTAGCCCATGATCCTCTTGAATCATGTCTTAATTGAACTGTAGATATCAGATTGTGAAATACTCCAAATGATGGATCATTCAGGTTGATTTTATATTTACCGAATTTTGACTCTTGCCAAGCAATTGCAGTCATTGTATATTCATAATTAAATTGTCTAGCCTTATTGAAAGTCTTTAGCATTATAGCCTTCTGAATTGGGGTTAGATTATTAAGTTCTTTTAATAGATCTTCTTTAGCAGTTGCTTGTGTTGAAAGTGCTAGTAGTAGCAATACAAGGTTGGCATTTCTTTTTATTCGTGTTTTTAGTTCCAAAATTAACTCCACATTTTATTTATACTGATTTATAAAAACAAAATGTGGAAGTTTTAATACTAGATTTCTAGTTCATCTAATATTACCATAGTATCTTCTTTATCAATATTAGATATGTTAGAATGAAATAGTCCTGATGTTGGATCTTGTACCATTTTGATTGGTTCAAATAGAGGTGTATTTCTACTCTTAGCATTTTGTATTTCAAAAGTAGATGATTGTTTCATTTCAGGAGTTTGACCAACAAAGGTTACCTTTGTAGATGATCTATCATATTCGTTGAAATCAGATAATGCATCGATGGTATACTTCCCAGTCTTAATGTAGTCATTATATCCACCCCTTGATACTTGTGCACAAGCAACCCATGGTATTTCTAAATTAAGCAGAACTCTTCTTGCATCAGAGATTGACTTGTTATATTCTTCTCTCATGTTCCCAAGACTGTATTTCTCTCTTGGTTTCATATTTGTTAGGTAATCCCAAATCAGTAGATGAATAGGAAAATCATCATTATGGATAGATTGAATTTCATCTAATGCATCCAATATGGTATACTTATAAGTATCTGGTTCAATAATCTCCAATATACCATATTTTGGATTGTTATGTAAATCCTCAGATGCTTCTATAACAAATTCTTTCTGTTCTGCAGTCATATCCCCTGTTAATATTGATTTAGTTGAAACTGATGGTCTACCATAACCCCATATTTTTCTATTATTAACATGCATTGAAATAAAATAGGCTCTAATTGACTCTTTTGTCATTTCAGTAGTTATATATACCGTATTTTTACCATCTAAAATTTGTAAATATGCAAGATATCTTGCTAATGTTGATTTACCTTGCCCTGTATATCCACCTATTGTTATCATATCATCTCTTTGGATACCACCCCAGATCTCATCGATTTTTTCTATTGATGTTTTTGAAATTACATAACCTGATTCTTCCATTTTATTATAATATTCTTCTAGTTCTTTTCTTGCATCAGTTTCTTTATCAAATCGATATTTAGCCTTATTAGATGTTGATGCATTTCGATTAATCTCCGATAGTTGTGCCCCAAATTCTTTTGCAACATCTTGAATGTCAGTAAGATTTGTCATTTTTATCTTATCATTGTATTCTTTTTGCACTCTCATTATCATAGTTTTCAGACCAAAATGGAATTGTAAATCTGAAACTGCTAAAAGATTATCAGATAAGGCAATGTCATCTGCATAAATCTCTTTAAATGCCTCATGACCTTCATTATCCTTCTCGGTTGCATACATTGATTCTAGATAATCTTTTGTAGGTGGTTTTTTATACTTTTGGTAGAATGTTTTTATAGTATCAAATAAACAAGATGTTGATGAGTTCAAAAATATCATATCTTTTCTAGTGTTTATTTCATTGATCACATTTAGTGAAACCGAATCTGGTGATTCTATTATAGTTTTAAGTATTGGTAATTGATACATTATTTATTTTTCCCTATTATTTTAAATTCGTCTCTCAAAAATCTTACTAATTCTGATCCATATACCGTATCAGCACCGAAATGTTTATCCGTACCTGCCCATATCCATGTTTCTTTCCCTTCATCCAATCTTGCCTGAAGTACTTGTAATAATGTTGGTGGGATTGAATTGTGTTTATAACCTTGTAGTTTATAAAATAAGAAGTCAGGCTTTATAAGGTCTGATACAAACATATCTTCTTTAAAGATTCTATCCTGCATGTCTTGGTCATTTGATAAGATATATGTGTAATCTCCACTTGTTTGAAGAAACTTGCTTATTACAAATGTTTTAACCAAGCCAAGACATTTAGCATTATTGCCTTTAAGTATGCTAAATCTTGACATTTTACCTTCATTAATAAGGCTCTCCAGTAATTTTTTATTTATCTTTGCATTCAAAAGGGCTGGTTCGAGATAAGACTTAAGTTGATTTTCTATTATGCATTTACATCTCCGTTCTTGCCCATTCTTAATTACTATTCCTGAGCCACCACAGTATTTACAATCATGTTGTATTGCCATTTCCGAGTCCTTTATTTATTTGTGTTTGTTTATAGGTTGTAGTGCACTTTCGATTAATCGAAGTGCATTCTCATTCTTGATTTGATCCATTCATCACCTTCTTCCATAGTTTTGAAACCGATAGATGTTACATCCTCATCGATCAATCCCTCGTCTATGCCATCAGGGTTAATTGAGTTAATCAACACCAATTGATTTTGTATCATTGAATATAATTCGTAATCAATACTGTTCTTCATGAAAAAGAAATATAAACTTAATGTTGTATGAGTTGTGTTTAGTCTTGAAATTCTACCTGCCACTTGTTGTAGTATGTCGCTTGTTGATGGTGGGATCACAAAGAAGATATTATTTGCAACTTGAAGACCATCAACACCATGACTCATTGCCGATGTACCTAAAAAGAATCTACATTCTGGTTTTTCAATAAATCTCTCTTTTTCAGCCTGTCTATTCTTTGTCCCACCATGAATTGATGCAGTTGTATGTGTCCCATAAGTTATTTGAAGTAGTCTTTCTAGTTGTAATAACACAGATTTGTATTCACAAAACAATATTATTTTCTCATTCTCATCTACATCATATTCTATTTTTGACAGAATAGTGTCGAATTTTACAGATTTGGATTCATCTTCTAAAACCAGCGATGGACAAGCCGAAGCAATTGCATATAATCCAACTGGTGGAAGTTTATATTTTTGTTCTCCATTATCATCGTATTCTGGATTCCCATTCTCATCGACTGCCTTAAATCTCTCTTTTAATGCATCATGTGCCTCATCTACATTTTTATCCCTCTGGATGAATGTCTTATTTAAAGTGAACGGTGGAATGTCATTCACTTCAGATTTCTTTCTTGAAAATATAAATGGTTTCATTGTTTCATAAAATTTTGAGATATTCTTATATCCAATTACCTCTCTAACTTTTCTTCTTCCAAAATGTTTAGTTTCCCATTTGCAATAATATCTTTGAAGCTTAGTTGTGGTTATGATGTCAATACCAATGGCATTTGCAATATTAACAATATCTTGAAGCTTATTTGTAATAGCAGTTGCTGTTAATACAGTCGATCTAGTTGTAACTCTGGATATTGCATTAACTAATTTATATACTTTGGTTTGATCATTCTTAAATGCAGTACCCTCATCCCAGATTATGAAAGGGTTATGTTTTTTAGCCAATTTAAATATATGTTGGTAATCACTTCGTATATTATCATATGATATGATCAGGATATCAGTTTCTTTATCGAATTGATCATATTTCTTTATTCGTTTTGGCTTTGGATCTTCAAATAAATGAACATAAGATATGCCATTGAAGAATTTATTAATATCATTATGGACTTGCCCCACAACAGACTTAGTTGAAACAAAGATGCATTTTTTGTTCTCGTTATTATTGTGTTTTAACAGTGCATACAGAGAAAGCGATGTGAGAGTCTTACCTAAACCTGTTGGCAATAATAACATTGACTTTTTTTGCTTGATAAGGTGCATTAATCCTTCTTCTTGATGCTTATAATATCTTATGTCTCCACGATGATACTTTGTATATAATTTATCTGACATTTTATACCCTTGATTTTTACTGGGTATTTATAAACGATAGAATTTGAGAATTTAATACATCCATCTTATTGTTAAACAAAAAGAATTAGAATGTTGTGGATTTACCATAGTATTTATAAGTGATCCTGGCTGTTTTGTTTTAGATGATGTCATTTCTGTTAGTTTTGCAGAAATTTTCAAATTTGGCTTAGGCTTTATTGAAAAATTTATTGATTGGAAGTCGCCAACCCATCCACCGAATCGCTCGTAATTAAACATTGATCCACTTAAATTATAATATTCATCAGAATTGTGTTGTGTTTCATAAGTTATTGAAGTTGGATAATAAGTTTCAAAAGACTTTTGGATGGCAAACAATGTTGAATATCCAAATCCCGATGATTTGCCACTAGCTACCATTTGTTCTGGAATATTATATTTTGTAATGATATCATCTCTTATTGGATTTGAAATATTCTCGTTTATATATGAAGCAGAAATAATTGTATATATTATTAATCCAGTGTCATCTTTATCATCCCATTTATAACCTATTGCAGTAAGAAACATATCAGCTACTTCTTCATCGTTATATTTTGGCTTACCGTAGAATGCATTTGTTGTTATGTTATTTTTTGAATCTATGTTAGTATCTGTTAGAAATGTTAAAAATATTGAATTATTATTCTGTTTTACTTGATCGTGTTCAATGTTCAAAAATTCGTTGTTGTATAACATCGCACCATATTTATACATCGTGTTGTTTATTTTTGTTGTCATCATAATTGAATAAGCAGATACATTTACAATGTTATATAGTCCATCACCTCTTTGTGTTATGTTATAATTAACATCGGAATATGATCCATTTTTAAAAGGAATAAGACCAATATTAATGCTGTTATCTCCAAAATGGTGTGTATAATATGCAGTTGTAGTATATAATGAATCTTTTGGTGGATAATCCCCAGTTCCTTGATCGATAAAACTGTTGGTTGATATTCTTGAATAAACCAAATTATAATTTAGGATGTTTTCATCATCGATTTTAGTGGTGTTTGATATATCAATTTTTGCAAAACTTAGGCTGTTATTATTTGTATTGTTAAATGTATAATCTACAAATAATATTGGATTATTTTCAGTAGCTAATAAGCTCGATAATACCGCTAAAGTTATGATTAGAGTTTTCATTGTTTCTTCCCCATGTAATTGATATATTTATTGTAATTAAAAGAGTCTTTCTTAAGACATAATTTGAGTTCAGAAGAAATAGTTATATTATTATTTTTATAATATCTTAACCAACCGTTATATGATCTGATATTTGGATCAATATTATGAGATTCATAATATCTTCTGCATATTATATCATTAATATTATTCTCTGCTGCATATACTGATATTGATAAAGATAATGTTATTATTAATGGTAGTTTTCTCATTTCACATCTTCCTTATTATATATCGCTGGAAACCAAAGCCGAAGAACTGTTCCTGATTTACTTGTTTCTTTTACCTCTTCATCTCCACCTGCTATCTTCAGTATTGATTTTGCTAGGTACATTCCAATACCTCTTACATCACCATTACCTGATTTAGTTGAAAAATTAGGATCGTATACTTGGTTTAAGGCTTCATTAGGTATCCCATTTCCATTGTCAACAATATCAATGTAAATAAATCTGTCTTTATATTGGATTGTGTTTATTGATATGAAAGTAGAGTTAGCTTCAAGTGAGTTCTTTATGTGATTAAGAAATAGATTCAGTAGATCTTCATTTTTTAGCCCATCATGGTCTAATTTTAGGTTTTTTAGATTGTCATCAATTAAATATTCAAATAATCCTTTATGATGTAACTTCATTGTCGATACCGATGCATTTACAATGTCATATAATGTTTTGTTACCATTTGAATATTTAATATTCTTGAAGTTTTTCATTCTCTCTAATATGTTATATATTGAGTTAGTATAAAAGTCGATTAATTCAAAAGCCTCTTCAATTTTAGCATTCTTGTTTAAACTCGTGCATCCAGTTCCTTTTTTAAAAGCCAAACAAGATGCACATTCCATCTTACATCCCATAATTTTTAAGTCTAACTTCCGTTGGTATCCCCTATCTGCAGTTGAACTGTTAACAATTCTTTGAAGATCATATATGAATTCTCGTAGATAGTCAACCTTGTTTACTATTATTGCTAGTGGAGTCTTCATCTCATGATGTATATCCTCAGTTAATAGGGTCATGTTTTTGTTTGATAATTGAGCTTCTTTACCTGCAAAATTCATAATATCAGCCCATTTAGATTCGACTGCAATATTATTAAGGAACATTCTAAATAATGATACTGATAAAATTATGAATACCACATATGAGATAGATAATATTATTAAGAATGATGGAAGAGGTATCCGAATATTCGTATTATATTTAGTGCTAAATCCCAAAGATAAATCAGTGAATATTTGTAGTGATCCTATGCTTATGTGACTTGGTAACTCTTCATAGTTTATCTTTTCTAAAGAGCCATTAATACTTCTATATGTGATTTCTTTATTAGTATTTGTATATATTGTTATTGAGTCACACCCAGTTATGTTACATACAACCTCAGGATCAAAATCGTTCATCTCTTTAGTTATTTCAGTTACTAGTTGGTTTTGTTGATCCACATAATTGGTTGTGACAAAATAAGTAAATAGGTTATAACTTGTTATGACTAATATTAGATAAGATAACAAACTTCTGTTAATTCTTGACCTTATTGATTCATCTAGTTTAATTGCTTTCATTTATCAGCTTTTCCGATTTAATTAGTATTTTTAATAGTTGTTTTCTTCTGAATTTGAAGTCTTCATCTTTAATAATTGCATAATTATTAATATCATCACCAAAAATTTTGTCGAATTTAATTGATTCATAGCTATATTTTGAGAGAACACAACCAGTGTAAAATTTGATTATTATTTTTGGGTTAGATTCTATGAGCATTTTATAAATATCAATTCCATCATATATTATGTTCTCACTTTTAGATATTTTATATCCACCTAAAATAATATCCAATACTGCAATATCAAAATGTGCCCCATTTTTGATTGCATTTTCAACAGAGAAACCTGCCATATCTCCTGTTGCCTCAATGATATTATATTTTGATAAATCGAAATTCATTAAGAAATTAATCTCTTTATCAGTTAGATCTTTATATACATTATATAATCTAACTGACATATCTGATAGATTATTAGTTCTTATTCTTTGAGCGAGGTAATGATATGATTCTAAGTCATCTTTTAAAAAAGATACAGTACCTATGTTATCATCCATTAACAATATATTTGGCTTTGAATTTTTTGGCATAACCAATTCAGGTATTTTTGCTAATACCTCATAGTTTTGTCTAAGATCTTTGGGTGACATATAATTACTAAAGTTTATACTTGAAGTTTCCTCAATAGAATCTTCTGGTTTATTTTTTGATTTAAATAGCCGAAATAGTTTATTTAGCATTATTTCCCACCTTTCTTTGATATGGTTGTTATACCTTCCATTACTTTTGCAGTCTCTTGTGGTACAATTTTGTAAGAAAGCACCAAAATTGTGAATAATGAAACCACAAATAACCATAAATCTTTGAGCTTTAGGTTTCCTACAAAAGGAACTTTAACACCTTTAGTCTCGGCTTTTATCTTAGATTCTAATGTTTTAACTCTTGTATCCATAGTTCCTAATGTTTGTAAAATTGTTAATTTTGAAGTGATCATGTCATTTATGATTTTTATAGTGATTGCTTTAAAAGATTTATGATCTGTTTCTAGATTTGAGTTGACCAGTACTATTAATTGGTAAATGTCAGCATTATCTGGATCAGTTTTTGTAAGTTCAATCAATCGAGAAGACAAATCGCTAGTGTTTTCCGATGACTGAACGGTATAAATTAAGTTATCTTTTAGTTCATTTAGATGAGTTGATATTTTCCCTAAATCCATTCTGTGTTCCCTTGTAATTATTGTACTTAGTGATCTGATTTTCATATTTTAAGATTGTTTCTTTCAATGAAGAAGTATAATTCACTAATTCTATAATTTTGTCCTTAGGAACACATGTACCCCAACTTTTTATGCAAATTTTACCATTAGAATTGTAAACCTTACCAAGAGTAAATGTTGCATTATTATCATAAATTTTAAGTTTAGGGCATTCCGCTTTTATGTAAACTGGCTCAATAACTTTAGTTGTACATCCTGATATTGATAGTATTAGTAGTATTGATAGTAGTATTTTTATCATAATTTTATCTCATATTCTTCATTATCGGGTGTTGATTGAATTTTTTCGATAGTAGTCTTAACTTCATTATCAATTTCTCTTTCAATTTTTGCTGAGGTTACTGCTATATCTTCTTTCATCTTAACAGTAGCTATTTCATCTTTATGCACTTCTTCTTGAACATGCATTTGTTGTTTTACTGCTTGAGTCTCTTTTTCAGACTCTTCAGCAGTTGTTACAGCTCTTTTGTATTTGAAAATACCAAATGCACCAACGATAGCTATTAATCCATAAAAAAGAGCTTTTAAGCTTGAAAAAACTTGCATCTTATTTTACCGATTTCACTTTAGCCCATGCATCAGCTAATTTCACTAATGTATTTGCACCAACAGTTACTACTGCAAATCCCCAGAATGCTGTATTAGTTACAGTCGATAGGATTAAGTCATAATGTTTTATATCTTTAGTTACTAATGTTGTAACTCCATCTACTATCACCTCTTTTGCTGGTGCTAGAAATGGATATAAAACTACGATTATTAAAAGTAGTATAAAGGTAAACAAACTAACTCTTGTGCCAAAATTGTGTTTTGCCCACCAATCGTTGTATTCTTTGATTCCCTTTTCTATTTTTTCTTCAGTCATAATTTTTTCCTTAGATTAAGTTATTGATCCATTAGATATTGGATTCAATCTACCATTTTGCCCAACAGTTGAATCAAGAGTAGGTACAACTTCAATAACATTATCGATTGGATTAACAAGACCACTATTATCAGAATTGTTAATAGTTAAAATGAATCTACCAATTTCAGTTGCTAAAGCAGAAATTTTATATACACCGATTAGTGATGGAATAGTTGCATGTAAAATTGTAACTGGATCATCATCTGTTGGGTTTAAGTCTGCTGATAGTCTTCTATCTACAGTTATTAAGTTATCTTCTGACTCAACTGATAATATATTGAATATAGAATTTGCAATTCTGATAGTGTTTCCAGTTGCTATCTGTCCTACATCGTCAAGTTTAAATTTTGAAGTTCCTGCTGGGTGATATCCATCTAGTTTAGCAACTGCAACATATGGTGCAACCTCAACTGATTCAACATCTTGAACAACTGTTGTTGTCCCACTATCTATATCGTATAGAGTAGCTCCCCAATTTTTAAGACCTAGTGCATCTTCAGATAATCTGAAAACTACTGGATATTTTGTATCCATCTCAACATAGTCTGCTGTGTTTAGTAAGTACATTTTTTCTCCTTAGTATATGGAATATATTCCATTTGGTGTTACTGAAAGTTCAAAATAAAACTCTCTACTTAATTGTTGATTTTTAGATGAAATTTGAAATGTTAAAATATATGGTTTCTTTGAAGGTACTAGATCTTTAGTCTTCTCTGGCTCTAAATGAATGATTGCCTTGTTCATATTAATGTCATCATTATATTCAATTGGAGTTGCACCATATATTAATGCTTCAGAATCTAATTTTCCCATCTCCTTTATATTTCTTATTGAGAATTTGCCAAATAGATCATCTGCCAATAATGGAGTCCCATCCATGTTTTTTAGTGGTAGATTAATTTTAATTCCACCACCTTGAGAAATTGTAATCTTTCCCTTGATTTTATAGTTAAAAGATGCCATTATTATACCACCAATTCAATTGTGATTTCAAAATCTACAAATATTTCAATTGTTATATTATGTTTCATAAATTAATTCCACCTTGTTTTCTAGTATATATTTTTCAACCTCTTTATTATATGGCAAATATATTAGTCTTTGTTCCAAATCTAATTGCCATCCTCTTATGATTGATACTGTGTTTATTATTCTAATTTCTAATACCGATGAAATTTTTGGTATTTTGTCAATATTAATTTCAAATATCATATCTTCATTATTAAGTATAACATCTAATGCTTCTGATCTAATTTCTCTTCCACTTGAAGCAGAATTTATCAACACCCATTTTGTTTGAAACTTATTTGTCTCAATACAAGTGTATTGTGATCCATCTAGCTTATTCAACCAAAAAGAGCCTTCTGAATATCCATCCGAATAGTTATCAAAAGGAGTAGGACTTCTTTTAGCATCCCAGTTTGATTTTATACTTAATAATAATTTACCTGAACTATCTAATTGGGTTGGAGATAATGACTCTACGGCTCTAGTTTCTACCTTAGTATTAACCACTTTATGATTTATTAGATCTTTTCTAGTCTTTTGATATCTACCTTTACCGTATATCATTACCTTACCATCCTTAATTAGTCACTAAATACACTTGTACATAGTTTTGAAATTGTTGCATTTTGAGTTGCTACTATACTTGTTAACTTAGCTACATTGTCAATTAAGTCATTGTAACCTGTAACACTAATAACACCATTCTCATCTGCTTGTGTAGAAACTGCACCATCAGGCTTAACACCACCGAGTTTGTCAACTGTTGCAGGTGTTAAATCGAAATTTGTATCACCATTAATCCAGTCATCTAATGCTGTTTTGTGTTCATCAGTAAAATCGTTAGTAGAAAGACCTTTACCAGATATTTTATCAACTTTACTACCTAATTTATCAGTAACTTCAGTTTTAGTGAATGTTTTTGATTTATCGGCTTTCCCATCTAACAATGAATCAGATTGAGGTTTAGTATAATATTTATCATCATGATTGTGGACACCATCTAATTTATAGAATTCTTCCCAAGCACCATCATTATATTTATAAACTGTTCTAGTGTCAGATTGAACACCTTGCTCATCTTGTTTCATACCTGCTTGATTATCTCTTGCATCGGCATCTGCCCATTTGTATTTGATACCATAAGCTGATGTTGCCATTTTAGAATCTATTTCTGCAGATGTATAAATATCAGATTTATTAGCTTTTCGATCATCTAGATCCGAAATTAACCTATCAGTGTCTTCTTTTTTATAAGATACACCTTTATCTTCTTTTTTATTATCAAGAGCAGTAGCAATGTCATCTGTAGCATCCTTATCATAAAGATTTTCAGCATTAACTGTCGTTGCATTAACTGTTGTTGTATTAACTGTAATAGCATTGACCGATTTAAACATTTTACTGTCATTACCTAAGTCATAACTGTTAGTTTCATCAGGTGTTATGCTACCTTTGATTTCTCCACCAACTACATCTAATTTTGCAGAAAGTTTACCAACCATAGTTGTTTTATCATAAACATTTGAGATGTTAGCTTTTATAGCCAATTTATCATCAATTTCAGATTTATTATATCTGTCGTTTACTAATGCTGTTAATGTTTCACTAAGTGACCCATCAGCATTTAACCATGCTTCATTCACTGAATTTATAGTGTCTGCTGCTTCCGAATCTGTTTGATAAACAGAATCTAAATTATTGATAGTTTTAACAATCTCCGTAACACTGTTATTAATAGCAGTAATTGTATTATTAAAGTCTTCTATCGCAACTTTAGTCTCTATTTTAGATAGATTCTCAGTAACATTACTGATGAGTCCTTCTATTTTAGTTAAGTTTGCAGTAACATCAGCTTTAACTAGCCCAAATTGAGTAGTTGCTAATTCTTTAAATTCATTAAGTTGATCAGTCGCAAATTTTACATTTTGATTGAATCTACTATTCGAAGCAATATCATTAGCTTCCCATACCCAGATATCTCCATCTGATACGGCTTGATCATAATTTTTAATTGCCATGTTTACTTCTCCTTTTATTTGAATTGAATAGCATAATATCTACCGAAGAGGTAGATATTAAATTATGCTATTCTTCTTCAGCACCTACTGTATTTTCATCAGTACCTGCACCATCTGTTACAAAAGAAGTGTTAAGTGTATCAACATTAAATGTTAATGGGTTTCTCTTGTGGTATACTAAAGTAACTGATAATGTTACTGGAGTAACTGATCCATCATGTGGTTGTGGTCTAAAATGAACACCTTTTGAGATACAACTAATGTCAAATCCATTTTCAGTTTTGTTTACAACTGTTGATTCAACTCTGTCATTGTCAATAACTTCTACAGAAACTTCATAATCAGTTGCTGCTAAGAACTCACCGAAACCTTCATTTGCTGTGTTGAAGTTATAAACACCAGTTGATGAATTCATAACAACTGATTTAGCTTGTATTCTGCTGATTGCATTAAGCTCATCAATCGCACCATCAACCGCTTGGATGAAGTCCAGATCTGCACCATTAAGAGATGTGATAAGATCATTTACTGCTTGAATTCTTGCTGCTGCTTCAGCATCAGTTTTGTAAACATCATCTAGTGCTGCAATTTTTAATTGTGCATTATCTGCTATGTTTTTAACTTTTTCAATATTAACAGAAAGTTGACCAGATACTTCATTCAGTTTTGCTGCTGTTAATGCTGATTGCTCACCATTTTTAACTCTGATGACTTGCATTTGGCTGTTCATGTCGTCAATTAATGCATCAATTTGTACATTAATATCTTCAACTTGTGAATCACCTTCAGCTTTTAATTGAGTTAATTGTGCATTGATATTACCAACTAATGTAGTAATTGCAGAATCTGTCTCATCTCTTAAACCGTTAACTGATGTAGATACTACACCTGACCATGCACCAAGTTTCTCATTAACTGATTGTGCCAAAGTTTCAGCAGTTCTGTTAAGTGTTTCATTTGTAACTTCTTCATCAGTAGAAATTTTATCATAAGTAACTTCATCTGGAGTAGCTAAACTAAATGCTGAGATTGCTCCTGCATTAACTGTTTTTGCAGTAAATTTACTTGTAACATCTACATTACTGATATCAAGCGGTGCTGGTGCTACGATATCTCCTGCACTAACAACTGTTATTGGCGATAACTCCTCAGTGTGTACTGTTTCTAATTCTTCGATTGTTGCCATGGGTGGCTCCTTTATATAATTTTTGGTTTTGCAACTCTATTAGTTGCCATCGTACTAGGATAATCCTGTGGTCTGGCTACAATAAAAACACTATTTTAAGTTGAAACCAGATTTTTGTAGGAAGTTTAAGATTTGAAGTATTTTGTTATTTAATTGGATTGTAGGTTTTGATAAATTTTCAGTTGTAGTCTCCATAGTTTCATCAAAGTGAGCTACACCTGATGAAACTACTGTTATATTTTGACTATCTATGTTTTTTAGTGATATTGATTTAGTTCTAGTTGATAATTTTATCATTATTCTTCCTTGCAAGAAACCAAGAAGTGAATGTTTGATATAGATGATGAAACCGTTAGATTTTCCCCATCATTCAAGAATAATTTGAAATTTTCTAGGAATATTGTCTCTTTTGCATCAATATTCTGATTTATTAGAATACACTTAGTATCTCCTTTTGCATCAGTGAGAGCAACTTTTATAATTGGATTTGCTGTTGTATTTCCATTATGAATTATCATATTGATTGCAATGCAAGATTTTGCATTCTCTATTATTTTAAATTCTTCATTTGGTGACTCTGTTATTTTAGTATAATTTTTCAATGCCATAATTTTTCCTAACTAAAAATGAGAGAGTATTCAAATGCCCTCTTTTCTAAATCAGATGCATCAAAACTTAATGATCCATCATCACTAACTATCGCCTTCACAGTATCTGTATCAGTAATAGTTACCTTATTAGTATCGTTTATAGTTATCACACCATTTTCAGTTATTATTTTTCTTAGATAATCTTCTATTGATATAGTTGCTTCATCTCCATTAATATCTAATTTAATACCTTCTTTCGTATTAACCTTTATTTTAGTGATTGGATATTGTATTCCTGTAGCTTCAGTACTATATACATACATTTTATCTGATGCATTTGAAACTAAATAATCTAAATTGGTCTTATCTTCTTTTGTAGTAAGACCATCTCTGAATTTTGTAACTGGTACTAATATCTTATCAATGCGATCGATAGCATCTGCAACATTATTTGAACCCTTTAATAATTCAATTAATCTATCTTTATCTAACACAACAAATTGTGCATTGTGCTTTTGTAGAGTCATAGTATCAGGAAGTGTTTCTTTATCTAACATATTATGCCTTTATTAATTCCATATGTGGTAGATCATCAAATGATTGATCTTCAAAAATGTCATCACCGTCCCAGTCTAGACCAAATCTTAATCTATGAGTAATCTTACCTTCTGCCAGTAATCTCTCACTAATCGATCTCATTATACCCATCATGAAATAAAATCGATTCTTGTCTTTTATTCTGCCACTGAAAGCATTAGTTCCTCTTTTATAAGGCATCAAATCTACAGCCATTGAGACAGTCTTGCCATTGTGTTCCACACCTTGATGCTTACTTTTTCTTGTCACACCATCTAATTTTGAGCGACCAGTCTTAAACATCTCTTTTTGTTCAGCTTCTGTTCTTAGTCCTTGAAGAATAGAATAATCATAAATCTTGATTGATTCATCTAAAATTAGCTGTAAATCAGGATGAAGTGTGTTATATTGTTTTTTTGATCTTGTTCCAAATGTGTACATGAGTTTATTCCTTGAATTTTAAATAATCTTCTTTTACTATATTAGTAATCTTGATCGATCTATCTAGTAATTTCGAAAACAGTTGAATTGGGTTTTCTAGATCGGCTATGTCTAATTCTTGAGAATTAAGCAGTACCATTCTATATTGTTCCAATAGTGCTTGATATTTATTCTTAGTTTCTGGTACTTGATCAGGCAAGTTATTTATAAGTTCAAGAGCCAATAAAGTGATTAATCTCTCAGACATAGTTAATCTTTTTGATATATCTGCAATCAAATCCCATTCATCACCTACTTCTGATGTTATTCTTTCTCTTGTTCTTAGTTTGAAGAATGTGTTCATATCAGAAGGTAATCCAAACTTTGGATCAGTCAGGTAGGTAGTTGAGTCTGGGATTGAGTCAATTTCCTCATAATCTGCATTCATAGATTTAAAATCGTCAATGTTACCAAAGACTTTAGCATAGGCATGTTCGTCATCAACTGCTATATCCTCAACCGTAAATGTTGGAATAAATGGTTTGGCAGTTGTGTCTTCTTCTCTATTTGGTTCATATTGTACCATTAATAGTTCTGGGAAATATCTTATAAGCATTATTTTCTCCTATTATATAATATATGATCTTCTTGATCAGTGGTTATTCTTGAAAATAAAAATAGGTCATCTATGTAACCATAATATCCACCTGCATAACCATTACCAACTATGATATTTTCGTTAGACAAATCGATCTCTTTAGGATCATGAGTTTCAAATGATATATTTGCCACAACTCCATTGATTTTGATTTCTACCTCATTTAGATCCTTTCGTTTTATCAGTATATGATTCCATTTTACTTTGTCTAGTTTTAGATCAGTATGAAACCCATTGTATGTCGAATGTGTGTCACCATGATAAAACGAAACTGATCCATTTTGTTCTTGAGTTATAGCGAACTCTGATCCATAATCTTTTTGTAAATGGTTTTGTCTGCCATGGAATGTTAAAGGAAGTACCCAATAAGATATTGTTAATTCTTTATTTAGAGGTAGATTATTAGATCCTTGAATTGTCATTGATCCGTTTCTTTTGAAGAATAATGCTCTACCCTCAATTCCTCTTCTTATATATCCATTCTTAACATAACCATAGTATTTACTAGTTGTATCTAATATTTTTTGGCTCGGAACTTTATTCATGTTAAAATGAAATTCCAATTTGGATGGATTTATATCTTGAATTGTAAATGTTGGCTCAATTACTGTTCCTAATTGTCCAATCCATTTATTCAAATCTTTCGTATCATCAGTTTGTACAAAGTATTCTCCAGTTGAAGTGTTAACCCAATATCGTGGTTTCTCTTTTGAAGTAGGATTACTTGTTATTGTTGGATTTTTGTCACTAACAGTTAATGATGGGTTTGCAGTAAGCTCTTCCTGTATCATTTCCTTTATGGTAGCGAATCCACCAGATTTCTGTAAATCTTCCATAGCTTGTTGCATTTGGGCTAATTCTGCATATGTTGCCATTAATAGTCTCCTTTTTGGAATCGGACATATTGTGGAAATTTTTGAGCTAAAAGATCCAATCTTTTGTGTAATCCATATGGTGAAATTTTGTGTGCTTGTTCTTCAAAGAGTGGATAAAACCCCATAATTTGTAATAATCTCACTACTATTTCAGAACAAAACCATTTATAAGTCGAGTTCATACCTAAGTTTATGAACTGTGTCATAGTTATACCCAACCAATCATACTTTGCACCATCATGATCCTGAGCAAATTGGAATGCTGTTTGTTCTAATTCCTTAGGTATCTTAATTATATAATAATCGACTTCTTCAGTCGTATCTGGTTTATCCTTGAATTTTATAGTTTGTGATTCAACATCATGACCAAAGTATATTGCAGAAGAAAATACAATCTCAGTATGTGAATAATTATGCGGTTTATGTGCTTTTGTCCATAATGTAATAGCTTTCGATGGTATTAGTGTTTGTGCTTTAAATAGAGCAACTTTAATCTCTACTAATTCTTGATTTTTATAATTGGGGAAGTGCAAATTCATTGAAATGTTCTCCTTAACTTTTTATAGTTAATTGGAGAACATTAGAATTATTTGTTACAGTATGTTTCTTTACCTATTATTGTAGGTTCTTCACATCTGATAACAGTGTGTTTATCTTTTGTAACACAGATACCATTTTCATATTTGCTACACTTAGAAATTTCTAATGTGTTTTTAGCACAACCACTAAAGATAGCTGATGCTATCAATAGTGAAAGGATCAGTATCTTCTTCATGTTACAGCTCTGCCTTGAGCTGTGCATATTTTGTGAAAATTTCAGTTTGTTTTGCACCTGCTAAAGTTAAGGCTTCTTGTAAATCTGGTTTTGTAAGCATTACTGCCTCACCAGATGCATCAATCCAAGGGATTTCAGTTTCATTATCAGGTAAACCCAGTACTGCTCTACTGATTCTTGATTGTGATGTTTCATCACCATTTAAAATAGCACCATTTGAAAGTTCAACAGTAATTTGTTTTGTCTCTATTGTTCTGTTTTGATTCAACGATGCAATACCAGAACTCTTTTTGATTCCCTTCTCGATAATTGAGAATTCCTCTTGTGAAATCAGTCCATTATCTAATGCATATTGATATGGCACATTATATGCTATATATCCATCTTTTTCTATTTTAGGTATAATCATTGGTTTTTCCTTTATGAGAATAATTTATACATACCACCAGTGTATGCTTTTCTTGTTGTAAGGGCATATTCATTATCTTCATTGCTATATAGAAAATTAAATGGTTTCCACTCACCGTCGTAAACTTGATCTTTTTTATATGCACAAACTATATTACCTCTCTGAGGTCCATCGTCTCTAGCATATTTTTCTATTGTAAATGTATCAGAAGATGTTTTATCATCTGGAATGCTATCTAAGATTACTACCTGACCAACACCACACATTCGAACAGTCTTGTTCTCATCATTATCATATTTATCCCATTCAGACTCATTGTGAATAGTCATCTTATAAGGACATGTTAGATAGTAAACTGCACCACCACCTCTAAGCCATACCACATGTACACCAGCCGACATACTTGGTCCAGTTGAAAAGTTTGCAACTGTTCTTTGATAAACAGTACTATGATGGATAACTCTAGCAATATTAATACCAGCATCCCAGTTGTGGTCTGATGCTTCCCATTGGAAATTCAGTGTAGCATGGTGGGTACTCGAATTATTCCACTCGTAAGGTGCAGTATTCGAGTAGTGTCTACTTATTGTATAAGTACCAGCCACATCTCTTGATGCACCATCTGAAACTACTCCTACTAAGACTGGGTAATAAGTATCATAATCTCCATTTACCATAAATGAATACTTATAGTTATTTGGGACACCTTGAGTCACAGATTTTATTTTGCCATTCGTATCATCTATGATATCCATATTCTCAATGTTACTGAGTCTAGTATCATAACCATTCTCAAAGTTCTGCATTGCCTTAACATAGTTAGGAACTTCTGTTCCATCGTTTAGCTTGAATGTACCTGCAGTTGGATTAGTAAATCCTCTTATAGCACTAATTTTATCACTATACTCACTGTTTAAGTCTTGTGTTTCAGAAACTAAGTTTCCTAGTTGACCTGACAGTTGATCAAGTGTATCTTGAGTTGTTGCCATAGTTTATATCCTTGTTTTTAATTTGTTTTTGATTTGCTCTAAACCACCACCGACCTGCAAATCATCTGAACTAATAACAACCAAAACCTCTAGAGTAAATCCTCTAGTTCTTCTGGTGTTAGTTCGCCTTTAGCAAATTTTACTAACACTTTTTTAATCTTCTCAGCTTCTGTCATACCTCTTGTGAAATCATGAAAACTTGAATAGATTGGAAATCTTTGTCTATATCCATCAGGAGTGATTATATTTACACCTGATGGTGCACATCTTCTCGGAATTCCTGATGAGTCATTGATGAAATACTTGCCATTAGTCAAGGCTGATGTATCTGCTGCATCTGTCCCATCATTGCTCGTTTCTAAATATGTTGCATAAGGAAGCTTATAGTTAAGACCGTTAATATGTGATCCTGAGAATGGCTTATCTTTAACACCATAAGATTTATCGTTATATTCGATATTTCTTTGAGAATATGTTATCTCTTTTATTCCATAAGGATTCCATGATTGTCTAGGTGTTAAAAGTACTAATTCCATTGGAACTCCAAATATATATCCACCTTTGTTCACACCTGATGCATCGAATGCACCAACTACTTTAGGATTATTTGACATTGCAACAAATAAATTCTGATCATTAAATGATCTTGAAGCCTTTGATCTATTGGATGCATCTGAACTTCCCATTCCATAAAAATGGCTGAAGTATGCCATATTTTTATCGAAATAAACAGAATCATCATCAAAATATTGCTCTGTGATATTTGCACCATAACCATCTATTGATGGACATTTATTCATAAGTTCTTCTAAAATTCCATCTGCTAATCTAAATCTTGCCTGACTTGACCTTTTAAAAGATGATCTAGGTCTTGGCATTCCATTCTTGGAAATTTCGTCTGAGAGCATTATGAATTTATTTGAAGAATCTATTAAGCCTTTAATAGCTTTATCTTCATCAAAAGGCAGACCTTTCAAAGTCGTTACAGTTCCATCAGGCAATGTGTAATCTTTATCACCAGTTCCCATATGAGCAACTGGAACAGAATAAATTCTATATTTAAGCTGTGTGAATCTTGGAACTCCATTATCATCGACAGTTTTTAGAACTAAAGGTTCAAAAGGAATATTTTCTAGTCTTGCCTTTTGACCTGAGAATATGAATCTCATTGATCTTTCAAAAATTTCTCTAGTATTATCTCCTGAGATTTGATGTCTGAAAGATGCATTCTCATCTACTCTATCTTGATGAAATTCCTCAAACCAAACATTTAAATAAGTCATATGATATATACAGTCTTCTGGATGATCCTCGAATACCTTTTGCATTCCCTCTAATCCTGCACCACCAATAATGTTACCATCAGAATCTTTAGATAATGACCCATATTCTTTTTTAGGTGGTTCTACATGTCTATAAGCAGATGTTCCCTTACCTGTATTAAGTGGATAAGCCATTCTGTAATCGTTGTGTCTAGTTTGAAATGCATAACCATTGACAATAAGACTCCACTCAGCTGATCCTGGCATATTGTGATAATTTGGATGATTATGCATACCAAGTGCACCATATCCCATTGAGAATCTTCTAGTTGCAGGATTGCCTGGTTGTGCATAAGAATAATCCCTAGCATTAATCATCCCTGATGATCCCATTGATCTGAATATATTTGCATGCATTTCAAACATTGACATTTGATTATACCATGCAAATTCAGATTGTTGAATGAAAGGAGTTTTGTATCCTTCTCCATTGTGGTGACCTTGCATATCTCTTCTAAGTTGATCATCTTGTGCTGCTTGAACATCACCAATTTTATGATTAACCTGAGTGATTAAATCAGTGATATTTGCTAGTCTCTTTTCTAATTTATTATCCATTTTGGTTACCTACTTATGAGATTTTTATAAGTTTTTTTGATACATAAAGAGATTCTACCTGTTGTTTTGTTCCAACATCTTCTTTAAAAAGGAATAAATCTTCAGTGTCTTCACAATAAACATAGAATCCCTTCCATCCTTCAACTTTAGATGATCTGTTTGCTACAAATTGTGTAGGCTCTTCAATCATTTCATTTGGGATTATTTCTCTTCCATTTCTTACCATCATATGATCCTTTTTATTTTATTGTTCTAATTTCTATTCTAAGACCATCTAATGGTGCTGTTCCAAAAACAACCTTTTCTCTTGTGTCATTTAGATCCCAAATTACACCTTTAGTTTGCTCTATACCTTCAAGAAACACAAGACATTCAGATGGATCATTTAGTGGTCTATTAGCCTCTGGAGTCCAAAATTCTGTCTCTTCTCCATCACCAATATAAGAAATTCTTGACTTAATGATACCATAGTTAAGGGCAACCAGTTCTTCAAAGAATGATATATTTGTAAATAAACCAGTCGCTGAAGTATCTATTTGGATTTGCTCGTTTTGTCTGAATGTCACATTCAGATCTTTGCCATCTTTATCTTTAAGAGCATCAACAGTCTTACCTGCTTCAACCACTAGATCCTTAACAATTTTAGATGTTACCTCACCTTCACTGTCTAATATGTTTATTGAAACAGTAATGTCAGATGATCCATTATCATTTAACATTATGATATCAGTTATTTTAGCAGATGATTGACTAAAAGCAAATTTGCCACCACCTTTGATTGAATGTCTATTTATCATTATTGATTCCTTTTTGTCTAGTTTGCATAAACCATTGATATAAGTCTAGAATCGATTGCATAAAGTCTAGTTATCTTAGTTTCAGCTTGTGTTATGTTGGCTAATAATTTAGCATATTTATTTTCAATTTTTGCATCTTGTATGAATTCTTTTTGCTCTTGTGCCTGAGTAGTTTCAAATTCTTTCAATTCTGCCTTTTGAGAGTCCACAAATGCAACAAATTCTTCATTGAGAGTTTTTCTTGTTATATCTGTAAGTGTTTTGTTAACTTCCCATAGTATTCTATTTTGAAAAGATACCATAGTCATTATCTTAGCATCTTCTAACATTTGGGCAGATTGAATTTTAGCCAATTTCATAAAATCTCTATCTGAATCCAATTGATTTTGAACAAATTCTCTTGTATTATCAAAATCTGATTTACCGTCGATAAAATTCTCAGTAACTTGTTGTTGCCATGCTAATTCTGCTAATATTTGGGCAGAATGTGATTTAACTACTACTACATCAGATTTTATTCTATTAGAAGTATCTTCTGTTGAATTTTTTAATGACTCTGTATCTTTTTTGATTTCGATCATCTCATCGATTTTAGTAGATGTGAAAGCTGAAAGTTGATCTTGTTTACTTTCTGCTAGTAATACTAAATCCTGTTTTTCATTTAGATATTGCTCAGTGCCTTCTTGTAGATACATCTTGGCAATGTTTGATGAAATTGCTGCTGCCTGAGCCACCATGTTATTTGTATGGTATGCAATTTTATAATCTCCAATTTCATCATTAATCTTATCAATCTCTGGTTTAGCAGTATCTTTTATCCAATTGTAAATCGTAGCAGTTTCACTTACTAAGTCTTCTACATTGTCTATAGCTTCCTCAGAAGCCTCTTTGATTTCTGTGATAGTTGATGACATTGCACTAGCTATTGCAGTCAGTGAATCAGACTTTTGTATTTCGACTTGCCCTCTCATTACTAGGATATCTGTTCTCATTTGTTCAACCATAACTACATATGATTTTAAAAATGTCATCTTATCATCTAGTCTTTCAAATGCTTGAGTGAATTCTTTTACAAATTTCTCTTCTAATTCTTCATAGACATCAGATTTAAGTTGATTCTTGTAACCAAGCAATGAATCTTTATATTCCATATATTGAGTTAATAGTTTACCGAATCCTTCTTTATCGATATAATCTTTAACATCAGTAATTAAATTGTTAACCTTAATTATGTCTGTATTTGCCGAAGAAATTCTACTGTCTATTTCAGATAATGCTTTCTTAAGTGTATATACATTCTTATTTGTACCATATAATGTGATAAAATCAGTTTCAGAATCTATAAATTGTTCAACAGATTGAATTCTTCCAAGATAATTAGCAAGTCTACTGGCAACTATCTCTATGTCGGAATTGTATGTTGTTATGATAGTTCCGACAGTATCTGATTTTTGTACTATTGCCAAACCCATTTCTGGGTTGTTATGTGTTGCTGTTGCCATCAATGTCTCCTATATGTAACTTTCATGTGCTGTTTTTGTTATTGCTCTAAGGTCTAAAACCTCTGGTCTTGTCAATTTTTCATTGTCAAGGACATATAATTCAATTTTCAATCGTGGGCTGAAACCATTCAGGAAATTTATATTGTTTTTAACACTAGTTGATGTATCTATTATTGATACATCAACCGAAACAGAATTGGATGCTGTGTTGATTATTCTGTTGTGATATAAATTTTCAGTTGTTATATTAGAGTTTTGAGCAGAATTGTAAATGTGATGTCCATCAATATCTGATTCAAAAGTAATGTCTCCATCTGCCTTATTTGTAACTATGAAACCACAAGATGTTATTGAATTATTTATAATGCTAGTCATCTCTGATAAATTTGATGCACCTGCCACATTAACTTTAATGTTCCTTATGTAGTTATTAGAATCACTGTATGTACTCTCGTTTGAGGTAGTTATATGAAATACATAAGCATTCCCATCGTTATAATTATAAGCTATTATTTGGAATAGTTCCGATCCAGATATATTATCTTTATTTGGAAATCTCAATCTAGTACTAATTCTTTTATGGTCAATTGAGAATTTGTTCTCATCTGCATTACCTAATATATTTTCTACTTTAATTAGTTCATTCCATGTCATTCCACCAGTTAATGAGTAATAAGCTCGAACATTACGACCAGATAATTGAGTCCCTTTTCTAAAATTCTTAATATTCATATATAAATTTAGATCGTTCTGAATTGTCCAGTTATCTATTGACTTAGTTATATATATTGATTTATCTTCAACTTTTGCTGTTGATAATTGAACAGAATTAGTAAATATTGGTGTATTGACAACTCTATCAGAATAACCAGTTGGAAATTGTGTACCATTAAGATCTACAGTTACTTTTGCTGATTTCACTTCTATCATTTCAGTTTGAATTGGATCAAACGAATTGATGTTAAATTCAAATTTATTATTTGTTTTATCAGTGAATTCTATCTTTTTATGGATCGATGTATTAACATCTAACTTTTCAGTTGATAATAATTGGAAATCTGACATCTGAATTGGATTAGTATACTCTAAATTATATACTAATTGTTTAGCAGGTTTAAATAGACATGAGCTTATATTGAACCATAAATCTGTGTCTTGTACTGCAGTCCATGTTATGAAGTTCGAACTTACGAACTTAAGACCTTGTTGATATGGTTGTTTAACAATCCAGTTGTTTGTGTTAATATCTTGTGCACCGAGCTTAGCAATTTTTAATGTTAATTCAGTTTGTAATGTTACGAAAATGAATGCATAATCAGTATCATTTTGAAGCTTTATGTTCTCATCGAATCTTATTACAAAAGGAGATGAACTGTCTATTAGTCTTCTTCCATTACTATCAAATGATGGCGATTGTGCCTCATTTATTGAATAAGATTCCCCAGATCCATCATCATTAAAAGGAATAGTTTGAGTTGTTAATGTCTTCTTAACATCAGGATATCCATTTGTAAGCTCACATAATACAACTTGTATTGATGACATCAAAGTAAGTTGGTTTCCATTTTTCCAATTTGAAGTTGACTCTGCATCCAACCATACCTGAACAGAATCTAAATTGAAAGACTCTTTCACATAAAAAGATTGTGCAGTCGGATCTGGATTATATCTTCTTGGTGGTGGGGGTGGTGGATTATAATTAATAATCGTTCTTACCTGTGGCTGTGATGTGAATGAGGTTATACCAAATGCTCCTAAATATTCTCCATTTTCATTTGATGTGAACTGAGTAATATCTTCTTGAACTAGTATTGATTTAATACCACTGTTATATCCTTGAAGATTTATTGTAATTGACATTGATCCATCAGCATTAACAGTAGGCTGTGTTGAAAATTGATATTCTTCATTTTCAATAAATAATTGAAGCTTGGTTGTAGTAGGTGTACCATTTCCAACTATTTGATTTGTTGGACTGAATGAATTAGCTGGTGCAGTTATTGTCACATTTAATGATGGTAAAGGCACAGGTGCTTCATTATAATCCGTTGTTGTATCTATATCTCTAGCCCAACTATTGTTAACAGTACTTGAGTCGGTTCTGAATATCCATTTATAATCTTTTGGAGTTATTGAAAGGCTTATTTCTCTCGATTTACCTGCAGAGGTAGTCAGTGAATTCAGTCTTTCAGTATCAGAATAAAATGTTTGTGATATTTCATTTCTTGTTATTGTTATATTGTCAGAATTTTTATATTTATCTAATCTTATGAATCTTTGTTTATATGATGTTGGCAGGTTATCAGTTCTCCATGTTGTATGAGGTACTATTGATCCATCCTCGATCGAAACTTGTGGAACATTTGACAATTTGATTAGATTTAAATCCATCATTGATGTGTTTTTGAAGTTATCAACAAATATGTTTTGCAGATTTGAAGTTGATCCGTCTGCTCTTGCCTGATCAACTAATGCATTCTTAGATATATCATATTCTAGTTTATTAACTCTTTCATAAAGCTTATTAATATCAGACATCTTAAATGTTCTAAAGTAATCTTGTGTTATTACTGGTGGCTTACCATATTCAAGGTAAACTGTTGCTAACGATAATGTTGCTGAATCTTCAACTTCTGGTGGTAACGGAGCAGTACCATATCCTGCATTACCATAGATGATTGAATATTCTCCAGTCACAGATGAAAATAGTTCTGATCTTTTAAGGACTAATCTATCTATTCTTGGCTTGATAATGTCATAGTTGAATTCTAACTTGTAGTTAAATTCTCCTTCTATATCAAATCCAAATAACGATTGATTAACAAATAGATTGGTTCTATCTTCAGATATTACAAATTTAACATCTTCATCTATTGATGTTCCCATTGTTAAATAAGATGTTTCTGACTTATATCTATATCTATGGAATATCTTTTCAACAGTATAAGATGAGTTTTCCTCTGGTTTAGTAGATGAAATCCATCTTATTATATGATATCCATTGTTAGAATCAAAATCCAATTCCCAATGAATTCCTCTTGTATAAGTAGTATCTCCACTTACTACTACATTACTTATGAAGTCAATGTAGAATACCTCTGGATCTTTATCTACAATTGTTATAACATCGATCTCAGGATCAGATGATCGTTGTATTACTTTGTTGGCTACATATTTATAACCAGTTACAGATTTTATTCCATATAATCCATTATCAGGAATAGTGTAGTTTGCAAAGTTACCCTTAAATGTTTCTTTTACATATCTTGATGACTTGTTTAGGATATATGACTCGTTGAAAGCAGAGTCGTAATCAAATCGCTGATCATAAGAATATTCAATATTATAACCTGTAATATTAGCAGATCCCTTACTTATGTTCATGAATATTTTATTTGGTTGCCCATTCATATCTAGATTTGCTTGTGCATAAGTTTTTCTTGTATCAATAGCTGGAACTTGTCCTGATATTACATAGTTACCGTTTGAGTTAAAGTCATATCGACCAACTACATCAACTACACCTCTTAGTTCTGGATCTATTCTGTTTGAGTTTATAACTCTGTTACCTTTAACAAGCCATACTCCAAAAAATGAATCTGAATTTTCAGTATCTAGTGATATATTCCATACCCCATGAATTTTGAGTCTATGTGCACCATCGTTATCATAATTGTAACCTGCAGATGGATCTAACAGTGATCGATCATCATTGTAATCAATATCAACAACTTTTACTGTTATACCGACAGTGATTTGATTTTCTTCTCCACCCTGAGTATATGCATTGTGTAATAATGGCGAAGTTAATGGCGAAACATTTACTGAGAATCCATCGTAGTAAATAGTGCTCTCGCCAAAAGTGTTGATTTCTATCACATTGTTGGTAAATTCTAAAGGTTCATGTAGCTCTATTCTATTTTTAATTGGCTTGTCGTCAGTTCCTAACAATGAGGTTAGTGGCAAATAATCACCAATTGCTGATGTTGATATGAATTCATATAAATCCGAGGTTTTACACCTCACATTGTCATTATCATCAATTGGTAAACTAATTTCCCAAACATTTGAATTGTCAGCAGACTTATCATAAGTAATGTGAGTGTTATTTTTTGATAAGTGTTTCTTAATTCTAAAATGATAAGGCTGACTCTCGTTACTTGGAGATTTAAAAGTTAGTCCTGGTAGTTGATGAGGAAATTCAAATGATTGTTTTTGTACAATTGTAATATCTCCACCATCAATTAATGCCCCAGATCCCTTATATAGTTTATCCGATAGTTGTTTAATTTCATTTAGAACAATTGTTTGTAATTCATTTAGTTCTGCAGATTGTAAAGGAGTATTTGCTTTAAACAGTATACTTTTATAACTCTTTTCTATATGAGTTCTTTGATCTATTGTGCCTTCAGAGTCTAAAGTAGATCTGTTATCCGATAGCAATGCTCTATTGTAAATTTGTTGGTCGAATTCTATTTCCGATATTTTATCTGATATTAGTGACATTAATTATCCTTAAAATTCTATTACGAAGTCAAAAACTTCTCTAACTAATGAGTCTCTTTGAATAACTTTTAAATTTTCAAATGTCATCATATTACCTAAAGATTGTACTTCATTTGGAAGAAGTAATGATTGATTTAGATGTGACGGTTTTGGAACAGTGTCTATGAATAATCCGAGTTGGTAAATATCACTTGTTGGTAGATCTTTCAAATGCAATCTAAAGCTCATATAAATATTTGTTGTAATTGCATCATCTGAAACATTAAAAGTGTTTATATCTGATGATCCTGTCATTTCCCAATATCTACCATCATTTGTTATAATATGTCTAGGATTTTCTGGCTGATATTGCATTTCTGATATTGCATTTACAAATCCTCTTGAGTCTATTAATTTCATTGCAATAAGATTTTCTATTTTATCAGTAGAATGTTCAGTTGGTACTGTTCCTAGTTTCCATTGAGTCACTGTATTTGAATTATATTTTGAACCAGTTGGCTTACCACCAATCCCAAGATAAAATCGTCTTTGTACCCCAGATTGTATTTTATACCAACCTACAAAAGATTTCGAAAGCTCTTTTCTCATTATATTATCATAGTCTGTTGTAAAAACCATTAGTTTTCCTTTATAGGGTAAATTATATCTATATATCTTTTATGGTTAGACCAATAAAGTTTTGTACCTAATAATTCATCGGCAAAATCATCGAATGATTTATTCCATATATCATCAGCTTTTTTAGATATTGATACTACTGGGATATCGAAAACACTATCTATCTTTGATGAAACAATTTCCTCAACCCATGTCCCATCGGCTAAATCTTTCCATGTTGGGATGAACATTCCAATACGATTAAAATATGCTCCTTGAATCGTATTGTCTCTTAAGACCTTAGGATCATCAATTAAATCCGACCAATATATATCAGAATCGAGTTCCACATCATCTGCTTTTTGATCCCATAAAGATCCGATTGATTTTTTAGGTTCTGCAAAAGGCATTAACTCTGGATATTTTAATATATCTGGCAGAATTATCTCAGAAGTCCATTTATGCTCCTTAATCCAATGAGTCATATCACCATTCACATTTTTATATGATGACATCATAAATGCATGATATTCCTTCCAAGAATATAAATTTCTCTCGTGGGGTTTGACCTTAAGTACATCTACAAATTTAGTTTCAAACCAACCTGATTTTATTAAAGATTTGTCAATTTTCTCATACCAAAAATTGTTAATTTCATCTAATTGAGATAATGACTCAAATGATTCATCTTCAATATCATTAATTGTTGTCTGTTTTTCCGACATCAAAGTGGAAAATTGTCTGAACAATTCTAAATATTTTTGGTGTTGAGTATTCCTATGTTTTCCAAATTTTGATGGAGTCACATCAGTGTATTTGAAGCCGTAAATAAATTCTCTGGAAACGAGGTTTTTATCTTTTCTATCTGCTAAGCCTGTTGTCGATTTGAATCTTGTTCTTTGATCGTGTTCGACCCTTTTGTGTTGTGGGTGTTCAGTAACATCAGAATATACTCTTCGAAAATCAACATATACTCCGTTAACTTTGGCTCCTGGTATACCAGATAATATTGATTTTGAAGTACGATATTGTTTACCACCTGATAATATCATTTGTCTTGCAGACTCTGGATTTCTAATTGAAGTTCCTAATACTTCAAATGGTTTAAAAGTCTTCATTATATCAATAGTTAATTTTAATTCTTCTTTATCCGTTATTGCTAAAGGAGTTTCAATATCAAAGGCAGAAGATCTTCCACCCCTAACCTCTTGATGATAGTTTATTTCTAATTTAGCACCAGTTTTCAAGTCATATCTTGCTATTTTGACATCAGTACCATCTGCAGATAATCTATTTGGATAATTAATCTTATTATTTTGTCTATCTAGTATGAATCGACCATTTGAGTCCGTCATATATGAGTCATTCAAATTGTATCCATCTACAGACTCATAAATGTAACTTTCTCCCCCCAATGTATTGAGAAGTATATTAGATAAATTAGTCGTAGCAGAATGACTCATTAGAAAATTCTGCCAGTGCCATAACCCTGCCTCATTTATGTTATCTTTAAACTTATGTATATCTAATAGTAGTTGAGGTGTTACTGTTTTAAGGGCATCATAATCAATTAAGTCATATTTGTGAATTATATAATCGTATAATATTGATACCTGTTTAAACAGTTCATCATTTCTTATATTAGATGGTATAAATCCTTTTATAAATGATGAATCAATAAGCTTAAGATCGAGTGCATCATAATAAATTGATAATAAATATCTTGTAAGTCTTTTATCTTGTTGTTCAGTTCTGTTTTCAATTTTAAGCAGATTTTTTATATATTCATTTTTGTTATCAGATTCGATATTTGATGATTGAAATATTGGTATAAGCTTGTCCAAAAATATTGATCTATATTCCTGAATTTCAACAATTAAATTTAAATTATCTACTAATATTGTTAGCTTGGTACTTTCTGGATCCGAGTCATCTCCCCAATCAAAATCGTATAATTCCACTAGTGATTGGACAGATGCAATCCCGTACATTTTCCTATAAAAAACAGATATTGTAGAAGATGAATTAACCAGATTAGGCTCAGTAAATAAATAGTTGAAATCTGATGGAAGTGCCATTTTATTCTCCCATTGTATATCTGATAGACAATCTATCTATATATTCTAGCTTCTTAAATGAAAATGAAGCTTCTTCGTTTGGTGTGAACTTACCATTACCAATCATCTCAGTAAGATTTATGCATACATCAGTTGAGGTGATTACTGAGTCTTCCTTAAATATTTTATAAGTTAGTGAATCCTTATAATCTTTTATTGTACTATCTATAGTTAATTTTGAAGCATCCCCTGAATAATTGATATTGAATAATATTTTAATACTGACAGGTTCAATCATTCTCCAAAATACTCGATCTTCTATTAATCTTCTCAGTTTTAAGGTTGATTTGAATTGCTCAAAATATTCTGGAGTTAGTGTCTCTTTTGGCAAAATATAGATATATTTATATGGAAATGTTTCATCAATGAATACATCATTGATGTATCCATATAGCTCTTTCATTATGAATCTCTCATAATCTTTAGTATCAATAATTCTACCATCGACTGAATTTCTTATAGCAGAAAATCTTATTTGTTCTTTATCTAAATAAGGCACACCGACTCTAATTGTCTTTGAAGATTCTATCTGTAATTTTAATGTCGATTCAAAAGTTTCTGTATTAATATTATTAATATTATTATTAAACATCAGAGTCGTATATTGGATATCATCTTTGTGAGTTACTTTTATTCCAGTTATGTCATTACCAAATATTAACTTTATATTGTTTTCATAAGGAAGTCTTAATACTGATTTTGGCAAATCCTTATCTAGTACTGACATATTTGAATCGACAATTCTAGCTTTAACTTTATTTATTTGGAGATTTTCAAATTGATTATCTAAATATCTATTCTTAGTTTTAATCAAATGAGTCACAAAATCAATAGAATTTGTTAATTTGATCTGAGTTGTTTCCATATATCCAATAATCACATCTATGATGTAAGTTTTTTCTGCATCGATGTGTATTGATTTTTCATAATCAGATGCTGATGATTCTTTCCCTTGTAAGAAAATTGCATCATAATCTGCATCAGCAAACTTACCAATAATATCACCTGCTGATAATGTATCATTTTGAAAAAATTTAATTGTATATCTAACTATTCTTGACTTAGCAGTTGGAATAAAAAATCCTTTGTTTATGCTGTGTTCAACAACAGAAGATAATAACTGTGCATTTTGGATTGATGCTTCTCTTTGTAACATCATCTTCTGATGTGATGTCATTGAAGCCACACCTGATAGTAATTCTAAGATTGTCTGACCTGCACCACCACTATAAAAATCTTCAAATTTTTGACTTTCTGGTAATGTTGATATAAACTCTTGTAGATCTTTAATTATATCAGTATTCGTAATTTTGTTTGTCATTATTTATCCTAACTTTTGGTTTTCTAAGTCGCCAGATATCTCAAATTGATCTTCTGACAAACCTTTTACCTGAAATACTAATTTCATTCTAAACACATGATAGTCCTGATCTAATGTAACATATGATTGATTTAAAATAAGAGTTGCTCTCGGTTCCCATCTTGCTATTGCATTTATTACTTCATTAAATATCTCAAATGCAAGTTCTTCAGAAAATAATTCGAATAATAAATCAGGAACTCTTGAACCGAATTCTGGATTAAATAGTCTTTCTCCAATTCTTGTCATTATGATATTTGATATTGATTGAAAAATTGGTTCAACACCTGATATGATGCTTTCATTTAGGTCTTGATCTAAATCAGAATAAAGTTTTATGTTGTTCATCTAGTCCCCTAATTTATTATAACATCAGGAGAGCCTTGTTGATTACTTGAGCCACAAGCTATATCGTCACCTACTCGTGCTGCTGCTGATCCATTTGTTATTACATCTGGTGATCCACTGGCTTGAGTAGAATCATGACATGCTGGTCCACAACAGTGGGTAACCCAGTGGTCTCCTACTCTATGTTTAGGTAGACCATTTACTATTACATCAGGAGAGCCTTGATCATTGGATCTGCTTCCGTAACAACCATGACCTGTACAAACATCACCTAATCTTACTGATGGTGGCATTATATTCTCCCATTGTTTTTAAGCTTGGCTAAGAAATCAGATAATATTACCTTTTTAGCTTTGCTGAGGTTTGGATACATTATATTCATTTGTTCTAGTATCTCTGGACTAGTTTTACCTTGTGTAATTTGCATTAGAGCTTGTTGATATTCTTGATTCAGTGATAGTTCCCTAATTGCATCACTTATACCAGTTGTAGTTGAAGATGTTAATGAATCCAAGATGTTTCTATATTTACCGTTGTCCATCATTATATTTGATTCATCTTGTCCAACCATAATTCTAGCAATTAAATCTCTTGATCCTTCCATTTGATCCTTAAGTGTGTCTCTTAAAGAATTAATAGCATCCCCAAAATCGATTGTTGATTGTGTCGACATTGATAGGTTTTCAGAAACTGTCACAGATATATTGTGTAATGGATTTTTAGTTGATAATGATAACACTGCATTGTTAGTGGCAGTTACGATTGACTCATCATCATTATTTATTGATGTTGCTAGTGCAGTGTATATTTCTTGTTTTGTAGCATTATCATCAGAATTAATAGAATAAATTGCACCGTTGATGGTAATAGAATAAGTTACATTGTTATCTAATGTCTTTACCTCAATTGTGTAATAATATTTATTTGTTGATGTAAAAGAATCAGATAACATTGATAGCACCTCTGTTATATTAGATTCGAATACTGTATTAGTGTTAGGGTCTACATCAGTGCCTAAAGTCTCATATATTGCACCAGTACCATGAAGCTTCCCACCACCAAATACTGCCGATACTGTATTAACTAATTGTTGTATTGCTTTTGTCATTCCTTCTACCTCCGACCAGATATTTTCTATTTCAGTACCATTCGTATTACTAGATATTTCATTAATTGTATTTGTTATATTAGATAAGGCATCAGCAATTTTTATAGCCGTTTCATTGCCATCAGAATCTGTTAAAGTGATTTCATTTGTTCCATCTTTTATCGTTAATATATTATCTTTTGTTGTTGAAACATCATCCTTTATCGTTGATACATCGCTTTTTAAAGCTGTTGCATCGCTTTTTAAGGTTGAGACATCATCTTTTATCGTTGTTACATCACTTTTTATCGATTCAGTGTTTGAGTCTATTCGAATTAATAAATCTTGGAGGTCTTCAGTCGTATCATCATCGTAAGTGATAATGATGTTGGAATCATATTCTACTAAATCACCGTTTTCATCTATATACTTTAGGTCTTTAATTGTTGCCATTATACTGCCTTGAACATATCATAATCTTTTTTCATAGATTTAAGTGCTGATTTTGAATTGTATGACATTATCGATGACAGTTTCATACATATACATTTTCTTCCATATTCTGTTTTACAATAATCTTTATTGCCATTAGAATCTTCTTGATTACAATTTAAATCCGAGCCTGAACTAGATACTTGGAAATTGTTATCCATATTTACTATTGAATCATCTAACACACTATAAATGCCTTTAACAACATTTGAAGGTGATAATGCATTTATCACATCTAATTTTGAGGTTGCATCGGATACTAATTCTTCTAAGATTCCTGCAGAATCTTCATCAGCCATACATTCTAGCATTGAAGTCAATTCATTGGGGTCAATTGGAGTATCTCCACCAAAATCTGGAAGAGATAAATTACTTAGAAAGTCTAAATCTGGTAATTCTATCTCAACACCACAATCAGTGAAATCAGGTATTTGCATTTTTGGTAATTGTATTTGATTAAGAGATCCTAATAAATTTTGTCTCTTTTCAATTAAATGTGCTATTGATTGAGATAAATATCCTTCAATTGACTCTTGTGTATCAATTAATGCTTGGACTGCATTTGGAACTGCCTCAATAGTATTAACACCTAGTATTGAAAATAGTTGTTTACACATTGGAGTTAGTCCATCTTTTTTCCATACCAATTCCCCATCATTTATTATATCAGAATTCCAATTTGGAGAATTTACACCTGATAGTGGTTTTCTTTGTATATTATATAACGATGAGTTTGATTCCATCAGTTTGTATTGATATCCATTGTATAGTGGATCAGGTGGAATAACAATAGTATTAATGTCGTAATTTGTAAGAGGACTCCACATTGTGGGAGAATCTTCACAAGCAAATGTACAATCTTTAGATCGATTTAGTGTTGAAATCAACGAGTGATATTCTGATTCAAACATGTTGTATCCTTAATTTTCTAATATTGTAGACCCTTTCAATGTGAGAGTACTCGTCATTGAAATTAGTCCTTGTTTAGATGAAGTTATATCAATATTACCATTATAGTGATATTTTCCCCATTTTTGAGTCAGTGTATCTATCGTGTCCTTATTAAGGATTTTAATTCTTTTATCCACAATTTCATCTTTTTTACCTTTAAGATGTCTATACCAGTCTTTAAATACTACTTCGTCTTTGTTCCCCTCAATTTGAGTGGTTGAGTCTTTTTCAATTACGACCTTTAAATTGCCAGTTATTTTAATGTTAACATTACCCTTTTCATCGATTTTGAGAAATGATCCAGATGAATGGTGCATTGTTACTTCTTTCTTCTTTTTATTTATCTTTAGAAAGTTCATTAGTCGATCTACCCAACCATAAGACTCTGGATAATCTTCATTAAAATCCACATTATTACATACATCTAGTGGAGATGTATATTTGGTATCATTTATCTCAGTATCACATCCACATTTGTTAGGAAGTAATCCTGCTTCATTTGAGTCATTTTCATTAGCAGGATTTGGGCTTTTACCAGTTTGGCATTTACCACCTGATTTTGAGTGCCTATCGTCATGTCTTGTTCTTTGTGACACTAATATCCCAATTACAGTGCCATGATATATATCATTTTGTGGAAATGAACAAACAACTTGGGTTTTATTTTCTGGAATTCCTGAAAATGATGAGTAAGGAGAGCCACCTATACCAACTGGATGCATTACATACATCCATGGCAGTTCATCAGGTGCTAATCCCTCAAATAAATCCAAGATCATGACTCTTATTCTTCCAAGCTGTTCTGGATCCTCGTTGTCTACAACCTCACCAATATGGACTCCTTGTAGATGTTTTATTTTACTTATGTTATCTATTGGATTTGCTATCACATGAAACTCCCAGTTATTTTATTCAATGATTCTCTAGTTAATGTTACATACATTCTGAAAGCAGAGTCTGCATATAAAGTTGTTACACTCTCTACTATATAATTTCCACTGAAATAATCAGGGATGTTGTTAGGTGATTCTATTGGATTATCTAGAAAAGTAGCTAAATCTAAGGGTCTAACATTTTTGAATTGATTTGTATAAGATAACTTCAAGGGATGAGATGAAAATAATGCCATTGATTGAAATGAGGTTCCAATAGCTTTTACAAAATCTTTGTGCTGACATTCATCAATAAAAGCAAAATTTGATGTTCTTTTTCCGTAGTTCTGATTTCTATTGAAGTCATTACCTGTGAATAAAGGCTCAACTCCATGATCGGTTATATTAATGAATTCATCTTTATGTAAGTCATATTGATATTGCTCTCTTGTTATACCTGCCCATTTATTTGTAACTCCTGATTGTGATACGAATTCCGAGTCCAAATCATAAATTATGATATTTTCTCCTGATATTCCACTATCTGGATATACTATTATCCAGTCAGGCTCTTTATCAGTTATGGAATCTAAATCTTTAATTATGAAATTTCCTTCACTGTCAATAGCAAGAGCAAGGAATGATCCTTTTCTATAGTATCTTTTTATTACCTCATCGACAAACATCTTATCAGTAATATTGTGTTGTACCCATAAGTCTTGTGTCGATGAATCTGGCTTGATATCGACAATTGTGTCGATTGAATGAGCATCTACAATGTCAAAAACTAGATCAGGTACATTCATTGACCTAAATGATCTAATTTTTTGGACATTGTTATATTCAATTGACTCTTGTATAGTTCCCTTACAGTTGATTATATAATTATCCTTACCTTGTCTTTGTGATTTAACAGATTGTGGAACTCCATATATTATCTTTTCATCAGTTGAATCCTTACCTAGTCCTATGTTGAAGAAGTTCCCCTCATTTATATATTCCATAATTGTATCTTGTGCAGTTTGAAATATGATTTCGAATTGTGGTGCAATGTTCCCACTATATTCATAGATTGCTAAATGCTTTAAATCTTTCTCATTCAGGAAATTATCGAATGGTCCGATTGATATCGATACGGTATATTGTCCTTTAATTCCAATCAAAATTCTTCCCTTTCACTTAGATTATTCTTGGATCTCCTTTTTAGATCAAAGAATAATCCTTCTAAATCCACAATATTAAAATATCTTATTGTGTCCCCTAACTTTAGATCGGTGAAGTCTATTATATCATTATATAGTAATAAAAGAAACCAATATTGTGTGGATCCGTATATCTTAAATGATATTAGATCTGGTCTCATTTCTTCTGTTGTTACAATAGTTACTCCAACCTCTTTCAAGGTTTTGATCTGATCCATTATCTCGGAGTTAATAGGATCAAAAGTGCCCTCTTTAAATTCTACAAAATTTTCAATTGCGAACTTTGTAGAAGAATCTGATTTATTGTTAAAAAAGTACATGAATTATCCTTATGAAATCCAAGCGATAAAATCGTCTTGTGTCAGTTGTAATGATGGTTCTAAAGTTAGTGATATATCGACATATAAAGGCAATCCAGATTTTATCACATCTTTACTAAAAGTTGGGTTTAGCCCACGAATTACTAAATAAGATGCATTAAACCAAGATCCTATTTTCATTGACACAGTATTAACTGGTTTTGAAGTCGGCATACCTGGTGCATATCCCATTGGAGCTTTAAGTGTTCCACCCACACCATCTGAAGTCGGAAATACTGCTTTTGATAATGTTCTGACCTTTTCTCTTACATCATCTCCTGGATTCAGAGCAACTATTGAAAAAGTTACTTGGATTGGTGACATCGAAGATGATTTCCATAATAATTTTGATTCTGCCACTGTTTTTAGTGACATTGAAGCACCGAACATACCTGATGCTTTTTCTAACATATCAGATACCCCACCTGTTTGTGACAATTCAAAAGGTGAATTATACTCGGAATTTATTGATAGTGCTAGATCATCTTTCATGTATCCAGTTACAATCCCACCAGTTGGTAGTGCTATCATTAGTTTATATTTTGGGTTACTTGTTAATTTTTCTATATAGTTATTTGCAAACACTAATTATCCTTCAAAAAAGTTACTTGTTATTAATACCATGCCATTGTCATCTATTGATGGCTTCTTCATTGGTGGTGTTGGTTGTGACACTGGCATTGGGCTACTGCTACCAATCATATGAGAAACTGTATTAGATATTACATTACCCATGTTATTTATTGTTGTTGATAGTGATTCTGACAATGACTCACTTTTATTGTTTATCTTTGAAGTATTTGGAACTGACCCTAATTCTCCATTACCAATCGAAGTAGTTACTTCATTATTTGATGGAGTTGATATAGCATCATATGCCATTTTTCCGACTATTCCAACTGGAGTCATCATTGCAACATTTTTGATTGTATCCATCCATGTTGATTTATTTTCAGTATCTGATACTGATGTTGTTGAAACTTCATCTGTTTTTTCAGACACTAATGATGACTTGTGATCACTAGACACTAAAGCCTCATTAGTTGTTATAGGATTGTCTTTTTTATCGTCTCCACCAAATCCAAAGAAATCGCCTATTGATGATCCGATGGAATGGATGCCCTTAGACATTGATTTACCATCAAGCAATCCGAATGATACAGAATCTAATGCCCCACCTAAAGCAGATGACATCTTCTGACCCATTGTGGCTTCTTTACCTTCCTCTATATCAAAATTCTCACCTGCTTGATTCCATCCCTTGAATCCACCATATGCTGCAGTACCTAATGCTGCTATTGGTCCAAGAAATTTAGATGCCCCACCTAGTACTCCTCCTAATTTACCACCGATCGATCCGACTTTAGACATCAGTCCACCACCAGATCCACTAACCATGCCACCTAGTTTTCCTAGTAATCCTCCACCTTTACCACTTAATAATCCACCTAGTTTTCCTGTTAGTTTCCCAAACATACCACCTAGTTTATCAGTGATACTCGATAATAATTTAGATGATCCTTTCGAAAGACTCGTCATTATTGATGAAGATTTAGATTTTAATATCGACATTGAGTCTCCAATTGAAGATATTGATGATTTAGACATATCAGCAATTGATGTTACTATTGATGAAGATTTGCCAACTATTGATGAAAAAGATTTAGTGATTAGATTTTTCCCTATTGACATAGCACTGTTAACTTTATTAATTAGTCCACCACCTAGTTTCTTGAATCTTCTAGAGAGTTTATTGAACATTCCACCTTTAGATGAACCACCATCAATGTCCTCGATATTATCAGCTATCTCTTGTAATGTATCTTGTTGTTCTAATCTATCAATATCAGCATTCCGTTGAATATCTATTAATTCGCTTGTTTCTGTATTCGATTCAATGTTAGTTTTATTAATATCCCTTAGGGTATTTGTAGAATCCTTCATAGAATCAGCGATCAATGCTGTTGAAGTAGATATTGACTCAAGATTATTTGTTACCTCATCATTATTTTGAGTAGGTAATAGTGCTGTTGAGGTAGTATTATTTGTTACCTTATTATTACTATTATCGTCAGCCGAGTCATTAGAATCCAAATTTATTCCAAGCGATTCTATTATTGATTTTGGAGATTTAGTTATATTTTCTATTATGTTACCATTATCAAGACTTACATCACCACCAGTCATTGTTGAGGTAACTGTTGATAGTGTTGAAGCCACAGAAGACATTCCAGTCATTCCTAATGCACCATAAATAGCTGTATCTAATATTTTTGAGTTCTTTAACCCACTACCAATTTTACCGAGAATACCTGTCTTGTTTGATTTAGATGAATTATCATTAGATGTTGCCGAATTTGATTCTGAACTTGTGATATTATTAGTTTTTTCTGCAACACTTGTAGTAGTATTAGATATTTCAGAGAGATTAGTAGTATTAGCAATTGATTGGGTTATTGGATCTAATCTCTGAGTGATTTCATTTATTTTGTCAAACAATTCAATCATTTGAATTTCATCTAATTTGGCGATTACCTCTGAAGATTCATCTTCTGATGCACCCTCCTCAACAAGGTAATTTAGAATAGTATCTTTCATTTCTTGTTCAGATGATAATATTGATGAAGAAATTTCTATATTTTGAGCAAGGAGGTCATTCTGTTTATATTGAGAATCTAATAGCTCATTGTCTGTTGGCAATGAGCTTATTATTTTATTAGTATTTTTTGATTCAAATTTCTTGTTTTCCATTGACAAACCCTTATTTAGGTTGCTTGTTTCGCCTTTATGAGTTCTATCATAAACACAAGCTCACCATAATCTATATGATTTATGTCTAAAACAGAAAAATTATATTCACTATTCAATAAATCTAACTTTACTAGGAGCAGTGCCTTTGTTTCTTTTATTGGAAATAATGAATGAATCGATAAATTGAAAGGGTATTGTGGAACTATATCCACAATCCTCCTTGTTACATGATACTTTCATGTCTTTTGTGTCGTGATATAAAGCAGAATCGATTGATTCTAGTGCATCTACATCTTCTTCATCAATAGCATCTTTTATTATATTATATGCTTCTTCAAATTCTAAATTGACTACTTGATATGCCATCAGTGCCATATCTTTATTGTAATTTTTATTAATTGTTTTTAAATAACTGATATATCTTGTTAGGTTGATTGGTCTGAATTGCAATTCAGTTCCATTAATCTCTAAATCTCCACCCTTGTATTTAAGATCTTCAAATTCGAGATCAAACATAGTGAATGATGATTTATTGTCAGTTTTACATTTTGGGCATTTCCATGTTAATGTGAGTTCCCCTTGTCCTATTGTACTTATTTTTCTAAGTACTGCAATAAAGTTAAAATCAGATAATGTTAAGTCATATTTATTCATCCCTTGAACATATATGCCGTTTAGAGCAAAATTAATTCCATCAATTTTGTCTTTATTAGATGATTCTTTACCTTTTGAAGATTGGCTTAAATGTAATAACTCACCATATGTATATGGTCTATAAGTTATTCTCACATTTTCATCATAAACTTTGCCTTTACTAGGAAGACCGTCTAAACCTATAGATATTTCTGATAATGAAGAGTTTGATTGTACCTCAGGATCATTTTCTCTGTCAGAGGTGATTGTAGTTGGTTTATCTTCAGTCGGTAGAGTCTTTCCGTAAGTCTCACCAGTTGAATTGTTTTGTTTCTGAAATTTTTTCATTTTCCGAGTCCTTTGTTTGTTTATTAATGTCTTACCTTACCTGCTACTATAAAAGATATTTGATAAGATTTGAAACTTGCAGATGATGACATTGTTTCTGCTGGTATGCCTGATGGATACACTCTGAATTGTTTTGTTTTAATTATCTCTCTCATCGTGTTGTGCCGAAATAAGAATATGTCTTTCAACACACCTTCTTCGTTCAAAACTGAAACACCATCCCCATCATTGTATATAAAATTCGCCCAGTCTTCAAACCAATCATATAATGTTCCATCTTCATCGTCATTAAATGTAACTGATATTGTTGGAATTGTTATTGATTTTGGCACTGATACAGTGATTGATGACATTTCAGTTGTGAAACTTTCTACATCAAACCCAGATACTTCTACATCAGTAGCTGGGAATAGATCGACAGATGATCCATCTAGAGTCTTCAATGGTGGAGCATCAGGAAGTAGGATATCCCAGTTGTTTGTTCTACCCCAGTTTACTGATCTCACTTGTTCCATTGTAGGATGAGCCATTAGTCTACCTCAGATGTTGTTGATAGATTACCATCGTTATCTACTAATAGTTTGAATTTAGTTCCATTAGGACTTCTTAATACAATGCCATTAATGGAGTCTATCTGAGCAGTGACCTTGCCATTATTTGCCATAACCAACATTGATTTGTCATCGGAATCGATAACACCATCGCCATTAGTATCATATCCACCAAGATAAATCTCAGATTTTTGATCTGCATCAATGTCATAATAGAATCCAGAATGAGCTAAAGTCATTCTTAGTTTTCCATCAGCATTAAATCCTTTGATTTGGTATCTTCCATGAATTAATCCATATCCAGATTTCCAAGCCATTTTTCTATTATCTACAGTGTTATCCATATCTTTATCAGATAAAAAGGCTGATAATTTGTTACCTGCATTTGATCTTTTTGCCCAACCTTGTGATAAACCTGATCCATCCTCAGAATAATCAGTATCATCACACTTGTAGCCAATTAGATAAGCTCCAGTTGGCACATCAGGACTATATGAAGATTTACCTAGCTCATCCAATTTGCCAAAAGCAGACTGGAAGTAGACAAGACTAGATAACATATCATCTGTCTCATCTGCTACTGGTAATCCCAAATAATTAGTATTGTACATTTAGTATCCTTAATTTTAACCTACAGATTTTCCATCTTTGAAGTAGTCATACCATAAAGTAAGTCCACCAGATAAAGCTCCTGCCTCATTTTCCATAGATCCTGGATCGTAGTCTTTTAAATAACAACCAATTAGTTGATATTGCCAAAAAGGGTTATCTTGGTAATCTAATCTAGATAAAAGAAGAATCCCTTCTACATCAGATTTTTTATTTTGTTTACCTGTGTCGGCTTCCCAACATGCATCTCTCCATTCTTTTAAAAAGTCTAAAACTGTAGCATCTACAGTTTCAAAGAATGTACCAGTCCATTCATGATCAAAATCATAATCTCCTGGTTGTGATATGTGCATACCTCTAATATTAATATCAATATTAGCCGTTTCAGATAGTTTTGGAACAGTAGATGATGTACATCTAAAGTTCATGTTCTCCGAATCTGGGTAGCTCCCAATGTTAGGGAACTTAACAAATGTTATCTGCCATCTATTTTGAGATGCATATGTTCCCAATTGTCTTACATTTTCCATTGTTGGTCTTGGCATAATTTTTCCTTTACTTTAATTTATACTGCTGCTGCTGCAACTTTGAAGTCCATGCCAGTTCTTGTAATAACAACTGTTGTCTCCACATATTCTATTGCTTGAGTTGGTTTAACTAGCAACATAACATTTAGTAAATGGTTATCAATATCCTCTGATGAGTTATTTGTATCATTACATACTGTAAGGTAGTCATAAACACCTTTTCTAGCTTTAATACCTTCCATGTAGTTATCAATAATTGATTTAGCAATAACTCTAGTTTCTGCAGTATTAAGTTCGAATTTGAAATTCTCCATTGCTTCCATAATTGCTGTTTCAATAACAATTAACATAAGTCTAACATTTAATCTATCTAGTGAACTAGCATAAGCTTGTAATGTCTTCTGACCTTCAACAGTGATACCTTTACCAACCATAAATTTTATTGGATTGATTGAATTGTCATATAAATAATCCAATTCTCCATCACTAAATCTTCTGATTAAATCAAGAGCAATAACTTTACCTCTTTTTCTTCCACCCACTGGATACCAAATCTCATAATTTGAAGCAGTTTTACTAATTAGCGATCCAACAATACCATCAGGAGAAACTGGAACTTCTCTATCATTATCTTTGTCATAGATTATTACATGTGGTGTATATAATGCTGCATAACTTGTATTTGGATTAAACTTGCTATTTTTCCATGTAACCAATTCATTTAAATAGTTGGCAGAAAGCTCTAAACTTAAAGGAGTTGATAAAATTGCAACACAATCTTGTCTCTTCTCAGCTATTTTAATTAGGTTTTGTTGGTATGGAATAAATGATAATCCACTATCCATTAACAATGTGATTGGGTAACTTTGTTTAGCATTAAGCTTATCAGATGAATTGATAATTGCACCAGTTGAAACACCAGTACCGTTAGATCCTAAATCCATACTCTCAGGAACTGGAACTTGTATACCATTAAAGTCAACTGCAAGATCAAAAGGCATTACTGATTCATCCACAATTGGATTATCATATGCTCTGATATAATTTGATGATTTCAGTACATCCTCAATGTACATGCTTGAACCATATCCATCTTTAACACCTTTAAGTCTAGTAACTATTTTAGTCTCAACTGGATTATTTAAATCAGTTGATTTATAAACATCAATTACAAATGGATTTTTAGACTTAGGCTCTTTAATTCTACTGTCATTTGATGTGATTGTAACAAGGATGTTATTACCCCAAAAACCGACATTAGCTGATGTAATCATGAAACAATCATCTGCATCTAATGGATATCCATCAGGATTTGAAATTGGTGTTGGTGTTCCTGACCATCTATCTGCTACTGCATCATGAGGAGCAGATCCAGATATTACATTTACAGTTGGGATTGGATCGCCATTTGGATTAGTTTTGATTTTAATACTTGATAATACTGCACCATCTGCACCTTCGAATGCTGATCTTCTTCCATCAGTACCTTTATCTTCCAACTCTTTAACTTTATCATCATTTGTCATTTGATTTGTTTCAACTCTGATATATAATGAGTTATAGTTAATTTCATTTTCAACTGTAGAATAAGTTAGGTTATCAAATGTTTCTAATTCCTCATCAAATTTATAAACAGTGATACCAAATGTATCATCTTTAGTCCCTTTATGGATCTCAACATCTAATTGTTCAAACCAAGTACCTGTACCTGCAGAATAAATAATCCCAAAATCTCCAGTTTGACCAAAGTCATATGACATTGGATAAGAAATTGACATATTTGTATTTTTAGTTGGATTACCTGTGCTAAAAACAATAGCTGATAATTTTGGACTAGTTACTGCTCTTGATACCCACAGTTTATTAGATCCACCTAAGTATTGAATTGCAGAAAAATAAGATAGATCATAACTTATTTCAACTTTACCATTTTCAGAGAAGTTGTCTAGGAAGTGTTTCTCACTAGTAACTAAAAAAGGCTCAGTGCTACCTTTAACTGCTGGTATTACCATCGCTCCGTATACTCCTGGAAATGAAGGTACTCTAGTAGATAAGTCTACCTCTTTTACTATGCTATATGGTGCTGCCATTTTATGCTCCTACTACTCTAATGCCATTTGGCACAGAAATTATATTAGATTTAATTATTCCTTTAGCAGTTGATCTAGCAGAAACGATTATATCATCGTCACCTATCAAATCGACCGTAAGGGGATAATCTACAACGGAAATAAGATTTACTCTTGGTTCTCTTTTTGCTTGTTTAGATGGTTTTTTAGTTGCCATTCTGAATCTCCTTCGTATATGTTTAAATTTACATCTCTTATCAGAGATAAAACCTGTGGATTATCGAAGATCGGATAGGATATTTTGACATTGAATGAAACTTTTGATGTTGATCCCATATTTTCTAAATCAATAATTTCCATACCTGATGAGTCAAAAGAATCGATTGATATTGTCATTCTAAACTTATCATTAAGTGCCATGTCGAATGCAAATTGTTTTGACATTCGTAGGAATAGCTTCTCTTCTATTTCATCACACTGTGCAATAGTATTAGTATAAATAATAAACATTAAATCTACTGTTACCAGTCTAGTCTTATGTCTATCATCATGAAGAACAGATTCATTCCCTGAAAATGAATACATGTTTCTATTTTGGATATTTGAATCTTGGATTGGTGATCTATTCCATGTTAACACTGACCATCTTGGATTAGTGAATGTTCCATCTTTCTTTATTTTAGCAAAGATTTTTGGATCAGTATCAGCATATAATCTTCTAGTTTGAAGAACTGCTCTTCTGAAATCAATAGTTGGATCAAATATTGGATTCTCTACTAACTCTATATCAGACAGTGAATCGTAAATATAATCTATTGCACCTTGAATTGCTATTGGGGTTGTTGATTTAAGTTCCATATTATTTATCCTATTGGAGTAAGTTTATAAATATTCAAGATCGATATCTTTTCATCGGTGAATACTTGAGCAGGTGCAGATGAAATTTTGAATTTCAAATGAACATCATCATGAATAACCTCAATCATTGAATTAATTGGAATCACTTTCTCATTATTATCGTATAATTTCTTATCTGAATCCTCATCAAAAAATGGATCTAATTCTGCCAATGTGTTAAACGACTCAGAATGTTTACCAAAAATACCAGATATTAAAAATTCATCTTCATCGTCTGGTATCTCGTTATAAGTGAACTCACTATCATGAGATCCATATATTGATGAGTTTTCAGTTGGATAAAAAATCTTGGCATCGACTGAGAATGCCTTTTTGAAAGCTTTTACAATTTGAGGAATTGCTTTGGCTTTTATTTTATTAATTTTGTCTATACCTGCCATTGCGAGTCCTTTAACTTAGTATTTTAGGTTATTACTATAACCCATTCGTCTACCTAATGGTGTTTTCCTACCTGTTGTGGGTTTTATACCTTTAACTTTTGTTCTAGTTCCATATGACTTCTTAGTTGATTCTAACAATCCATTAGTTTCATCAGTGATGGTATCTAGTAATCCTTGGTATCTATCTAATCTATCAGGAACAGAAAAATCATCAAGTGACATCTCCATACCATTTGATACCCATTCAGCAATAATGGTTGTTAGTATTGCCTTAGCCATTAGTTTTACTAATATTCCTTCTTTATTTGAGTCCTTTTTGAAATCCTCAAGTGTGAATTTAGTTTGTGGTGGATAAATATTGAAATCATCAATCCCTGATAATACTGATTCCATGTATTCTGGGTCATCAGGGTTATCAATCATATTATCGGCTTTCGTAAGTCTATATTTTGAAGAAACTCTTGTTCTTAAATGGGCTATATATTCTAAATCAGTCATTAAAATTCCTTATCATCTTTTAAGATGTTATATATTTCCACAAAAGGAGTCATGAATGCCAAAAATTCTTGTTTTCTTACTCTAAATGATACTACATTATATCCTAAGAATTTGAACTCGATTGCCACTTTTGAATCTTGAATTTTATATTTTACTTTAAAGAATAACTTGGCTGTTCTTGTTTTTAATGTCATTTTATTATTACTCCATAATTTTCTAAGAATGTTATATAATTTTCAGCAGTAACAGATGATATTACTTTCTTTATCTGTTTTTTTGGCATTTTCAAATTAGCCGATAAAAAAGACTCAATATTAGGGATTGTATCTTTCCATGATACTTCAGGCATATCGATAATATCTGCAGATGAAAATTGTCTCCTCATCTTTTTGAATGTTCTATTTCTCAGTATTAATCTAGATGCCCCAATATGTTTACATATTGTTCTTTCTCTTTTTGGATCTCTTATATTTGGTTCTCTTTTCTCATTGACATTTAGATCATAACCATCTTTAGTTGAATTATAAGCAGACCCCCAATATTGGAATGCTGGACATGAGCATTTTACTCTTACATCAGAGGTTAGTGGTTTCACTTTATCATATTTTGATTCATTCTTAGCATCTTCAAATAAAATTGAGGTTATCCATCCGTCTTTATTTGACCAAGACTCACTGCACACTACATAAAATAAGTATCTATTTGGATTAGAATCGTTTATATATTTTATTTTATGTACTTTGCAGTTAGTGGATCTTTTTCTAGTTTTAGTATGATTAGTCTTATGTAGTTCCATAAGACTCACTGCTTCCAAATTAATCGATCCACTAAATGTTATCATTATTTTATAACCAAACCTGAATTTTTAAAAGCTTCAGCAACATCTTCTTGATGATAACCTTTACTTTCTAATAATTTTGTAGCTGACTTTTTATCTAAGTCCTCAAACTCTGGGTCAATAACCCAAAGAGATCCCCATAGCTTATTCTGATCTAACCATTCAACAACTTGATCAGATCGAGCAGATGAAATAACTTTTATCATTATTTTTTCTCAGCTTCGTCGGCTTTCTTTTTCTCATCAGCTAATTTTTTAGCCTCTGCTGCCTTTTTTCTTTTTTCATCTGCTAATTTTTTAGCTTCTGCTGCCTTTTTCTTTTTGTCGGCTTCCTCTTTTGCTAATTTATCAGCTTCAGCCTTTTCATCTGCTAATTTTTTAGCCTCTTCCTCTTTTGCTAATTTATCGGCTTCTTCTTTTTTCTTTCTATCAGCTTCTTCTTTTGCTAATTTGTCGGCATCTGCAGTTGATGACCCTCTAGCTTCTTTAACAAATTTCAGCTTTTTAAGTGTTGCTATATATTTTTCAGAAAATAGATCTGAATCTATAACTGCACCTTTTTTGTATTTTTTATTGTTTGATATGCCTGGCTCGACAGATACAAATTTCTTTAGTACGACCAATTTCATGATTCATCCTTATTTTTAGTTTGTAATAGTGTGTTGTAAAACTTAGTAGTTATTTTTGATTAATTTGAAGAAAGAAAAATGAGTGCATATATGCACTCATTTTGAGAGGTTATTGTCAGATTATCCGATTTTGATAACTGATAAACCTTTAGAGTTGTGTACAAGTACTCCGATTTGTTCGAAGATCGACCAACCAATTTGTCTTTTAGCAGGTTCATCTGCTGGTAAAACTGAAAGTTCAATTGATTCAACAAACACACCAAAGAATTCTGGCTCTGCAGTAAAGTAAAGTGTATCTTTACCAATAAGTGGACTTGTATGGATTGTAGAGTTGAAAATACTACCAATTTGTCCAGTTTTAAGCAACTCAGAAGTTGTAGCTGGTTCAAAGTAATCTTTACCTAGTCTTCTAACAATTTTCATGTTTGAAGCATTCATGAAGATATTTGCACATCTAATGTTACCATGCTCTTCAATTTGTCCCATTGCTTCACTAAAAGTATCAATAGATACATCATCAGCTGAAACTGCAATTGGCTCATTAACTGCATCATCTGCACTTGATATTTTTTCAAATAAGTCAAAAACAACTTGATCTTCTTGTTTGAACATTTCAGATTTAGCTTTATTTTGAACTCTTGATTCAACATCATATTTTCTTGATTTGATCTGAGTCAATGGAATCATTGGGTTAGTAGCAATCTCTCTTAGTGGAACGAAAACTCTATCACCTTTAATAACTTCAACGATATCTTGTCCTTCCTCACCAACAGTATATGCTGTTAATTCTGGATCTTTATCATAGTATGGTAATGCACCATCTGGAAGTTGATCTACCATAAATGCTCTACGACCAACTGTTTCATAGTCTCTGAACTCTCTTAAAGGTTCTTGAAGTGCTGCTGCAATTTCAGATCTTCCCTCAGGACTCTTGATCAGCTTTGCGATTACTTTTCTTTTTTCTGCTTTTGTCATTCTGCTCATAATTTTTTCCTTTTATTCTTAGAAGAATCTTAATTCAATTGTCTTATCAGAAGCACTGTTACCAGTTCTTGCTACACCGATTGCACTACCAGTTTCTGTTTTAGTAACTAGACCTGCATTACCTTCTTTACCTGCATAAAGTTTATCACCTGCTGCAATATCTTCTTCAACAACTTGGTCAGTAAGAACAACCCCACCACCACATAATACTGTTACAATACCACTAGCTAATGCTGGAGTATTTTCCATGAAATATCCTGATGCATCATTAATAATGAAACCTTCAGCATAGTCTTTGTCACCTTCTGTTAGTTTAATGAAACCATCAGAACCGATTGATGCTAATCTACCACCTACAAATTGTCCAACATACTCTGATCTGCTATCTTCTGCAACATCACCTGTTAACTTGCTACCATCTAAAGTGAAACCGTTATCTGATCCACCAAATACACCTTTAATATTTAACATAATTTTTCCTTTTACTTTTTATGACACGAATTGAAATAAACCTGCTGTTTTACTTGCAGTTTGTTTTCTTTTCATAACTTTTTTGATTTTTGCTGTATGAACTTTAGCCTCAGTTGAAACTTCTGGATCTTCATCAAACTCAGGATCTTCATCAAACTCTGGATCTTCATCTAACTCTGGATCAGCTTCAGGATCAATCTCTGGATCTTCATCAGCAGATAATACTGTTGGATCTTCATCTAACTCTGGATCAACCTCTGGATCTCCGTCTAATTCTGGATCAACCTCTGGATTCTCTTCAGCACCAAAATCTGCAAGTACATCTTCTAATTCAACATCTTCTGGATTGATTTCTACTTCATCATCTTCCATAGATTGAATTGCAGTAGCCATAAGATCAACTCTAGTAGCTAGTTTTGAAATTGTTGTTAAGATTTGCTCTACATCAGATCCCTCTGCTGTTTGAGATGCTTGTAACAATTTTTGTGGGTTAACTGCAATAAGACCTTTCATTGCAACATAAATTTTCTTGATATCGTTTTCTGCTGTAGTTAACGATGCAAGGGCTTGTTTCTTTGAAAAACTTTTAGTATTTAAAGTAGATGCGATAGAACTTGTTTGTTTATCGATTTTACTAATAAATGCTTTAGTTTTTGCTGCTGTAGATTTTCTAAGCATTGTATTCTCCTGTATTTTTGTAATTTTACATCAGCAGGAGAAGATAAAAACATGCTTATTTAATTGTAGAAGATGGAATTCCTGATTTTTCAATAAATGCAGATAGTTTAGAATAGTCTAATAGTTTGTCTTGTTTGTAGATATTGCCGTTGTGCTCTACATATAGTTCGCAATCAACACCTTCATATGATGATAGTATTTTCAAAACACCTTCGAACTTGGCTTCTTTTACTTTTGTCATGTTTATTTGAATTTTTAGTATTTCTATTTCTGGCTCTTCGTTTTCAACAACAGACTCAGTTATAGGTGCAGTTACAGTTTCTGTTTGGTTCTGTTGCACAGAAGAATCTTCACTGCCATTAGCATAACTATCATCTAATCTTTTAAATCGTTTTAGAGAGTAGTTAAAGGCATTCATAGATGATTCTGGCACAAATGATCCATGTTCGCTGTCAAATTCAATATCAAACTTAAATCTTACAAATGAGTATCCTAACTTACTGAATATTTTACGATTTTCTAGGATATCACTTATTTTTACACTTATTGGTTGGAGCAGGTGTTTATCTATGATAATATCCCACTCATCATGAATTGCTAGGAATGTTGCCAAATAATCTTGGTGTATATTCCTTTTGAAATCATATAATGTTTTGCCACTTATATCCTTCCACATTTTAATCCCCTTTATTCTCTAAAGATTTATAATAGTTAACCATTTTCTTATTAACCTTAGTTATTGCATGTATTAACATATTAGTTCTTTCTTTTTTCCAGCTAATATATAAATTTTTAGGGTCTGATGATCTTGAAACTGCTACATAGAATTGGGAATCAGCAAAAAGGTCATCTGCATCAATAATAAGATGTGAAATAGACATACCTTGAGATTTATGAATTGTAATTGCATAAGCCAACATGATTGGAAGAGCAGTGACTTTAAATTCATCTATTTTTTGAAGACTTCCACCAGTGTTCTCATATTTTATTTTCTCAAATTCAACCTCAGTTACATATAATATCCCACCATCTCTGTCTCTTTTGATTGTGATCGTTGGTGTAGAACTGCAATCGATATCAGTAATTACCCCAGTGTCACCATTCACATAAGATTGACTCTCATTCTCATAGTCGTTTTTATTCTTAATGAGCATAACCCTTGCACCAACTTTTAATTCTAAATTGGTAGAAATTTTATTGTTGTCCAAGAATGTATCATAATCTTTATTTTTTGGTGTTATTGCCATTGGTATGAGCTTTGGGTTGAATATATGTGATTTAGTCTCAAGCTTTGATAATTCATTTATATTCTTTTGTCTTACTTTGCTATTAGTACCAAACAAAAATGTGAACTTTGTTTTATCAATTTTTGCAAATTTATCAGGTGTAAGTCTATGTGATTTTAAAAATGTCTTAACCTCGTCATCAACAGTACCTTCTCTTATTTTATTCAGTGCAGAAATGAAATCCAAATCATCTGTTCTCCATATTTTTTGAAGCATAACTGGTGTTACATGTTCCCACCATGGATGATTTACAATAAAATTCTCATGTGGTGAATACTTAGTGTTGGCAGATTTTACTACTGGTGGAAGTTGTAACATGTCGCCAACAAATAAAATTGGAATATCAACACAAGCCTGTTGAAGACGATATTCAATACACTCCATATGATCTCTTGATATCATTGATACTTCATCAATTATGATCATATCTGCACTTTGAATTGCTCTTGTCATTTTAGATAAAATTTGTTGAATTGTCATCCCTGTAGATTTACAGAAACTCTCATCTCCTGATTTTAATTCAGTTAGAGTCGATGACCCATTAATTCTAAAGAAACTATGATATGTTTGTCCACCAACCAATACAGATGCAACACCAGTTGATCCTAAAATTATTGGATTATTTACCATTTTTATTAATTCTCTAGTTAAAGTTGATTTACCAGTCCCTGCACTACCTGTTAGAAATACTAATTGTTCTTGAGTTACTAGCTGTTTTAAATCACTTGGTTGCATTATTTGTCCTTTTTATAGTTGTTATCTTCATAATAGGCAGTGTTTATTTGTTGATTAATTACCATAAAATTTTAAGACCAAATTCATTGATTATATTTGCCGTTATTCTCAAACTTCTTGAGTATTCTTGTTGTAGTTCATTCCCATCAGATACCAACAACTTACAGTTGCCATCTTCAAATGTGTCTACTATCGACATAAATTCATCTAGATGTGGATTTGCAACATCAATAGACAAAATTCTAGTATAGAAATCCTTGATATTTGATAGATTGCCTTGATGTAAATTTAATTGATTATTTTCAGCAAAATTGTTAACTTCTTTTAGTCCCAATTTGATCTGTTCAGAGCCAAGACCTTGTACTGCAAAGTTAGTAGCAATTCTTTCGTTATATTCTTTTGTTTTGCGATTCTCATACCCTTCAATATTAATCTTTGGAATATATCTAATTCTACCAAATGCATTAGTAGTATATCCTTTGGCATGACCATCAGCAATTCTGTCCTTTAGTGATTTTGTAAAGTTTGGAACACCATTATACCATTTATCAGCAAATTTTTGTGCCTCTTCTGGGCTATCCCCAACATTTGAATTGTAAAATAGTGTATAACCTGCAGATCTTCTTGATGCTTGATATAATAATGATAACCCAAGACCTTTACCAATTGCTCTTAGCGATTTTGCCTTTATCTGATCTTCTTTTATTGGTGATATGAACTTTGAGTGGAATTCGTCACTAAATACTGCTCTTGTATTAGCAGAGTGAAAATCTCCAGTGTATGGGTCTGCCTTTATTTCAATATGCATTGCCCTATCTAATATATTTTGAAATTTATTCATTTTCCGAGTCCTTTTTATTAGTTATCTTTTATTGTAACCATTATGTTTATTGTAACTTGTCTTTCTGATTATCTTCATGTCTTTATGTAGATCTCTATTAGTAATAATCATCTCTTTGTCTGTTCCATAGTAGTTAATCTTGTAATCTTGTGTTCCATAACTCATTAGGTGTATTAGTTTAATCAATCTTCTTGTTTCTGCTTCCGACAGACCTGAAATATTAATTCTCTTGTGATATTTCTTCATTTTTCATTCCTTTATATTTTAATTCTTGTACATTGATACCATGTTTAATCATCCATTCTCTCAGAAGATGTCGATGGCAATTGGATTTAGCATGACAGAAGCACAATAGTATAGATCCATCTAATTTCTTTGCTATTTTATCTGGGCTTAGTTTGTCTAATACTTCACGAGTATACCATGTTGTATAATCTTCCCATGATAGATTCTCATATTTATAGGCTTTCCATAGATCATAAGGTGGTCTTAATGGTTTAGCCTTCAAATATTTATGACCATCAGGATTGTGTACTGAGGTAGAAACCAATTTGTAATCCTCTGGAAAATTTCTCCAATTGCCATAATAAGAAGTGTATATCATTTTGCTACAATCTCCTCGAAAACTTCAGTTAGTGTATCATAGTTTCCATGATGTATATAATACTCGTTTTCGCCAGATCTTTTTAATAAGATCTGGTACCCCTTGTGAAATAATCTCTTTCGCCAATAAGAGGGTGTGTCATTTATCATACCCATTCGTATAGGTATGAATGCAGAAATAAGTTCTCTTAGCATCTTTTTATCCTTTATATTTTGAAGTATTTACACCTACTTCTTTCAAAAAGTTTATACCAGATTTGTCCTTATACTCTTCATCATACACTACGGATTTTATTCCTGATTGTGCTATTAACTTTGCACATTGCTTACAAGGGCTAGTTGTTATATATAAAGTAGTGCCATTTGTTGGAATCCCGTTTTTTGCACAAAATGTAATAATGTTTTGTTCTGCATGAACTGTAAATTCATTGGTCTCTAGTGTTATCATTACTTCTGAATGTCTTTCTTCTAATGTTCTACTATTAGACATAAAAGTCATTAATGGTGTATTACATTGTTTACAATTAGATGTAATTTCCATATACAGTGGATAAGTGATATCCTGTTTTGGTAGATCTACAAGATCATATAATTTTGATTTTTTAGTGTTACAATTTGGGCATTCGTAGTATTTATCTTCACATTCGTTGCTCATCTTTGATATTGTTCCATTGTATCCAGTTGCCAATATTCTTCCGTCTTTTTCAAGAACTGCACCAACTTGTCTTCTCTTACAGTATGATTGCTCTGCCCATATGTGTGCCGTTTTCATCATTGGTTGATCATATTTATTCATATTTATACCTTCATGTCTAAAATTGTGTTTATTTGAGTTTGTAATGTCTTAGGTCTCTTATAAGTCAGATCAGCCACTGATTCAATCTTCTCTAATAGAATTTGTTCAAGAGCCAACATCTCATTTATTGTTTTTCTTAACTTTTTGTTCTCTTCACTTAGAGTTTTATTTTCCTTTCTTAGATTATCATTAGCAACATGAAATATGTCATCTTTTCTTAAGTCTGCAATTTCATTTATTAATTTGCCATTTTGATCAATTAATTTCGATGTGATTAATTTTTCCTCTTTTAGCATTTGCGACATGGAATCGTACTTAGATGTTATTTGATTCCATTCTTCCATTGATAATTTTATTGATTTTCCAAACATTATTAATCCTTATGCTACCGATTTTCTTTGTCTTCTTGTTATTCTTCTCATTCTAGACTTCGATATGTATATTAAGTCTTTAAGTCTAGATTCTTCTGAGTCTATTAAGATCAGTCTTTGTGGTTCAGGAGCAAACATAGGTGTTTTACCATAAAGGTATTCTGTGATTTCTTTGTCTAGTTGTTTTTCGATTTTGATTTTTCGTAGAAGTTTTCTCGATGTGATTAGATCGATTTTCGATTCATTAAATGTTTTCATGTTGTTATCCTTTAATTTTGAAGCTGTTATGTTCTTATAAAATTAAAGGATAAAAGTTTTAATAATTCTTTTCTTCAGCCAGTCCCAATTTAACCATTTCAAGATTTAAATTCATATCGCCAACAAATAGATCTGCAATTAATCTACCATATTTGCCAGTTTTATCTTTATATGTTTTGATATGGACAGGTAGTTTATTATCTCTTGCATCGTTAAGCTTAGATCTCAACCAATCCCTAGATTTAATACCTGCTTCTTTTTCATCTTTTCTATTAACCTCTGGTGTGTTAATATTTGCCAATCTTAATGTTATTTTAGACTCTAAATGAAACCCTAAGTCTACAAATAACTTAACAGTATCCCCATCATATGCATCTTTGTCTTTGAATCTTTCAATGTTTACTTTGTATTCATACATTGTTTATCCTTCTCTATATATTTTATTGTAGCATCTAACATGTCATCACCATTTGAACCATCTAAGGTCATTAATGAAAATAAAATCAATAATGCTACTATAATCACTCCTGCTGTATTATCACTCACTTTAATCTCCTTTTTGTGGGTAACCTTATTCAAGGTCATCCCACCCTTCTAATGAATCCGCTTTAACATAAGCAGTTGAGCCACCAGTGAATACATTTTCATCTGATTCCACCTCACCATCTGCTTCAATGATTGAATCATATTTTCTTCTTGGGTTCTTTGTATAGTTTTTCCATTTGTTGTCTGTGTTCCCAATTGCAGTTAATCTCTTATTTGCCAAGTAATAAGTATATTCCTCGATTATCGGTCTTGAGAACCCTAGACATTCTTCTAGTGCACCAACAGAAAATTCAATTTCTTGCATTACTGCCTCTTCAAAAAATGCTTCTTCATCTTCTTTTGTAAGTACCCAGTGACCTTCTGATTTAAGTACATCTATGAATAATTCATAGATTAAAATGTGGTAAACCTCATCTCTATTTATCAGTTTGATAATATCAGATGATCCATTCATTTGTCCTCTTTCAGCAAGATTGTAAAAGAATTTAAATCCATTATAGAAATAGATACCTTCCAATATATAATTAGCCAAAATCGCCTTACAAAAATTCTCAGTAGTTGGATTATCAATAAAATTTTGATAAGTTCCTGCTATATATTTGTTTCTTTTTTTCAGAACTGGATTATGTCTCCATAGATCATATACTCTTTCTCTTTGTTCTTCTGTCATTACAGTTTCAGTTATGAATGAATAAGATTGAGAGTGTATAGCCTCCTGAAATGTTTGAATAGCTAGTAATAGATTGAACTCAGGTGCAGTAAGGAACATAGCCAATTGCATTGGGTGTATAGTCTGAATTGAATCCAAAAATATCAAAAATGATAATATGTGATCATATCCATATTTATCTTCTGGTAACAAACATAAATAGTCTTTCTTATCATTAGATAAATCTACTTTCTCTGGAATCCAATGAATTGAAACTCCATATTGATATAATCTAAATATGTCTTTTTTATATCTAGACATATTTGTTACAAGTAACCCAGTTGGGTTACCTCCAATAATTGGGTTATTGAAAGATTGTCCTTCTGAATTGAACATTTGAAGCTTAGTTAGAAGAGTCATCTTCTTAGCATCTGAAAATCCTGATGGTGGTGTCATTTGTTTGTCCTTTTAATTAGCACATGATTTACATGTGATTCTTTTATTCTTACAGTAATAAACAGTTTTTTGCTTTTTCTTAAATGCTATATCATAAAAGTCATATAGATCTTTTGGTGTATGTTGATCTGGTATAAAATAAATCTCACACGAGATTGATTGATCCACCCATTTCTGAAATACCTCAATTGTTGATAGATATTCCTCATAAGTTACTTGTGAGATGTTTCTATAGTACCATCTATATTTTTCAATTTCAGGAACTGCCGATAGTACATTACCTGCAATACCTTCTTTTTCAGCAATAAATCCTTTGATTGGATAAATTGATGGAGTCGTACCTGTTAGAACAGATGTTCCAGTATTTGGTGCGATTGCAAAAAGGTAACCATTTCTAAGACCGTGTAGTTGCATTTTTGCATATAAATCTTTGTATTTGCTTGGTAATTGATCAAGAGTCCGTCCGAAGAATATTCCTTTCGACCATTCGCTTCCCTCATAAAATTTATATGCACCTTTTTCTTTTGCCAACTCACATGATTCATCCAATGTGTAATAAGTCAAATCTGCCAATAAATCATCAGTAAATTTAATTGCATCAGTTTTACCATATAATAGTTTGTTTTTCGCAATGAAATGTCCATAACCTAAATACCCAATACCAGTTGATCTGAAATCTTCATTAAAGGCAGTTGCAGATGGATTAGCATTTTTTGTAAGTGATACTACATTATCAACAAATCTAAGTGCTGTTCTCATGATTTGTTCTTGTCTTATTTTACATTCTGGAAGTTTTGATAGATTGATAGAAACAAGGTTACAAGTAGTTGCATACCCTAGTTTTCTTTTTACTATTGAGTGTCTCTCACCATTCTCTTCTGATACAAATTCTTCAATAATTTCAGAATCTGGAGTGAATATCGATGCTATTTCAGTACAAAGATTTGAAGCATAAACAACATTAATATGTTTATTTGCATGAACTTCATTTACATGGTCTCTGAAAAAGATGTAAGGATCGCCTTCTTCTGGTAATTTTTTAAGAATTGAAATCCAAAATTTTCTTGCTTCTATTGTGACTGCTGATTTTAGACCAAGAGATTCTAATTTTAAATAAGCTTCCTCAAATTCTGCACCATAAGTATCTGCAAGATGGAATCCTAAGATGTTCTTAACTTCATATGGATCAAATAATGTCCATTTTTCTCTATTGTTTTTTCTTTCCCAAAATAGATTTGGAATATTAAGACCTCTGAAGATATCATGTGCTTTAGATCTTTGATCACCATTTTCAGACTTAAGATCAGAAACAAAATCTAATACATCAGCATGCCAAATATCTGTGTAAATTGCAATATTCCCATCTCTCACACCTAATTGATCAGTAGAGATGATTGAAGCATTAATTTCATTTATATATGGAATTTGTCCCCCTGCAACACCCTCGTGTCCTGCAATATCAGATCCTCTAGATCTTACAAATCCCATATATTCGCCAAAACCAGTCCCCTTAGAAGTTTCCTTCTTAATTTGAGTTTGTGCATGACTGATTTGGTCCAAAGAATCTCCAGGTACTACAATTGAACAAGATGTTCCTGATCCATTTGGAATTCTCATATTTGCAACAGTTGGAGTAGCTGGAGATATGAATTGTTCATGAATTTCTTCATAGAATCTGATTGCTTGTGCAACTTTGTTGTCTGGATGTTCAATCGAAGCAACAATAAGTGATATTGCTATGTACATCTCTTGTGGAAGTTCAATAACTAAATCATCACCTGTTCTAAGTAGATATTGCCCTTGCATCGCAGTAACCTGAGAATAAGTGTAACAGTCATCCATATTAGGATTCATATGACTTATAACTTCTTTTAGTTCTGCTTCAGAGTATTCAGATATTACTTGTTTGTCATAATATCCATTTTCAACCATCCATAAGATTTTCTCGTATGTTTTATTGTATCCAAATTTTCTTGATACATCCACTTTTTGAAATTTAGACATGTTATATCTAACTTCTTTGTTTAAATCCATCATTGCTAGTCTACCTGCAACAAGCCCCCAATTTTCATTGGCATCATCCATTAAATTCATTGTAGTATCAATAAGTGATCTGATAATTGTTGTAGATTGCATATTTGGTTTAATAAATAACTTTAGACTGTTTTCAAGAGTCATAGCATCTACACCCTCAATATTGTTAACTGCCCATTGTATCGTTTTTTTGATCTTATGTGAATCCCATTTTTCAATGGTACCATCTCTTTTTATTACTGTGAAATCCATCCGAGTTGTTCCTTTTTATTAGTTTATTTTAGTACTGTAATCATATTTTTTGATTGCCATGTTTTTATACCGTTATATGTTGGTCTATTTAAGTTTTCATTAGGAATCTTTAAATAGATGTCCTTGTTATCTTCTATATCAAGGACATAACCTAACACTGCACCAACATAAGCTGGGTTAGAAACTACCGATGCTTCTATGAATGTTATATAACCTTTAGTTGAGTCAGTTGTAGCATCTGAAACAATCATTGCTATTTCAGATAATCCACCATCGTTTGTTGCAAACTGTTTACCTAATTGGTTCTTTATATGTTTGCAGTCATCATCTTCATTTACTGATACATGACCACAATATGAACATTTTATTGCTGATGACATGCATCCCATACTAAATGAAGCTTGTTTATCATCAGATATTTTCTTTGCTATTTTATCATTTGGAGTATTCTTTTTTGCAGTTGCTATTAATAGCTCAACAGAATAGATGAATTCATCATCGTTTACTTCTTTCTTTCTAAGTGTAGCATCGGCAATAAATCCATATGACTTCTTTTCATTTTGTTCATGTTCAAGGAAATTATGACCACCAATGAATGACTTATAATATTTCTTCATATCTTCATTCGACCATGCATTATGATTCTCATTAATATATTCAACAGTCGCAGGTGTTATTACATGTTCATCGACAATATTACATGAAGCAACAATTGAAATTTGTGATAACACAAAATCCGATGAGTTAATTTTTATGTTTGTGAAACCAGATTTTTTACCTTCTGGTGTTGATGATATTACATTTCTTGTTCTATTTAGAAACATGCTTAAATTCCTTTTTATCTACTGATTTGTTTTCTGGTACTGTATTCTTTTTCTTGACTATCTTTAATGGTGCTCTAAATTTATTTGACTTAGAGCCGACCCCAACTATTATATTCATTTTTAAACTCCTGCCTCTTCTCTTTGTTCATTTTCTCTTTTGATCTTTGTAAGTTCTTCATCTTGATCTATTCCGTATCGTTCTAAAACAGTTTGATTAGATACCAAGTCATCACTATTTAAGTCTTTCAGAGTTTCCAAGAAATCTTGATTATTAATAATGCTACCAATTTCAAATGCCAATGTTGGGTAGATTTCTCTTGCATAACCAAATAGGTCAACTGTAATAAATCCCTTCTTATAAGCGATTGGCTTGAATATATTTTCTTCTATTAGATCTTTAATTGATGATCTATAAGATGTATATTCATTTTGTAAAATTTCTAATTTCAAATAAGAAGATCCATAACTATCATCACTATTAACTAATGACTCTGGAGTTCCAGTCCCAATTAGTATATTTTGTTTAGCTTCTTCTCTTATATCTGATGCTTCCTCTGGAACATTAAGTTCGAAATCCACATTTTCAACAGATAAGTCTATATTGGTTGTTACATATGATCCATTTTCATCATCTAATGCATCATCAATTTTACCTTCAATGTTCTCAACCTCATCATCCCCTAAGTCATCAGGTAACTTAACAAAATTAACCTTTTTATTCTGTTTATTGATTCTTTCTTGTTGTTTGATTGAAGAAGTCTCATATTTTATTAAATCTCTTAATATTGAATGTATGTCATTACTATTTTCATTAAGAAGTTCATCTTTGGTCATTTTTACCATGTATATTCCATCAGTTGATGGATCAGATGTTATTGTTATAGTCTTAGAATTTTTATCTTCGAAATGGAGAGCAACAAATGATCTACTGTATCCTATTTCGACTAGATCTCTCATGATTTTATCTTCTCTTTTCATTTTTTCATCATCTTTGTGTTCAGATGATGAAATGAAATCTACAATATACTCTGATTTGTTTATTTCATATTCATAGTAGTCAAGCTCATGATTTTCAGATACTTCAATAATATCAAAAGGAGATAGTACTCTTGATTTCAGCACACCCATGTATTTATCGTTGATTTCTACGATATATTTTTTAATAACTCGATCGATCTCATCTCTTGATTTTAACTCACCTCTGTTATATTTAGCAACCGAGTCATCTATGAATTTTTGATCTTCCTCTGACAGTGAGTTATAATTCTTATTCGATAAGTTTTCCTCATCGCTTATTACAGTAGATAGTTTATCAAAATCATCTTCAATAAGAATGTATGCACAACTGAAAATATTGAAATATAATGTAGCTTTCTTGATTGATGCTTCCAATCCTGATGTTTTATAGAAATTCTCATAAAATCTAAATATATAATCCTGAACAATATCATTATCATCCAATTTAGGCTTTGCAACAAATATTGATGATAATGGAAGTCTAGAATGGATATTGATTATTCTTTTATAATAAGGATTGACAGTATAAAAATAGTATGCTAATTTATTCAATTGGACTTCAGTAAGTCTAGAAATTTGTAAGCTCTCATCCTGAAGCCTTAATATGATTTTATAAGCTTCTGTAAGTATTGCATTCGATGAGCCAACATCTATATCAATTTCAATTTGTTTCATTATCTTCTCCGTTTTTTAGGTGTTCTATTTCTTAATTGTTGAAGTGGTTTATGATGAGTTTTCTTAAATGTTTCATACTGTCTGTGAGTAGTAATCCTATTCTCATTTATATCACCTCTTCTTGGATCCGATTGAGCGATCCAAAGTGCTCTTAATATTGAAGTAAATCTATCATCATGACCTGATGTATTTTCAACTTTAATATGTTTACCTGACAATGTTTCTTTTAAAGCCTCTAGCTCATAGAATAAATCATCGTCATTTGGAAGTACTATCTTCCCTTCATTCATCAATGCCTTAAAGAATCTTGCCATGTTTGAATTCGACTCTTGTGTAGATGATACCTTCATCTTATTCTTAAGCTTAATATTCTTTTCTTGTAGCCATTGATCGAACATATCATATGCCCATTGGTCAAATGCCCAACCTACAACATTAAATTGTTCTTTTATACTTAGGAGTTCTACTATTATTTCATTAACTGATAATATCTGACCTTTGGCTGGTAGTTTATACCAAACATATTCAATCGCATAAACACCTTCATTTGTGATATGTTCATTATGTTTTTCATCTTCTAATGTTCTTCCACGATTTTTGCTATAAGATATTACAGAGATTGCTGTTCCATCCCCTGATAGAGCTAGATCGACTCCGACATAGTATCTTTTCTTCATTGTACCATTGTTTTTAGAATTGCTAAGGGCTAAATCTCTCATAGATCTGAACTTAGCCATATTTTCAATCCATCCAGATTCTTTCTCAACAAATTTAGCACCATATTCCTGCCAAAATGATGCTTCAGATTCATTATACATCTTTCTTAGAAATGCTGATGCTAAGTTTGCATTTATCCACCACGATGGAATATTCATGAACAACTGAGATTTATCGTCCCTAGATGTTTTCTTTCTCTTCCATACCTCACCCTTCTTACCATTAGGTGATGTGATTATCATTGCTCTACCTAATGGCTTACCATCAGGATCAGAGAAACCAGAAACTGATGGAGTAAGTGCCTCATATAATAATTTATCTAGTGGTTTAGATTTAGTTGAAACTTCAGAATCGATGAAGTGGGCATACTCATCCATTATAACTATTAAGTTAGATGCACCCCTAACTGATGGAGATGCTGCAAATACTGATACAAATATGTGACCAATCTTACTTTCTGGGTTTGAAATTTGTTCAGATGATTTTAAGAAGAAGCCCTCTGCTGCAGGTTCTTTTGACACAAGAAATGGCTTGAACCATTTGCTCCCATAAATAAAGGCAGAAACCTCTCGCAGTTGTCTTGATGCATTATCCTTATTATTAGAACAGATAGCAATCCCAACTTCTGATTGTTTAATCACTCCTAAATATTCATGAGGTGATTCTTTCATTAGTAGCAAATATAATGTATATGCTGTTATGATTGATGATATTGTAGTTTTGGTTCCCCTACGACCAATCACTAGTACCATCTCAATAATTGATTCATCGAATTCTAAACTGTTAATATAGTCGTTGTCATATAAATAATATAAGAATTCAGTTTCAGAATAAAATTCTTCAAGAACTACCTCGTTGAACTTATCTTTAATTACTATTGGAACTTTTAAGTTATCATCCAATTCCATACCATATACAATCTTAATGATGAACTTTTGTAGTGGGAATAAGTTAATCCCCAAGAAATTTGGAGATTGTGCAAAAGTTATTGGATCTACTATTGATGTGGACTTTGAAATCTTCGATACAAGAGTTGATATTGCCATGGTTTCCGAGTCCTTCTTGTATGTCTATAATTCTAGTTTTTCAGCATACTCATTTGATATTTGAATTTCTAATTCTTCTATGTTTATATTATCTATGTTAAACTCTTCTGGGATATCATACGAAAGTGTTATATGTGGTTTATATTCATCGAAGTCATAAGTTGCATTATGTTTGTTCATTAAATATGAATGTCTATCCTCTAAATTTTTACAAGAATAAGTAAGCACTAATATTGTTTTACCATCGGTATCTATCCATTTTTCAAGAGAATATAAGCTAGATGGAGCTTCCCAGACTGGAAATATCTCTCCTTGTGGAACATATGTTGGCAATGAGACTCTACTATATAATAGAGTCGAATGGAACTCTTTCTCTCCATTAGGGATAGATTTAGTTATATTAAGCAATTGTGATGTAGTCAAATCGGTAAATGTTACTGCTGCATATAATCCCTCAATTGCCTGAGTAGTCTTAGATGGATATCTATAGTAACTATCTTGAATTTCAGCTATTTTTGTTTTACCAAAATTATGCTTATAACCTAGAGATAACAATATTTTATGCTCTGATTGTTTTGCAGTACCAACTCTTGCAACAGAGTGGAATGTGGTCATTATGTTATTTTTATCACTATAATTTATAAGATCTTTTATAAATGCTTTATAATGACCTTTGTTTTTATTTGCAGTAGACATTTTAAATGAGGTTATTCTCAATGTTTTTCTTGGATATTTATACCAAGTGAATGATGCAGTACCTATCAATAATTCGTTTTTAAATAGTGAATTATTGATAATCTTATAGTCGCCAATCTTGATATTAGAATTTACTATACCTGCAATAATATTCATTATCTTGCCTCACCATTTAGTATCTTTTCAATAAGTGGGTTTTTGGCAGTATCAACAAGAGTTGAAGCCAGTTTTTTAAGTGTTGAATTTAATTGATCCTCGAATCCGACTAATTTTAAAGAAAGAGTGTTTGAAAAAACTGCGATTTGAGTATCATCAATGTCTGATTCTTTCATAGAATCAATTACTGCTTCAATTAAGAAATACATACCTTTCTGAATCTTTGGATGATTGAAGTCTATATTATCTTTCATAGCAGATTCACGATTGTAAATGTTCAATTTAGACAATTGCCCTAATAGTGAAGTCATTGATTTTACTGCTTCATTATATCCTTTTGAACCGATTGCAAAACTTCTATCTTCCCCATCTACACTATCTAATAATTCTCCATATTGAGAGATTATAGTAGCAGTAATGTCTTCGACTAGATCCATCTTTTCTTCAAAAGGTAGATCTTTATAATTTTTTAATTTAGTTGATAACTTTTCCATGTTAATTCATTTCCATTAATGTTATGATTTTCTTGATCTTATCTAGTCTTCTTTGTGGAAAATTAGATAATTTGAATGTTGTGTAAACCTCTTCAGTAAGACCACCACATTCGTCAATCCATGATACAATCTCTAAATCAGTCATTACTTCAATATCAATATTTATATCTTGAATTTTTCTCTGAGTTTCAGCTTCTTGAAACTGTGATATGTAGTAATTGTAATAATCTCCATTGACACCTGATGGAAATTTTCCTTTAAAGAATTTAGCCATTAGACTGTTAAATTCTGCTTTAACAAAGAATGAAATTACTGGTATTGATTTAAATACTCTTCCAATAGATGTTGTTCTAATGTATATAGAATCTTTATCATTTGGTGTTTCAACATATAATTTTACATCAGATGGAACTGCATTAATATATTTATTATGTACAAGCACACCGATTGATGATAAATAAACAAAATCTTGTATTTTTGGAAATGTTTCAATTAAGTCAGATAATGTTAAGTCTGCACCAAAGAACTCAGATAATTCATTGTCAATTGTCATTTTTATAGCTGAGTAGTTAGTTCTTATTGATTTAAGAATAGCTGGGTTTTTACTGAAAATGTTAATTAGTGCGATGTAAACATCTTGCTCTGTTATTTCTAATGTAACCTCTTCCTCTTCAGTAATTGTTTCATTATCTTCATCTAGAAACATTACGGTCATAGGATTTCTCTCACCATAATCTATATCTGTGCTTTCATTTGCTTCATTTTCCGAGAAGTCTATTGTTAAGTTCTTATCAATACCTAGTTCCATTTGTATTGCTCCTTATAGTTGTTTAATTAGAAATTTGTTTGTTCCAATTTCTTCAATATCCCAAAGTGGGTTATCTGGAACATCAATTAAATCACACTTTCCATTAGTGCATTTCTTTAACATTGATTTAACAAACTCAATTGTTTTAACCGATGCAGTTAAGGTTCTTGGAAATGTTACTCTGAAACCATTTTGAGTTGGCTCGACTTTTGCACCTGCCTTTATCATAGGTCTTAAATTGATTGTTTTAGAAACAGTCTTATTTTTGAATGAATCTAGTTGTAGTTTAGAGGATACACCGACTGAAGCTTCCATTTGTCTATTATCCTGTGAAAATGTTATGCCATTTATCATTATTAATTCCTTTGTTTATATGGCTATATTTGATTGGATAACCATGTTCTATTTTGGTTGGATTCAAAAACACTGAGCCACTATTTATTACATTTTTTATCAGCCATTCAATAACTGATCCTTTCTTGGCATGATTATACTTAGTGTACATTGGATTTTTATAAAACGAACTTATTATCATATGATTGTCATCAATATGAGTTATTGATCTATATGGATTTGAAGCAGTTTTGCTAATTGAGAAATCTCCAAGCACCAGTTCATTGGGAATAGGTTTATGATGAACTATATGTACATCACATTTCTGATTATAAACAAATTGTAGTGTGTGTTTATAGAATTGTAATATTGACTTCTCATGTCCCCAATAACCAACAAATGAGCCACAAGATGTGCAGACCTGATTCTCAACATTTAAATGTTTACAGTTATTATCTAAAGTGGTGTCCAGTTCTCTATCTTTATTAGCCCATAAATTTACAATAATATTACTAGCCTGTTTATCTACAAATTTGATCATTTCTTAGAATTACCTCTCTTGTCATCAAATAACTTAGATTGATAATAAGAATATGTATTAGTAGCCAATAATTCAGTATAAAATTTGTTGTATCTTCTTATTGTAGCTAACAATGTTTTATATTCTCCGTTGTCCAATAACTTATAAATCTTCTCATGATTATGTTCTATCTTGTTCCTGAAGTCCTCTTCTGATGTTGAAGCAGATAGAATGTCCATGTAATCTTTTGCTGTTATTATTCTATTTCTAAAAAAGACTGACCCTGTTAATTTATTGATTAGACTGAAACTAAAAGTGAAATAATATAATATTAGTGGCTCAATCCATTTTTCAGGGAAGAATATTCTAAGATCTTCAGAGATTCTATCTGAATCAGTTTCTGGTCGTTCCAAGTAAAGTGACAATTTTCTAATACATGATCTTGTTCTTCTTGATACCCCTAACTGTGACATCCCAATTAAATCACCAATCTTCGATTGAGATACACCACAAGTATAATTCAAATAAGCAGTAAAACTATCAACCCAAAAGATATTATTTAATAAAGGTCGTACCATTGAGAAGTATTCCTTAAATAAATCCTTAATATTTTCATTTCCCTCTGCCTTATTTTGTGTAGACAGATAATCTATATAATGGTTTTCCATTATTACTCCTCCATGTAGTCGTCAGAACAAGAGCTACAAATTCCATCAGAATCTTGTTCGTTTATATCCATTGTCCACCCACAATGTTCACATACAAATATTGAGCTATCTAATTCTTTTACTAAATTTGTATAACTATGTTTTGATTCTTCATATAAATCAATTAGATTTTGTGGTGTATCTCCTGTTTCTATAGCCGTATCAACTATCACCTGAATCGCTTCATCCTCAGATATCATATTTATTGGATTATGTTTGGTATCGCAGTCTGATAATTTTATTGTATCAGCCATTCTCCAGTTACTTATCCATCCATCTTCTGATAGTGACCCTTTCAGTTTGTTATATAAGATTGTCATTTCTTCTAGATTATCACCCTCTATATTGTTCCATATATCACAGTAAATAGTGTCATATTTCTCTTTTGGATCAAAATCATTGATATCTTGATTTATTATATCTATGTTTATATGTTTAGACAATGTTGGGGATATGAGGTCAATTAGATTTTGATCGATTTCAACAACAGTAATCTTTTCAACAGTCTTTTTATCCTTTAGAGCGATGAGAATCATACCTAGACCTAAACCAGCTACTAATATATTTCCTTTGGCATTGTTCAAAAAATCAAGATTTGTTTTCTTCTCCATAACAGAGTCACTCATAACAATTTCATCTTTAGTTTTATCAACAAGAACAGCTATTATATCGCCATCATTCTGACCCATGAATTCTCCATCCATCTGAGATCTAAATGAGTGTTTGAACACCTTATGTTGTATTGAATATTTGTCATTTTCACATTCATCGTGAATTGTGTGCATCGGTATATATCTTTCCATGTTATGTCCTTAAAATCTTAGAATTCTATGATAAATGTCATAATTCTCAATGTACCAATACATATCATATTTCTCAAATATTGAATAATCATGAGTGATATTAAAATCAATAGTTGGTGTTATTGGCAAAGGAGATGTTGAATTTACTGTCAAATCTATTATGTCTTTATAATACTTTTTGAATCTTGATTTAATTGATTTATTATCCAAATCTTTAGTTATTGACTTTATGTAGTCTTTATTGAATAGTTCTTTTATAGTCCCATTCTCTTTAAGTACTATTATCGCTTCATAAACTGGATTATACAAATCAGGTGATTCTTGTATTAGGTTGATTTTATGTTTGATAAGTACCTTTTCAAAATTATGGTATAGATATTTCTTATCAGAAAATATAATCTCTGATGGAATAAACTTATTATATGTTGGTAATTCCAAAGCAAGAGCAACCTCTTCCATTATCTCATTTGGATTGATAAACACCATTATTCTATTTTGATTAGTAATTTTTATTCTCAATAACAATTTTATTATCTCATCGAACTCTGATGTTATTGATAATAAATAATCACAGTCAATATTTATAACTCCCTTCAACGATGGAATATCCAATGTATCATATAGATAATAAGCAGGGTTATCATGGATTATGAATTTGTCCTTAGTATCTTTAATCTCAAATTTCTTGTTTCTAATTGTTATTGTAGTAACTACATGTTTCTTCAGGATCTTATCAACTAATAATGGAGCCTTACCATAAGATAGGTGTCTCACATAATCGCCTTTCTTCAGACTATTAGACTCATCAATTTTATCAACATGGATATTGAGAACGGATGCATCGACAAATTGGTTCAAATTGAAATATTTTATGAGTTTGTTTATCTCTTTTAGTAAAAGTTCATCTCCATCTTTCACATAAATATAATTAGATGATCCTAAATCCTTATCAAAAGGGATAACTATGTTTGCCTTATCTATCTCCTCTAATCTTGAACATAGAGCAAAGTCCATGTCCTTTTCTGATGCTAATATTAGATATTTATCCATTTATCTATTCCTTTTAAACCCATATTTAATGAATAATAGAGATGCATTAAATTTTTCCTTAATGCTATATTCTCTAGTTGTTCTCTCCACTTCTTTATTCTTTCTAGTCGATGTGACATTGATATCGATGAGCGAACACCAAAGTACGAATGATTCCTGATCCTGGGGTTTATACAATAAGTAGTTTTTAACCAAATTATCTATTTCTGGTTCCATCAGAATCTTATATTTGTTCCAATATTCTGGTGAGATTCTTCTCAAATTGTTTGATCTTAATTCAAACAATACAATGCCCAAATCCTTATAAAGATTAGAGGTATTGATATCGTAAAGACCTTCCTCTAGCATTTCTGTTTGGTGTGTGATGCCAAAAAAGATTAATTCAAGCAGTTTGGAGTATTTATCTGTCATGGTTAAGTTTTTTACAGCTCCGAATGATATTCTATACAAATCCACTAATTTTATTGCTTCTCTTAGTGATGAATCAGAGTTCAGTGATATTTTCACAAGTGATTCATCATCATAACTTATACCTTCTTCTTCACAGATTTCAACTAGTTTTTGTTTTATTACTGATGGCTTAATCTTCTTCAGTGGAATATTCATACATCTTGTTTGTATTGGTTGTAAAATTTGATGCATTTCAGTAGTTGTAAATACAAAGATTGTCTTGTTTGATTTGAATTCAAGTAGATCAAGGAATTCTGACTGTGCTTGTTTTGAAACCCTTTGGAACTCATCTATAATGATAACTCTCCAACCATCAGAGTTATTTGGATATTGAGATGCTAAATTAATCACAGATTTCATTTTGTCTACTGTATTGTATTCAGCACCATTCACTTCTATATAATCTTGATATATATTGGCATCAAATTGTTTGCATGGCTCACATTCTTTACATGGCTCACCTGTATCAGATATATTTTCACAGTTTATCCCTTGGGCTAGTATTCTACCTATTGTTGATTTACCAACACCACCGACTTCTGATTCCAAGATAAATTCTCTGCTTGAGTGAAATCCTTTGTTTTTTAAGATCCCTCTAATTATTGCAGTAGCTTCGTCTTGTCCTACCATTTGGTCTAATATATTTGGTCTGTATTTATTATATAACCTTTTTGTATCTGGTTGTGCCATAGTTAATCCGTTATTATAGTGTAGAATGTCAATATTGCATCCTCAAAATTGTCTGTTTTTAATAAAATTGCTGCTATTTTTAATAAATTTTTGATAAATTCATTAGTTGAGGTAATATGTGAGTATTTATCTGCATAATAAGGTGATAATCCATTATTGATTATGTTATCAATTGCAGACACCATCCAACCATAAGATGACTCATCTATTGAAGTAAGTAATTCTGTTAGAGCAGGATTTGTTGGGTTATTAACAAACATAATCAATGAATTAAGCTTATGACCATAACTATGTGATAACTTTGCTTCTCCTGAAA